TTACCAGAACCAGTGTAGCCGTCGTTGACGTCTCGCGTCTGGTGCTTGCCGACGTACGTCTTGCCGTTGATGAGACACTTGGTCTCGTAGATCAAGTAGTGAATGGGAGCCTCCAGTCAGAGGAGAGAAGCGATCGCTTCTATTTATCATGACTGGAGGTCTATGTGCGGACGGTGGGAATCGAACCCACGGCCCCTGAGTGGCGCTCAGGGAGTCTACCACTAGCCTACATCCGCGTTAAGTCTTAAATTGGTGCTAGCGGCAGGATTCGAACCTACATTTGAGCACTTATGAGGTGCTGGTCTTGACCGTTAGACGACGCTAGCATTCCGTCTTTTTAAGGACCTACTGATCTTTAGTCGATGGGCAAGCGATAGCGTTTTACCACGATTATTGAGGCCACCGAGCCGCCCAGACCTTAGTCAAACAGCGTTTCCATCATTGTTGGCTCTACCGTTAAGCTAAGAGCGCATTGTTTCATTTCTGTCAAGCGCTTTGCCAGCTTGCGCTTCAAAGCTTCAAAGTCCACGTAGAACTTCTCTCGACTTCGTCTACATACGCGTCCAACAGCCTCAAGCTCTGGATGTGCGTATATCCATGAACCGGTGTATGGGTCGAACTCGTTTCTGAAGAACTCGTCGAGCACAGGAGAGCCGGTGTCTATCGAGAGGTCAACCCTTTGCGCTAACGCGTCAAACTCAGCGTCACTCATGACGGGGTCCGACTCGATCTCGTAAGCGTACGCGGCGACCGACACCCTTATCCTACGACGACGCTCTTCACAAGCAGCCGGAGAGTACATCGGGTCTGTAGGGTCGCCGCGCATGGCGCTATATCAGTTCGAGCTGCTTCGCGTTGTGAATGAAGAGCCTGCCGTTGTCGTCTTCTACGACAGCGAGAATGGCGCCGGAGTGCTTTCTGACCACGCCGGTCATCCAACCCTCATAGGCGTAGTCGTTCGCAGTTACTCGCACCTTCTGTGCGGGAAGCGCGCCAGTCAGGTAACCGTTAACGTGGTTCCATACAAGCAACTCGTCCATCAGACCTTCTCGTAGCTCCAGTGACGGCCGCGACGAGTCCTCGACTCCCAGCCAGCAGCGACAATGACTGGATGAACGATGTTCTCGTGATCATACGCCCAGTCCACGTCATCAAAGGCGAACCACGCACCCTTTGACGCTCGCTTGTTGAAGAAGTCGAACTCATGCAGCACCGCGTCAGTGGTGTGTGGACCGTCGAAGTGCACGCAAGAGTACTGATCTTCAATGCGCTTGAAGTCTTCGTAGATCGGCACGCCGTCGCCAAAACGGTTGAAGAACTCAGTGTCTTCCAGGTTGAAGAACAGCAAGTTGACGTCTCGAACTTGAGCGTAGGCGAACAGGTTCACCATGCAGTCGTTTCGACGAGAGTTCCAGAAGTCAAGACGAACGAGTCCTTGAACGTCAGACCCAACGTACTCGATGTTCCCGTACGGATCTATAGTGACCAGCGTCTTACGAGAGCCAGAGTCCGCTATACCGTCAATTAAGTGCTTCGCACCGCCACCACGAAAGAGGCCGATCTCGCATACGAGGCCTGGCACCTTTGATGACTCTCGCACCGCCTCATCGACAACGTCGTAGTCAGCGCTTGTTTCTGGAAGGTTTATCTGAAAACCGCTCATGTGTCCCTTTCAAGGATCGTAAGGCGAATAGCGAAGTCGTCTCTAACTTGTATGGTCACTAGAGTTGCAAGACGGCTCGCCGCCACCATCGCGGACTCGACGTCTGGATACTCTTTTGGGTATCGGTACCAGAGCGTGTCCTTCCGCAGTAATCAAAGATCACCCTCATGACAGCCATCCAAGCGTAGCCAGGAGCAGGGCGACGTGCAAGAGCTGATCGAAGCCGATAGTCACGAAGAACAGGTGCCAGTTCTCTCTTTTGTAGAAGAAGCCAGACACGCGACTCGTGACCCAGTCAGTGACGCCGTGTGCAGCGCCGTTCACGAGTACGTATACCGCAGCCACTGTCGGAGACATCAGCGCGAGTAAAATGAGGTACATGAAGACGCAATAGACGCCAACGTGAGCGCCGAGAGCGACGTTGTTACTTGACTTGTTCGTAGCCATCCAGTGCGACTGCATGACGAAGTCTGAGAACCAGTGAGCGAACAGCACCAACAGCGCAGAGCTAAGTGGCAGAAGCATTGAGATGTCCTCTTGCGATCTCCGACAGAGTCGCTACTGCGCCAAGAACTTGAGGCCCGTTTGGAGCTACAATCATCTTGAGAAGATCATCCTTGCCGTCATAGACGTACAGAGCGACTTCACCGGTCGTCAGAACCTCTGCTTCATAGTAGTACCCTCGACGAAGGAGAGCGTCGATGTCCTCTTGAGACCAGCCAGGTGGCAACGGAGCTAAGCGAGCGGTCGCGCGTCCTGACGGGCGAAGGTATTGTGTAAACGGCACGCCCATAGCTGGTCTCCATAGTGTTGGTAGCGGGGGCATGGAATCGAACCAGCCATACACGGCTTATGAGACCGTTCAGCCCACCAGGGCTTGTCCCCGCAAAAAAAGGGTCAGAACTTTCATCTGACTTCGTCGTCAGTACCTCCGTGATCGACGTATTTGGCCAAAAACTTACCGTTTTTGCCACGAACCTGATTTCTATTTTGTTCTTTTATTGTTGACCATTTACAATTTGAAGGATCATAATTTCCTTCATTATCTTTCGAGGCGACCCCGAACGCCTGCTCGGTTAACCCTCCGTTATTGCGAGATCATTCTACACTAGAAGAGACACGGAGTCAATGGCGTGTTTACTCTTTAGTCAAGCTTCACTAACGAGTAAGAGCAAACCAAGAACCTGCAACGGGTCCATGACTCTTCCTTAAGTTGGCGGAAACGGTGAGATTCGAACTCACGAAACTCGTTAGAGTTTACCTGCTTTCCAAGCAAGCGCCTTCAGCCGCTCGGCCACGTTTCCTCGTATGAGATAATTTCACAGCTTTCTCTACTTCTGCACACGCGTCGTCTAATTTCAGATGAGACGTTCGTGCTTCATAAGAGCGAGTCATATACTCTTCAATTGAAACCCATTCCATTTATCTAGATCGCCCGCTCCTTACTTGTAGCCGAGCCTACGTTTGATGTCCTTTATGTGCTCGTCTTTGGTGATGTCAATGTGCGACTTGGCAAAGGACTTGGTGCCCTTTGCAGCGTCGTCCTTGTTGTGAACTCTGAACGCCGCAGCTACGTCGCCCCCCGAGCGCTCTGGACCGACAGAGAAGCGCCCAGTGCCACGTGGGAGTGGCAGTCCGAGGTTAGCTCTGTCTCTAGCGGCTGATCGACCGACCCTAAACGTTCCATGGGTGCCGACATGCATCAGGTCCACGTTGTGATCGTGATTGTAGGCGTGCAACGGCTTGAGATCGGTGACGTCTGTGGTGACGTTGCTGAGCTTCCCGCCCTTGCGAGGGTCACCCCAGACCTTGTTTAGGTGCTTGAGCAGCGGAACGCTACCGACGGTGGCGCTCTCTACAGACTTCGTAAACCTGGGCTTGTCAGCTCGAGCCTTGTCTGTTACGTGCCATCCACCCTTCTTTGGGTCATGCGCCAGAGCAGCGGCGCCGAACTTAGCCTTCAAGTTGATCTTCGACTCGCCCTGTAGCGTCTCGTGATGCTTTCCGTGATACTTCTGACCCGAAGCGTGCCGAACATAGAAGTCGTTGCCGCCGGTTGAGCCGGCGCCAGAGTCTGCCTTGTCCATGAGACCGTGTTTCTGAAGGTGTTTAACAATCGCGCTCTCTGCGCCGAAGCCCGCGTCGCCCAGTCGTCTCACCATGCCCTGCGGCTTGAACAGGGACGACGTCTTGACCGTCGCTCGATGCTTGCCCTGGGACACATCGACGTAGTGAGAGCCGTCTCGCTCGTAGCCCTTATGGATGGTCACCTTCGTGCCCGCACGTAGCGGGCCGACGTTGGTGGCCATGACGTGAGTGTCCTTTTTAGCAGCGTGCTCGCCGCCCTTTAGGAAGGGCTGAATGTACTTCTTGAAGTGACGAGGGCCGCGCACTCCGCTCGACTGAATCCGAGCAGAGAAGCTGGTGTTTGCAGCCTTCTCGATATGGGCGCGACCTGCAGCGATCTTGTCGCGCGTTGTTGACTCTGCGATGTGTAGGGCAAAGTTTCTCATGGTGACTTATTTATGCTTCTCTCAAGTTGGAGGAGGGCTGAGGTCTCGATCCCCAGAGCTCTGGGCTCCCTGCCGCTTTCAAGGCGGTGCCGGCGCACCTGTCCGGTTAACCCTCCACTAGTTCGTACTTGGCATAGCTGCAGCACGGGAAGGCGTCAAGAAGAAAGAGTATCTGGTCTTCAGAGAACTCTTGAGAGGTCTCGATCGAGGCCTCCACCCCCGTCTTCACGTCCCTGATTGTCAGCTCACCCACACCGTCATTAAAGAAGCTCATCGACATCTCGATAGCGCTCATCCCGCCTCCTTAAGTAGCCGTCTCGAGGACGGCGATGCTGCTTTCGCCACTTCTTACAACGTTCGAGCTTGAAGATCAGCAGGGAGTCGTAACTGATCGCCTTGAGGTGATCACGCCTCTTAGCGACGCACCTCTTGAGCTCCCTCGGACCCTTCAATTCATAGAGACCTTACAGCGCCGAGTAAGAGCTTGAGCGCGAATGCTTCATCTACGTCTTCCACGTCACCGTTCCCGTCGAGCTTGCCAGTAACGAACCCCGTAGCGACCATTGGCGCATAGAGGTCATACTCCCAGCCGCTGTTACCGAAGGGGCGCTTTCCAGAAAACTCGTTTCCCTTGATAAGAAGACGCTCAAGGAGCGCCTTGAGATAACCCCGAATGGATGAGGCTCCAGCGTCATTCGTGTCTGGACACATCTGGATATCAAGAACGTCAGTGACGTTGTAACGAGACAACTAAACCCTCCATGATTGGAGACCCCGGCGGGAGTCGAACCCGCATTCTCATCCAGTTACCTTACTCTCCGTTCGAAGCGGAGGGGGTTACGGGGCCTTAAACTAGAAAGCTGCACGTGAGCGGCTCACCCATCCCAAAAGAGTTGCCAGGCGCCGGCGGCACGTAAGACTCACAGAGCGAAAATGAGACGAGCTCGTCTCCGTTCTCGTCTACAAGAACGAGATCAGTGATGACGTCAGCCTCAGCCGTGACATCGACGTCTTCAACCGTGACGGAGACCGCCGATCCGTCGTCTCGCTCTTCTACAGAGACTGAGAAGTCCTTCGTCGCCGCGACGATGACTTGTTCAGTGACGTACTCGATCTCGCTTAACGCCCAGAACTTCCACCAAGGAGTCGTATCGACTGCAGTCGTCTTTTTACCGACGAAGCGTAGCTCACGCGCGTTGAGCTTAATCAGGTTACCAGCCTCGATAAAGGCCTCAACCAACACTGACCTAACCACGCCACCAATCATCGTACGCCGTCCCTCTTCGTCTTCTCTGTTGCGTAGTACTTGCTCATCTTAACCGACTGAATTATCCTGTCGTCAGTGAGCACAGACGGACCCTTAAGCGTCTTTCCATCAAGAGCCATGTACAGCGCCTCGATTAAGTGGTCAAGGTCTGGAGATGACGGGTTGACAAACACCACCTCTAGGTCGATCGGATGATCTATCGGAAGCTCGACCTCTCGAGACAACTGCCTCGAAACGCTCTGCGTGAGGTCGTCTCTGTATCGCTGAAGCACTTCACGGTGATGTCGTCTGTGAGGAGCCCCGTGAATGTAGAGCTTCATGAGTGGAGGATGAGCGAACCTGTCATACTGAGCAATGGCTTTCATGATGAGCTCTTGTATCTAGACGTACTCGTCAGCGTAGTCAAACTTCAGGCGTTTCCTTGAACGAGACAGCGTGTACCCGTGCTTCGCCATCCATCGTAAAAACACGTCGATGGTGTAGCACTGACCAGCTACCCAGTCAATGCCTTTTGTGTACTCACCCCCCTGAACGTCTACGCTCCGGTGAACCGCTTTGAACAGAGCCTTCTGCGCGTGAAAGTCTCGCATGAAGCCTGGAAGGTGCTTCTCAGACGCCAACCACTTGGCGATCTCGTCTTGATCGTCGTTCACTTCTTCTTGAACTTCTTGAGGTGTCCTAGAAGGAAGTAGTCCTTCACAGACTCATAAACAGGGTAGCTCTGAAGGTGACACGACAACGGCACGTGACGCTTTCGACGACAGGAGCGCTCGATCTTGACTATCTCAAAGAGGTGATCATTCCAGTCGTTGTAGCGAAGCACGGTGCCACGAAGCCTGCCCCTTCTACAGAAGGAGACGCTCATACGAACCTCTGCTCGAAGCTCTTCACCTCTGCAGCTAGCGAAGACGGACCAGCAAGCCGGTCATCAATCGCCTCGAACCCGTTAGTGTCTGGCGACAAGACCCAAGCTCTGAGACGCGTCTGACGCTTTGGCGTCAGAGTCACCTCGAACCTATAAAAGCGTCCGCGTCTCGGAACGCGTCGAGTGTACCACTGATGGTCATCTTCGCTCGTATGGACGAGCGAGTAGCCCAGCGAGAGCAGCGTCTTATGATCTGCGCTCAGAGCTGAGCACGAGGTGTGCGTCTCTTTAGACGCCTTTGGGTTTCCCAGCCATTTCACTCCGCTCTTCCTTATGTCGAGCGTCTCTCCAGAGACTCTTCGAGACGTATGAGCCCCTTCCGAGCGAGACGAGTTTTGCGGCCTCCTCGTTCGAGACCCGTTTGACTTCATTTGTCTGTATCCTAACGCATTTCATGCGGCTCGTCAACCATCTCCGTTGATGACTTACTCGATTGAGGTAGAGGCGAGAGCCAGATCATCCGCTCGACGGACTCTCCGCAGTACACGGGGCGGGATCACGTCGAGCGCTCCCTCCCAAAGAGCAGACGGTCACCCGCCGCCCAGCACTCTCGCCTCTATTGGTCTAGGTGCCCGGCTCTGCCCCGGGGCCTCCTCCTTCCGAGGGAGGTGCTCTTCTAACACGAGCTTCACCTAGTTAATTCTGTTAGCGCAGAGCTCTGTACTCAGGGCTCGTCGCTGTCTGTGCAACGAACGGCACCCATGCGCCACACTTGCACTGCCTCTCACGGGGAGGGTTCGAGTCGCGTTCGACTCGATCCCCACACTTCGGACACTCTGAGATGTACAGCGTCCGCTGCACTAAGAGTGTCACGCTCACGACTGCGGCGCAGAAGAGAAGTTTGCGTTGAAGTAGTCTTCAGCGATGAGCCACATATCACCCGGATCAGCCGGGTTACGAGCGATCATGTCGCCGACCTTCGGCGAGCCGGCCTCGCGATCAGCTGCAGAGATCGAGACTCGATCAGAGAGCACCTCTCCGAGAACGTAAGGGCGCGCTTCGGCGAAGCCCTTTCGGGAGTAGCGTTGAAAGTCACTCATCGTTCGTATTTCTCCTTGCACTCCTTGTAGAACCGGTACTCAGACCAGTCCTTCGTCTTCGCCATAAGGAAGTCAAGATGAGCCATGTTAAGCTCACGACCCCACTGGCGATTAGCGACGCACCAGGCCTCAACGTCAGTCATTACGATCTTCCTCTTTCAAAGCGGTTACGCCTTCAGGTGTAATGTAGACGCGACGTTGATAGTCGCCCCACGTTACGAGTTTACGCGACATGAGGTCGCTGAAGTCCTGCGACGATATGGTGTACGTTGTTCCACGCGCGGATGCGCATCTAAGATAACAGCCTTGCATGACCCATCGCCAAGACGTAGGTGGGTCGTACTTGTTGAGGTGACCGGCTATTAGAGCTCTTTGCGCGCTGTTGAGACTAAGCACCATAGTCGTCAGGCAACTCTCTTGAGAGAATGGCCGCGATGTCAATGATCTTGACGTTGAGGTAGTCAACGTCGTCCGGCATCTCAACGCCGAACTGATCCTCAATTGCTAAGATCAGGTCCCTCGCATCGAGATCGTCTCCACCGAGACTCGAGATCGTCTCGTCATCTCCAACAATGTACGCCTCTGATCCGAAGTTTGGGTCAGAGTCTATGATGGTCTGGAGAAGCGACTTGATGTCGTCGGCGCGCTGAAAAATGAAGTATCGCCGAGTAGCCTCTCCGTCGTATCGAACTTCTTCGGACATGTCATCTCCTTAAGCTGCCGAACAGCAGGTAGCCAACAAGCACCAGGAGTATGTATAGAAGAAGCTGCATAGCGAACGCAGCTCCCCAAACGACGCCGACCACGCACACCACGCAGATAGACACCCACAAAAGGAGCTGTCTAAAGATCTTCCTCGCGATGACCACGAATCGTATCGTCTCAAGCATAGTAACGCTCTCTGATTGGAAAGTCAATTTCAAGTTACTGTATTAGTAGGCGCCTCGTTTTGTAGAGACCGGCCCCTTTACGGCGACGATTGACGCACGGACCGTCTCGTCGTCGAGTTCGTATACTCTCTTACGCGGAGGAAGTCGTGTAACGACCGCGCGTTTAGTTGGAGGACGCGGGGGGACTCGAACCCCCATATTCCAGATTAAGAGTCTGGACTGATAGCCAGTTCCAGTCACGCGTCCATATACATAACGCTGATCGCGGTGTCTCACCACCCATCAGCTCTAGGCTTACCAGGAGGTCCCAGCACGCCTATGTATTGCACTTATCTCACGATCTATCGTGGTAACAAGCTTCCACCCTTTTACATCGGAAGCGTCAGATGCTCCCAGATTGCTAAGGGATATAACGGAAGCGTCTCTTCAAGACGATACAAAACGACATGGAACAATGAACGAAAAGAGCATCCTGAGCTCTTCAAGACGATAGTTTTAGAGACATTCGATGATGCAAAATCTGCTCAACGGCGCGAACAAGCGCTTCTGTCAATGCTAGGTGCTATAGAAAATCCGCTCTACACTAACTTGGGACGTTATCCGTTCTTAGCTGCTAGCTCAGAGTCTAGAGAGATTATGTCACAAAAGCGCCGTGCTAGGCTAAAACAGCCGTATCAAGGTCGACAGCATAGCACGGAAACTAAGAAACGGATGGGTGCAGCGATCAGTCTTAAATTAAGAGGTAAACCAAAAACCGATAAACAGAGAGCTGCTACCGCTGTAGCAGCTAGTATACGGTTTGGAGACCCTGAACAAAGACGGAAAATGAGTGAGAGAATGAAAGAGAGTTGGAGGACCAGGAGAGACTCGAACTCTCATATACCAGATTAAAAGTCTGGGCCGCATCCTATTCCGGTTCACTGGTCCGTCTATTGGTGGGCCGGCCCGAGTACCCTACGAGCCGGCCCTTTGTAGCTGCGACTTCACCCGTCTCTCGACGTTTAACTCGCGACGTCAGTCTTATACGTGATCGGCCTACCTTTGGCCAACACCCGCTCGACGCGCCTCCACGAGACGCGCGGAGCGGGTGCCGGGACTCGAACCCGGACTATCCGTTAAAGCTATCGCAAGGATCGATAGAGACAGCGCAGCAATACTCAAGCTGGCGTGAATAGCTTCAGCTTAAAAGTGATCCCAAGGTGCACAGCGCCATCATTGGCGCTCCGTCTACCAAGTTCCGGCACCCCTATGCGAAAGAGCTCCACGAGCTCTTCTGTATAGGGGAGAGGACTCGAACCTCCAACGTGCGGGATCGCGTCAGCTTGTGCCTAAGCCTGAGCCTAGAGAAACTGTGGTGGCCCCTCACGAGGCCACCAGTCTTCGCTGTTACGCGAAGAGGTAGCTAAAGACCGTCTTGGCGACGTCTGGGGAGTGAGCCTCCTCGATCGAGTTGGCGGTCTCCCGCGCCTCTTTCACAGCGATAGCCAGTCGGTCGATGCGCTCGAGCAGCTCGCGCTTGCGAGTCGCTGCGACGGCGCCGGACTGCTTGACTGTGTGCCAGAAGCCGACAATCACGTCTTCCGAGCTCAGAGCGGTCTGTGCCGGGTGCTTGTCCGTTGCCGGATAGAGCACGATGGGCTTTTCGACCTTCTTCGTGCGGTGCTGGATGCTCGCCTCGGTCTTCGAGAGACCGCTCTGAGCGTCGAACTTCCAGGCCTCGTCGAGGCTGAGGATCGGGATGCTGCTGACGATGGACTTGACGTCGTTGAGCTGCTTCTCGAGGAAGAGGAGGAAGGTGACCGGCGCCTGCTCGACGATGGTCACGCCGTCGACCGTGACGTCTGCACGAGCGCCGACGTTGGTCCACTCCTTGCGCGCCTCGATCGTAAAGAGCTCGCTGAGGGTGCGATGCACGCCACGCAGGACGTCATCAGCGGTGAGCTGCACTCGACGAGACTCTCCTGGAAGCTGCTCGCCCTCCTCGTTCTTCGGCGTATAGGTCTTCGTGAAGCCGAGAAACAGGTCCGGCTTCTGAGCCGACTTGTTGAGCGTGGTGAGGTCGGCGTACGCGCGCGACTTGATGCCCTTCTCAACAGCGATGATCTGATTAAGCTTTGCGGTCATTTCAGTTCTCCTCAAGATGTAAGTTTGAATCTGTACCTCCGAGCGATTACAGCTCGCTCGGAGGTCTATGTCCTCCTACCAGGAATCGAACCTGGATACAACGCTCATCAGGCGCTTGCTCTTCCATTGAGCTATAGGAGTGTTCGTATATATTCCTCACATATCTGACATTCACGAATGATATGAACTCGCTTGCCAGTAGCACAAACTTGTCTGATTTTTTCGGCATCAAGACGTGCAAGGTACTCATTTTTGGTATCTAAGTATAGATCATAGTCTGTAAGATAGAAATCAGAAAAGTAGCGTTTTTTATCACCGTATGTCAAAGCACCAGGTCGCTTCCATTTGATACACATTGAATTTAATAAATCAGCGAGTCTCGCTTCATATGAAGACTGCAGACAAGTTATCTTACCAAAAGAGTCTTCTACATAAGTCTTCTTTGACCTACCGGCTCGTTCTTTATAGCCTCCACCACGAGATGATGAACGACGGTGAGCGTCAGTACCTAAATAAGTGGAAGAACAAGCACCAAACGTCTTCAATCGGCCATCTGCGTATCCAGCACGTAACGTCTCACTGCTACGGGCAACGCGCCGATCAATTGCTTTATTCAAACCCTTGTTCCAAGGGCCGCGTGTACGATTAAAGATGACAAACTGACATTGACGTGGTGTTGGATTACTTCGACAAAACGATTGATGCTGACCAAGCGAGCGACGTGTAGAGCACACCTTACCGCAATGTTTACATATAAGTTCCATGACCTATTTATATGGTCGGCCGCGCACCTAGCTTCTCGGTTTCTCTAGGATGTCTGTTTAAGTTTGTTTAGCTCTGCAAGAAGCGCGAGATACGCCTCCGACATCTTGTATAAGTGGTCGTTGCTGTCCCACTTGTCCGCTTTGATAACGTATCGCGCCAAGTTACTCATCTGAGTAATCTCGTCTGCTGACGACGTAGTCATTGAGAGCGCTCCGATGTTTGGTGCTTCTCGAGGGAATCGAACCCCCGGCCTACGCGATGTCGGCGCGACGCTCTGCCACTGAGCTAGAGAAGCGTAAAACTAATGCCCTGAGACTACGGGCGTGAGCGACGACGCTTCAGGTATTATCGCCCACCCTGCACGGGTGCGGCCACGAGGGGCACTTGAGGCGTTCACCTACGTCCACGAGCCAGGTGAGCTCGTACGTCGTCAACGGCGCCTTTTTTAAGGTGTGGCGTATCACCCGCACGACAAGATACTCGCCAATCGTTGAACCCACCTGCCTTGCGAGCAGCTCGAGACCGCTATAGTCTCTATGAGGTCTTGATCAGTAACACCCTTCAGCTTGCGACCGTCAGGCGCCTAAGTTACCCCGTGAGGCCTTAGGTTTTGCCGTCTTACTCTTGTCGTCGGACCAGGCTTTGCGTTTTGAATGAGAATGCGGGAATCGAACCCGTTTGTCTGCCTATCACAGCAGATGACTTTCCATTTGTCATCTATCTCGAACCTACTACGACGTGCTGGTCCTGCAGCTCTCGCGACTTTTGGTCGCAAGAATACCACACGCCGTCTGTCTTCGTCCTTGGCAGGACTCGGACCGTGAGTCAGGACAGCGTCGTGCATCCCCGCCGCCTCCCTTATCACTGCTGCGTCGCCCTTGGCGCCAACCTCAGACTCTAGCAGCTACCCCTTGTCTCTCACGTTAGATGAGTTTGCGCGACACAAGCGCGGCTTGCGAACCGCTTCGAGCCCAGCTTGCTTTCGCAGAGGCCAGGCTCTATCCCAGAGCATCGGGCTCGTGTCCTCATCGTCGCGCTTACGCCCGGGTTTCAACCGAGCGTCCCCTCTCGGGGCGAGACGAGGCTTGCATAGACAGACCCTCTCGGGCGCTGGTACGTAGGCGTCCCAGCTTTTACGAGGTCACCCTCGCTTATCTTTAAGGGCGCTATGCCGCCCCAGTTCTCCTTACGCCGTTCCCGCGTCCTTGTCACTGCCTAGGAGTCGAACCTAGGAGGGACCCTTTAAAGGGGTCCCCGCTCCCCGGAGCAACAGCTACACTACTTGTGGGCCCGTTTTCGCGAAAACACGAGAACGGCGTAAAGAGAACGAATGGTGCTTCCTCAGGGAATCGAACCTTTCTCGTTTAATTTAAAGGTAAGGCAACTGTCTTATATATAATATAATGTTCAAAGAATCAAAATATAAACGATGGTATTTTCTCATTATCGAGAAAGCTTCATCGCAACTACGCTCTAAAAAGAACGACTACTATGAAAGCCACCACATAATTCCTAAAAGCCTAGGAGGCGAAGAAGCTTCGCATAACAAGGTTCTTCTAACATTCAAAGAACACTTTATTTGTCATCGTCTTCTAGTGAAGATGGTGACGAATCAGATAGACAAGAACAAGATGCGCTTTGCTTTATACTGCTTAAATCGTTGTAGTGATAATCAGCAACGAAATATGACGCATAGTCAGCGGCTTGTAGCTCTTGAAGAGAATCGCCGTGCGGCTCGCACCCGAAATCATAAACCGTTCCTTGGCCGTTCACACACAACTGAGTCGCGAAAAAAGATAAGTCTGTCTGGCATTGGTCGCGATATCGGTGAAGAAGGAAGAAGAAAAATAAGCGAAGCGAACATACGAACGCGGGCTAGTAGAGCATCAAAAGTCTCTGCGTTCCAACGTGGAAGGATTAAATCAGCTGATCATAAAGCGCGTTTGAGTCAAGCAGCTAAAGACGCTTGGGCTCGTAAGAAAATGGTAGAAACGCAGGGAATCGAACCCTGATCACCAGCTTTGTAAGAACCAGTAGGTCCCCAGACCGTCCGTTTCTGTTCGTTACATCGTGAAGACATTCTATCAAACGTCGCGCAGATCGTCAACCCGCATTTACTGTTTAGCCATGCACTCCCAAGACATGAAACCAATCGGTACGATCCTGTCTGATGGACAGGGAAATGCACGGACTACATATGCGACGCACACCGCAGCAGCGATCATAAGAATCGCTAGACAAGCGAACACGCGTCCGTCGTCAGAGCCTTTAATTCCTCTATTGATTCTCAAACGACTCTCCCTTTATGCGCTCCTACGCATAAACCGGGTTTATGCGCCTCTGCGCATAAATACGTCCATGAGAACATACTCGCAGCACCTCTCCATGATAGAAGAGACAGAGCAAGCAGACACCATCTCTATGACGGTGCCGCTGTTCATTCGACTGCTCGAATACGCTCGAGAAGACGCAAAGAGCGACGAAGATCTTCACTTCGTCGCTGAACGAGCTGCCCAGATGGGAGAGCGCCTCGACATGAGCTTCTACGAGAAGCTTGTCAGTCGATAGACGGACCAGGATCACTCCGAACGCCGTCGATGCAAGAGTCGAACCAGGCCTCGAGCACGTAGAGCAGGCTCTTTTCAGGAGAGCCTGGCAGCGTCGTGTCGCCTCTCGCTACGATGTGTGCTCTAGAGCGCTCAAGCGCCATCAGGAGACCGTCTTTGAAGCCGGCTCGATAGCTTGCAGCGAGATCCTTGTTGCGCTTTCCCATGGAGCTCATCCGATAATCGTCACGTTTCCGCGGGCAGCGAGCCTGACGGACACCCCACGCTTACAGATTGAGGCGACGTACTCCAGAGCCGCCTCTCGCGAGATCGGCACCGATAACGACGTCGCCACCGACGGCATCTTCACGTCACCGTCATAGGCGTCGGTGACCGAGGTGACGATCGCTGCAGCGGTTCGCACGAACACGTCATCCGACGCAAGGATCATCGCGCGAGCGAGCTGGTGAGTGCCGAAACATGCGATCTCAGTGTCTGCAGCGCTCATGTCGTTCTCCATCATGTTGAGCAGATAGTATCACGAGTCGGCGAAAGAGTCAACCAGTTATTGGAGCAATTTACTCGACTAACATGCCCTCAATCGACTCCACGATCTTATGGACGTCGCACTGGTACAGACCTGCGGAGTTGAAGTTTCCCATCTCTAATACGTACGGCTGACCGCCGGAGATGGCGACGTCTAAGCAGAACACCCTAGCCGGCTGCCACGTTGAGATCACCCTCGCTACGTAGTCGTACAAGTCCTGGCGTTCAGTCCTAACCTCTCTCTGAAGGGCCACGCCGCGCGACTTGTACAGGGAGCCAGTGATCGGCTCTCCGTCTATGACGACGAACCTGTACTCCTCAGCTATGCCTACCGGCTCAGCGACAAGTACCGGAGCGTCTAGAGACAAGCCAACGGTCGTGGTGTCTTCGACGAGGTCGACGAGCTTCTGCCTCCATGCAGAGTACTCTGAGTAGTCGAGCACGTGTCCGGTAAAGGCCTTGTCATCAGCCGTTGGTCTCATAAAAAAGAGTCCCTCGCGCTCTGGAACAGAGCCGAACTGGCACACCTCGCCCTTGTTCAAGACGAACTCGTCCCAGTGACGAGACCACACTCGATAGTCGTAGTTCTCGTTGGTCCACGAACCGGGACGCCAGCCGAGCTGACGAGCGCGATTCGTGAAAGAGTAGGAGCCTATCGCGATGGCCGGACCATCTATGACAGGCTCCGGGATCATCTCGCCCGTGAACGGCACTGCGCGAACTACGTCGTGTGGTATGTTCATTCTCTCGAGGAGATCGAGCATCTTGAAGAAGAACGGCTCGTTGAAGACGTTACTCTGTATCACCCAGTGCATCGATCTCTCTTCTCGCTAAGAACTTCTCGTCTGCGTCAGGATCGACGACTCTAACGAGCCAGCCCTTTTGGGCGCAATAGCGCCTTATCTTGTCCTCGTTCCAGTTCCTCATATACGAGAGGATCGGAGCGCGCCAAGAGCCAAGCACCTCTATCCCAGCGACGAAGTGCGGAGCGATCAAACAGAGGAGTCTGTCTGCCACTCTTCAAGCCACATCTCGATAGTCAAGGCGGCGTTCTTGTACGCCGCTTCAGCGCCGTCAGCGTACGTCCCCTCTACACGAGGAGGGAATGCGATTAGCGCTAATCGACGTTCAACGAGCCAGGCCGCGACATCCCTCAATGCTTGCTTGTAGCTGTCATCGTCAATCACGCTTTTCACGGGCTATGCTCCTTGATAATAGGGGGCTGGAGATAAAAGGGATCGAACCTCTCCGCCAGGCGATTAACTCGAGATCCGCCCTGGCGTGTGTCGCTCCGGTGGACACTATCTCCATAAATGGTGCGCGAGCGGAGATTCGAACTCCGAACAACCCGGGTTTGAGTCGGGCGCCTCTGCCTATTGGGCTACACGCGCGTTGGTGCGCGACCCGGGACTCGAACCCGGAAGAGCCTGACTTTTAAGGCCAGTGAGTGTACCGATTTCCCTAAGCCAGTCGCGCGTCGTTGGTGCTCGCGGGGAGATTCGAACTCCCACTGAACCGGCTCTCGACCGGGTCCCTCTGCCGTTGGGGTACGCGAGCGTGTCCGACAAAAGCTAGAAGCATGCCTAAGACGTATAACAGGCCTAGACACACCACTACGAGTGCCAGTGTGTTACCTTGCTGACGATGGCGCCGATGCGCTCCGTCCATCTTAAAGTCGTACAAGTCGATCTCGTCATTTATCTGTTTTACGCGACGAGCCTGCTCTCTAATGCGCTCTCTGTCACGCTCTCTAGCTAGACGCTCTTGCTCCAGCTTCTCATATCGCTTAACGAGATCAGGAAAATAGATGCTCACCGTGTTGGTACCCAGGGCGGGATTCGAACCCGCAAAAGCGCCGCTTCTGAGGCGGTCAGGTGTTCCGTTTTCCATATGCCACCTGGGCGTAAATTGGAGCGGACGGCGAGCAACGATCTCGCCTCTTCTGGTTGGAAGCCAGAGGCACATCCTTCTATACCACGTCCGCAGTACCGGCAACTACTTGGTTATCCCGCGTCACGCGTGGACCAGTTTCCTGGCGAGGAGGCGCTCTATCTCAGCCGGTTCGTCGCCTCGAGAGTGCAGCCGACGCTAACGGATGCAACAACCGTCGACTCTAGCTGTTTCACGAGCCGTTGTCTAAGCGTCGGCGTTCTTATTGAAGACCTTGGGCAGGTGGGGTATCCGAGCAAGCCATGCACCGCATGGGAGCTCTACCCATCCTCCTCTTGCGACTCGGCCGAATCGCCTCGGTGCACCGAGCTTGTCTTACCCGTTAGGTCACGCGTTGGTGGGGAGTCTGAGTAACGATCTCAGCCAGTCAAAGACAGCCGTTTTACAGACGGCGCGGCGTCCTTAGCCGCATACCTCCCCGTATTCTTCTACGACGCGCTCGAGAGCGCACCGCCCACATCGCTCGCCGATGTTCTCGGCAGGTCTAGTTCCAGCGAGCCACTCGCCAAAGTGATCAGATCGCTGGAAGCCCATGCACTGTTCAATCGGCTCTCCACAGAGCTCGCAGCGTCTATCCACGAACTTGCACGCAATAGTACTTTGCGGCCTGTCCCCTGTCCACTGCTAAGGCGCCGTAATGTTTACAGTCTGCCTCTTCATAGTAGGGACCATAAGCCCGCACAGTTGTACAACTGTTTAAGTTAATGGCCACTGCGCATACAACGAGAAGAAGCACCATCAAGAGCCCTCTCTAACTGGTGGGTAGCCGTGGAATCGAACCACGCTGGCGTGCTTTTACAGAGCCGGCCGCTCCCAGAGCTCTACCCGACGTGCTAGCGAACGTTTGCGTTGACGAGCTCAGCGCCCTTGACGACGATCGCTGAAATGATCGCGAACGTAACGAGACCAATCATGAGTCCTAACATCACTAGCTTCCTTGTATTTGGAGGGGTGGGTGAGAGTCTAACTCACTTCTCGCGGGTTGCAGCCGCTCGCGTGGACGTTCCGCCACCACCCCGTATTCTTATACCATACCCATGCGTCGCTTTATCAGCGACTCACGTATCTTCTGTTTTACTGCTTCGAGTGACAAAGTTCCCGGCTCCATGTTTCTTAATGGCGCGTCGAAGTAACTTGTCAGAGCCGACATAGCCGTCATTGACGTCTCGTGTCTGGTGCTTGCCGACGTACGTCTTACCGTTGACGAGACATCGAGTCTCGTAGATCAGGTAGTGGATGGGAGCCTCCAGAGATACACAGCACATATCTATGTATCGTCTGGAGGCCTATGCGAACTGCAGGGGAGTCGAACCCCTCTCACCCGTTAGACAGACGGGTAGCCACACCGGCAGCTTCGCAGTCCATGTTGGTGCCTCAAGAAGGAGTCGAACCTCCGGCGCGATGCTCTTCAGGCATCCGCTCTACCACTGAGCTACTGAGGCGTTAAAGTTGGCACGGGAGGAGGGACTCGAACCCCCGTTGACGCGGTTTTGGAGACCGCCGCTCTGGCCGCTAAGCTACACCCGTGTAATCTAGTCTAAGTCTGACACCGGAACAGTTCTGCCCGTCCAGCGCCACTCTGAGCCGGTCCATGAATAGACGAGTCCTGTTAGGACGTTCGTCCACGTCTCATCAACCGCTCTTGAATCTGGCCCCGAGGGAGGGGGTCTCACCTTCATCTCCGCCACACGACAGGCTCTCATTAAGCTACCTCGGGATGGTATCAGGGGGAGGACTCTCACCTCCACAACCGCCTTAAAGGGCGGTGCTCTGGATTAAGCTACCCCGATATGGCTCTGAGCGGGGGGTTCGGACCCCCATCGCTAGATCGACCCTGTTAAGGGCTACGACCCAGTGCTCTGTTTGAGCTAGCTCAGAAGCTGGAGCCCGAGGACACGTCGAGTATCCGCCTCCCGCTTAGCGGGCGCTCTCGTTAAGCTAACGGGCATTGGTACTGCCTCCGAGTATCGATCTCAGGTCTCCCGGTCCACAGCCGGACGCTCTTCCATTGAGCTAAGGCAGCTCTGGTTCTTGTCGCGACTTACAGCCTTGAGGTCTTCGATCATCTCAAGCGGCGCCATGTAGTGTGGACGAAACCCCGTCCTAGACTTTGCAACTATCGCGAAGATTATCGAGGGCTCAAGAGTGCGCTCATTAATTATGCGAGCGACGTAGTCGATGTCTTCTCGAAACGGATCAAACGCGTCCATGACTCGTTTGAACTCGTCACGATCCAATACGCGAACTTGCAGCTTGTACTCTTGGAACTTCTCAGACATTCGCCCTCTTTAGTTTTTTGTAAGGACCGCGAGGGCCTCTCGGATGACTCTTTGCAGAGTGATTAGCGCGCATTCGCGCTTTAGTCTCTTCAGAGTGTTTCCTTCCTAGGAAGGCGTTTCCCTGATGCTTTGCCGCTTCTATGAATTTATGCGGCATTCCCATTTTCAAAAACCGCGCTCTACCGCCTGCACTAGCACCCTTTAGCAAGTTTGCTGCTCTTACACTGCGCATTACATGCGTTAAAGAGTCGTTCACGTATCGCCAGCCGCCCTTGCCACCTGGACAGAGGTTGTAGCTCACTTCTGGGTCCGTACAGACCAAGACGCGTTCAGCCACGTTCATCTTCCACTCGGCGTCGAAGTCGTACAGGACGCGCGTGACGAAGTTGTCGGCGCCGTAACGAGCTACGGCCCTCTTAAGAAGTTTGCCGGACCCGACGTAGCCGTCGTTAACGTCTCGCGTCTGGTGCTTGCCGACGTACGTCTTGCCGTTGACAAGACAGAGAGTCTCGTAGATCAGGTAGTGGATGGGAGCCTCCCGAGATACACAGCACGTATCTATGTATCATCGAGAGGCCTATGTAGGGACGACGGGATTCGAACCCGTGTCTCCGGATTGAGAGTCCAGATATCCTAGGCCGCTAGACGACGCCCCCATTAACCCTTATTCAGCGAGCTGCCACTCCATTGACGACTCGTTCTGACCGAACACTCCGCCGTAGAAGTACTCACCCGGCCACGAAAGGTTTCCCCCGTAGTAGCCGTTCGACTCGTTGCGATAGTCAAGCTCCAAGTCGCCCTTGTCTGTTACAAGGCGCAGACCGTAGAACTGCGTCAAGTCGTAATCCTTCGTGTGACTTCCCAGTCGAAGGTCGCGAGTGTCCGTGACGAGAGCTGGCAAGCCGCCAGCTGGCAGCATCAACGACTCGATCCATGTCGAGGAGCAACAGTCACCGTCACACTTTGCAATGACCTCACCGAGGTCAGTGTCGAACTTTATCGCTCGACGATCAGACGCAAGATACACGGCGGTAAGCGTCTTTCCTATCATCACCTTGCTGCCGAGTTCCACGTCACTCTCCGTCATTTGATGTTGCGTATAGTACGACGACTCGCGCGATTTGTCAACGGCGTATTGCCGCGTTAAGTGGAGAGGATGAAGACTCGTCCGCTACTTGTCGCTGCGCGGCGCCACGGCGACGTTCGCTCAAACTGTGTCCTGTCTCGCCTCAATCCTCGCGGCGGCTCTACTTTTCCGCGCCGAAGCTGGCGCGGTCCCCTACTGTGATCCCGGGACTGCCTGGATTAAGTGGACACCAAGCGTTCTAAGACCGAGAGAAGGTTCAAGGGTGTACCAGGAACGATGCTCTCAGGCCTAGAACTCGAAGCTTATCAGGAGGTGATAGGACGCTTCGATCAAAACAAACGTGGCTGGATAGCTGCAGCAGCTAAAGAGCTAGGAGTGTCTCACACTCACGTTAGGCGTATAGCAGAGAGGTTAAAGCGCCAAGCTCCAGGAACAGGAATCGAACCTGTACACCTTTCGGTGACCTCTGGTTAACAGCCAGTCCCCTTACCGTTCGGGCATCCTGGAGCTTGGCGCTTCGATAGTCTCTCTTCTTTTGAAGTCTAGCTCTACGTCCTTGTCGACTAGATACGTCACTCCTCCAACCGAGAAGCCGGTTACAGGAAGGAGCTTTTGTGAGTCTACTCCACAAAACGTGTCTAGAGTCACCTCTGAGTCACTCATAGAGCTAAGAACAGATCCAAGCTCTTGAGCGCTGTTAAGACGAACGTACATGAGCTCTCTCTATTGGTGCCGGCGGGCAGGGTTGAGCTGCCGACTCTCCGCTTACAAGACGGGGGCTTTACGCTAAGCTACACCGGCGATAGCTTTACTTTCCACGAATCTCAACGCAGCGAGCGAGATAGCTGAGTGCGCCGCGAGAGTCGTTAAGATCGACTGCGAGTGCTCTCGAGCCGAAGCCTTCGATGAAGATCTGGATCTTCTTCGCGCTGGCGAAGTACTTGAAGAAGTTCTTCGACGTGATCGTCGTTGTGAACGTGATCGTGTCGGCTGGCAACTGCGTACCCTCTGGCGGAGGGACTACGCCGAAGGTCGCGGTCCCGTTGACCCAAGAGCCGTCGAGCTGTTCGAAGTTGATGGTGCCGCTACGTAAGAACGTCTGCTCAGGGCTCGTAACCGTGACGCGCCAGTCAGGCATCTTTGCAAAGATCACATCATCTTCACCGATGCTTGCGATTGAGAAGCCGAAGTCCTCTGACCCGCTGCCCCTCATGGTGCATACGCGAAGGCCGTCGTCCATCGTAAAGCCACGAACGGTCCAGCTGCCAAAGCTCTTGTTATAGAAGTCACCGGCAAGAGCCGGCGTAGCGATCAGAGCCGTTGACAGTGCAAGAGCAGATAACGTCTTCAACATAGCAAGTTCTCCCTTTTTGGAGCCGACCGCGAGATTCGAACTCGCTTATCCGGTTTACGAAACCGGCGCATCGCCGTCAATGCTTGGTCGGCGAGTAGCATTCATGACCATCACCAGTTCGCATCTTGCTCACGTTCTCGTGCAGGCTCACGCGTCGCATACGCGACTCGCTCCGAGACTTCGAGTCCTAGCTGATGGTGGTCGTGGATACTGCTTCACTTAACTACCGAGAGGTGTACTCTCGGAGTCTTTATTTTCGAACGATCTTTAGGTTTTCCATAAGTCGCTCGTCGCGTAGCTTTGCCGAGCGCGTTAAGCATGCTCGACGAAGATCTCGTTGCTGGTTTTCTGTCTTTTCTTACGTGTTTGTACATGACCTATACCTTCGACGCTTGAAACCAGCGAGTTTCCCCTCTACAAGCCGTCGACGACCCATATGCGCAGAGGGCCGCTGTCTGACAGATCACGGAGGGAGTTTGGCTGAAGTAAGTGGCCTCTTCCACCCCGTAGCAACCGGGGCGAGTGGCCCAGGCTGTAGTTAGACGTTCACGAGATCGAGACGCTTCTCGATCAACCACCCCTCAAAAAGGGGGCTCTTTGTAGCGTCGTGCCATCCTTCCGGATAACAGTCTGGGCGCTCGTTGGATATCGTGAACTCGTTTGTCATGCTGCTATATATATCGCACTCTTTTCAGATTGTCAACCCGAGTTTTGCTTCTTTAGCTGTCCGTCTTGACAGTGACGAGAGCTGATCGGGCTCTTCGAATCCTCTTGTCTGTAGCAGTAGACGGTCGCTCAGCGGCCTGCTTGCCCGGGCGCTGCGCCAGGGGCTTACCTGGACGAACGCTCGGGACCTTCTTGTAGGGACGATAGACGCTCATAGACGTACTCCTTTCGGAGTATTTATCTCATCGCTCTATCGTCGGAGGAGCCTTAAGCGCCTCGCAAGTGAACCTCACCTCGAGCTCTGGCTTCTTGTCTGCAGCGTCTTGAAGCTCTTGAGCTCGGGCGCGGCACTCTTGATAGTCGTAGGGAAGAGGACCGGCGTAGCCGCCGATCACTCCAGAGATGTAGATCACGACAAAGAGGCTCATTCGTCGTCCTCGTAGTCGCTCTCCTCTTCGAGCTCTTCGTCGATGAAAACGACGCGAGCCGCAACCACCTTGCCGTCGGCGTCGCGCGCGACGTAGAGCCCGTAGCTACCGTCTCCATAGCCGCTCGACGTCACTGCGCCGAACGGCTGTTCGAGCAAGTCGCTCGTCGAGATCGCCCCGCCCATCGTCGGCGCAAGGGTCAGCTCACACGCTTCGTGATAGAAGCAGCCGTCGCGATCATAGTCCTTGTCAAAGCGCCTCTTGAAGCTCTCGAAGTCGAAGAAGCCCATCTGGCCGGAGTCGACGCCAAGATCGGCGACGAACTCGTCTACCCGAGACAGGTACCTGCGACAGTCGTCGTGCCACGCCTCGAGGAGCTCGACGCGCTCGCCTGCCCAGCCGTCTTCAGCCATCTTCCAATGGAAGCGCCAGAGGCCCGGACGAGTGTCAAGAAGGGCTGTGAGGCCCCTCATGAGGTTGTCGTCTTCGTGCTTGTAACACGGGTCAGTGCAGAGCATCTGGCCCTCGACGAAGAAGGTACGTACGCTGGCTAAACCGACGCACGACACGGTTCAGACCTCCTTCTCAGCCGGAGCGGGCGTGCCGAACGGCAGTGGCTGCTCTTCAGGAAGACGAATAAAGCGCTCAGGCATGTAGAGCGACACGCCGGTGGAGACCCAGTGAAGCGACGGAATCTTGTCTGCTCGCACAAAGAAGTGCGCATGGACGTGGCCAGCGCATCCGCGCTTGAACGTCACCTTTTCAAGCGTACCAGTGCGCATGCAGCCGAAAGCTGCAGAGTACCAAGCGATGCGGTCGCCGACAGCACAGTCTTGCGTAAGGTCAGGGCCGCACTTGAACGTAGGAGATTGCATGTCAGTCTTTCCTTCTCTATTGTTAACACATCGGTGGCTGGATGACGTCGTCACCCCTTGTAAGGCCATAAGCCATGTCGCCGACAGCTGCGGATACACTCAACAAGACGTGGTACCGCTCACTGTTCGTAGGCGCCTTGGCCGACTCGCTCTCGACGAAGTCGAGGATCTCTCGTATGAGTCTTCTTCTACCTTCAATCGCTGCGGTCATAGCATGCTGCCTGCGTAGAACCGAAGTGACGCATCGCTGTTTGGTGCGCCGAAACGAAAGCGAAAACCAGCCATTCACGCCTCCTCGCCCGGGTCGTCGAGCATCGCATCGACGACCGCTGCAGGGACTCCCGTAACCATAAGGACGCTCTTGAGCATCTCGACGCGGCGGAGGACACCACGCAAGACGTCTGCGTGTGGGTCGGCGTCGGCGTCAGACGGAACGCGAGCCTTTTCGGCGAGTAACTCGACGACGGGCGCGACCTCAAGGTAGTACTGTTGAAACGGCTTCAACGAGCCGAGCTTGACAGGCGGCGGAGGGATCAGCGTCCAGCCAAGGTGTTCGAGCACGCGCTTGGCGCGATCGAGCTCTCGAGCCTTTTGGATCTCTTCGCCGCGTCGAGTGCTTTCAGCGCAGATGTCACACTGGTGACCGTGCGTCTGATAGAAGTGACACGGCCCGATAGATGACAGACAGCCGCTCATTCGTCCTCTCCATCTTCAGCTTCATCTTCAAATGAGACGTGACCGAAGTGAACGTCTTCGTAGTCGCAGATGTCATCAACAAGAGCAGAGAGCTCTTCAGCTTCGGGAGTGCCGGGCGCAGCGGACATGAGCGTGTCAACGCGCTCGAGAGCTGCATGGTACTCGTCGTCGTTAGTGATGTACATTCTAAGCTCCTAAACGCTTCGAAGAGTGAGGGGGAGGAGTGCTCCTCCCCCGTGCCGACTCAGCTGCGACAACAGGTGACGGTCGCCATCGCTTCCCATTTCGCAGGACCCTTGAGCCGATAGATGTCAGAGAGCTTCAGAGCCATGCGGAGCGACAGCTCTCGCAGCTGGTCGGCCTTCTTTTCGATGTACTCGACCACAGCCTTTTCGCCGACCGCGTCGAGGCCGCGGTTCTTCAAGAGGCCCTGGCGGATCACCTGACGAATGCGCACGATGTAGTCGCGACGCGAGCGCATGTTCAGGCAGATGTAATGCGAGCGGCTCATGAGAGCGATGAGGTGCGGGGTCAAACGAGTGTCGCGCTCGACCTGCACGTCGAAGTCGATGTTAGTGATAAAGAGCACCGTGCCCTTGTATTCGAAGGTGCTCGGGATCTTGTCGCCGGTGTCTTCGTCGATCAGCACGCCTTCGGACAGCCAGTTCACGACGCGCTCCTGAGTGGTGTCGCAAACGGCCTTGAGGATGCCGAGCGCGACGTCGTCAAAGAAGATCGCATCAGCGTCGTCGAAGACCACGACCTGACCCTCTTCACGGAACTTCCAGAGAAGCTTGTAGAGGCCGGTAGCTTTGACGTAGCCCTTGACGATCACGTGGTTGACGCGGTTCGGGTCCCAGTTACGAAGCGTCTGGTCGACGACGTAAGACTTGCCGATGCCGGCGGGGCCGGAGAAGATGGCGCCCTGAGTGAGACCCATGGTCGCGCCAAGGGTCAGGTCAGCGATGACCTCGAAGCGCTCGGCGAGCTTCCGTTCGATCTCCTCGTCGGTCTCGACGTGGCTGCGCTTGGTCGTCGTAGCAGTGACCTCAGCGAGAAAACGGCGGTCGTAGCCGGACATTTTTTCGCGAGGAGCGCGTGCAGCGGAGCGTGCCATGATGTCGGTGTCCCTTCGTTTATCGTAGGACAGATAGTACATCAGTTCGCCACGTTAGTCAATAAGCAAAAAAGCCAATGATATCAACGTTGTTTCTGCAACCCATTGATCTCATTGGCTTAAAAAACAGCCGTCAGACTAAAAAAGTTAGAGGGGGCTCTTGCGCCCCCTCTTGCAACTAGTAGTTGAGGCTCTCCACCACGGTCTCCACAACCGGAGCGCGAGCTTCGCGGCGTTTCGCGCTGGCACGAAAGTCCTCGAACTTTTGAAGGAGCTCCTCCTTGGTGAAGTAGTAGTACGACCCTGCGTCCCAGTGCTCGCGTCGATTGGAGAGCTTGAGTTTCTCCCAGACACGATTCCAGTCCGGCTGTGTCTTGGCAGTGCCCTCGACCTGCTCGTAGGTCCTATCGCGAAGGATCGCGTAAGCCAAGAGACAGGCGCGAGACTCCGAGCGCAGCGTGCCGACTCGATGATCATGGAGCGACCTCCACATCCATGACTTGTCAACGTAGTCAGGGTGACGAGCCTTCGCTCGTCGGCGCTTCTCGAGCCACTTGTGCTTTTCACGACGAATGATCCTGCTCTCTTCGGAGAGCTCGAGGATCTTGATCTTCAAGTGTGTCTTCATCTCGTTTCTCTGAGTTGGTGTTCCGTTACGTGTCCAGTCGTCGCACTCGTGACACGGCGGCCCTCTTATGCATTCACGTCATCTCTATCCTCCTGGCGCGGCTTACGGGAGTCGAACCCGTCCGCTACGGATTGAAAGCCGCGCCCGACCCCGGGTCGGAAAGCCGCTCTGAGTTTTCAGTAAAGAACTGAGCAGCGATCGCTGCTGATAATCGAGCTCGTTCGAGGTACCTCGTCCTGTCAGCTCGACCTAGGCCCTTGTAGGGACGCTTGTCGAACTCTGCGTCAGACCGAGCGATGAGCTCGGCCAAACGCTCGACGACTACTCCTGACGCCTTGATCACCTTTTCACCTCTTGTCGATTCATTTTATCACGACAAGAGGGTCTCGTCAACCCCGTCTTACCGTACTAGGTGGAGGGCACCCGAAGTCGTTTGGGAACGCATCGGGAAGCGGACGAGCTCGCGAGACGCGAACCCCTCTAGCCTCGAGGCCCTTGCGAGTGTCGTAGTAGATGACGCTCTCGTAAGAGTGCGTCAGCTCGAAATCACCGTAGTAGCTCTTCGTCTTGAAGCTCTGTTCAGCGCCCCATCCGGTTGACAAGCCGACGTCTTCTGCGCCTGAGCCCATCGTTTGGGCGGATGCGTCTGAGAACAACGAGCCCTTGGTGCACGCAGACGCCGCCATGTTGATGCTCTGTCCCGAAGCGCCGCCCCAGGAGCTGGTAGAGTTCCATGTCGGGGCGATCCCGCGAGGGTCAGACGAGTTCTCGCCAAACATGCAGAGCTGCCTAAGAGGGTAATTGAGCCAACGAGGGTTGTGGTCGGCGTAGCGCAGCGGCTCGAACGTGTAGCGAAGCTGCTTCTCCTCGTAAGCTCGAACGCCGATGACGCCGACTAGATCAGCGTCTCCCTGATACCCTCCTCGAAGGTCGGCGAACTCGAAAGACGACACCTTGTCGCGATCGATCCTCCATCCAGGGATGTCAATCGAGCCCCAAGACTCAACGAGGTACCCGGTAGTCTTGTTGGAGTCACCCGTCATCACGTTCTTGTTGTCAACGAAGATGACCGCCTTGATCTTCGTCCCCGAGGTGTTGCGGATGCGCAACGCATACTCGCTGCCCCTTCGACCCTCGATAAAGGTCTTGCCCTCGTGACGATACTTCTCTACTGCTCGTCCGTTGACGAGCACGTCTACTACGATGCCCATTTGGTCCTCCAGACCGTTCGCGAGGTCCTATGCGCACCAGCGCCGCCTCTCTTCTACATATGCGCCCTAGAGCGCACTCTTGCCCTACGCGGGAAGAACAGGGACTGCTTGGCCCTTCTCAGTAAGCGCGCTCCATGCGCGCTCAAAAATGAGGCTGAGAAACGCCGCGGGCGCGGCGAGCGCGACGACAGGTAGCGCCACTGCTGGGTATCGATTGATCTTGAGACCGGCGAAGCCTGTCGGCTGCCAGCCCCAGTACCAAAGAAGCTTGTCTGACGAGTAGGATATCCACGGCAAGCGCGTGCCGTTATAGAGGATGATCTCGCCCTTCTCCCAGCCAACGAGCTCGACAGACACGCCGCCATCGGCGTTCGTCTTCGTCTCGTAGCCGTCGCGCTGATAGATGCGCACGATGTAGTTCTGATCACCGACGCCTAAGACGTAGCGTCCAAGATTGTGAAATGGGTTCCTGAACCACCAGTTCAGCGCGCGTAGCCAGTACGGAGCGTCTGGCATGCTCCAGTCCGGAGGGGTCGTGTCCCAGTCGTTGAGAGACCACCATAACGGGTTCATCTTGAGCTTGTCTGGCAGCGGGGTTCGTCCGTCTACGCGCATGTAGAGCTCCTCGCCAGGAGCGAGTCTCAGCGCGTCTCCCCAAACCACTTCTCTGTAGACGCCCTTAGAGAGTATCCACATCTTTGGCGAGAACACCTCTAGCCCAGAACCGTCGTTTCCCATGCATCCTCCGTTATCGCTCTCGGAGGTATGTATAGAAAAAGCTCCCGAACGTACCGGTACGTTCGGGAGCTTTACGCTACACAGTCGCGTCGGGCGGTTAATCCGCGCGATCAGCCATCTCGCGTGAGACGTCATCTCACAGGGGTTCCGCCCTGATAGATCGACTTGTGAGTCGTCTCACACTCGACTCTAGAGCCGTGGGTATACCCTAGGCCCTATTGGTCAGGCGCTTTGCGCCTGTTGCGCCTCTGCTCGTCGCTTTGCGATGAGCGCGATCAGCGCCTTGGTGTCAGGCTTGGAGGCACCGGCGGCGGTGGAAGGAGCGAGGGGGACCCCTCCGCTTCCGCCGCCGGGCTCGGCGCGCGTCTCGGTCGATGCCTTCGCTTGAGACGTCTCGTCTCGCACGGGCTTGTTCTTGTCGGTCGACTCAGCGCGCTTTCTCGGGGCCCGTTTGGGCCATGACTTGATGTACCCTTTCGGGTCGTTGACGAAGCCCTCTCGGACGAGCCATCGAACGTGAGTCCGAGCTGCCGGAAGCTCCATCTCAAAGCTCTCGGCGATGATCGCGACGATCTCGTCGAGCGGAAGCGAGAGGTTAGCCTCTACCAGCTCGACGGAGCGTCGCCGAAAATCACCTCGCGCGAAACGTTTCGCGGGTTTAACGTTGGCGGTCATTCATGCGCTCCCTATACAAATTCGAGCAGATAGTATCACGCCTCGGCGTTGAAGTCAACCCTCGAATTGCTCGACTAATGACTTTTTTAGTCGAGTCTCGACGGCCTCGAGAACGCGACCGAAGCGATCGGTGTCCTCCCTAAGAGCGAAGTAGTCCTTCGCCTCCTGAAGGCTGAAGCGGCCGCTGTCTCGAAGAAGTCGCACCGCGGTAGCTTTCTGACCGGCGTCATACAACGAGCACGCCGCTTGCTCGATCAGTGAATAGAGCTCGCTAACGTCCATCAGGTGTACATCCCCGCAGTTGCTCGACCCTCTTCGTAGCCCTCGCGCCAGCCGCCCCAGCCGTCACCGGCTCGAGCGCGATCTTCAACGCGCTCGATGAACTTCTGAACGAGGAGCTTGCGATCGCCTGTGAGCTCGAGAGCCTTACAGATGTCCTCGAACTCTTGCCTCTCGCGCGGGGTCATCGGTTCAGTCCTTCACGCTCAATCGCGCCTCGTTCTGAAGAATGAAGTCGCGAAGCTCGGGCGAGAACTCAAAGAGCCGCTGCCATTGGTTCCTGTAAAGAGTGACCGGCCAGCGGCCCAAACCGTAGACGCTCACGCCGCCCTTCTCCGAAACCTTCGCACGCAAGCCGTGCGCGGGACGAGCTTTCAGCGCAGCGTTTTCGGCACGAAGACGGGCAAGCTCACTGTTGAGTTCGGCGGTTGTCATGGCGAAGGTTTCCCTTAATCGTTCATCGTGAGAAGCATTCTATACGAGAGCGAGGAGAATGTCAACAAGAAAAAAGCCTGAGAAATCAACCCTCAACCATTAAGGGGTTGATTTCTCAGGCTTAAATACTTCGAAGTATTTTAGTTTGGCGTTTTGCTATGTGCCACTGACACGTAACGAGTCGTTAACCCGTTGATTCTTCTTTGGGACCATATATGCAGTCAGGTGGGCCACCGTGCATACTTTGGCACCAGTGACCAGTCGTCCTTCTCAGCGTGCTTCAGAACCTTTATCGACCCAGAAGGCGCCTGAGGACTCTTTACAACTTCTGGATCAACGAGGTCACAGAGACCCCACTTCGCTAGCATGGCCGCGATGCTGTTTCTCCGAGCGACGTCGTCCTCAGTGATGTTGGTTGGAAAGCCGTCAAGTGCATATCGCTCTTTGAAGTGCGTGATGTAGTACCTGCCGGCACGATGAAGAATGTGGCACGACTGGAACAGCGCCTTCTTGTAAGAGGAGGCGACGCCGATACGCGTGAGGGTCTCCTTGATCTTTAAGAAGTCTTCGGGATGCCTTAGCGTCACCTCAACCAGACTGTCGTACGTTACTGCTCTCGTCATAGGAGTTCTTCTTCTTTATCTCGTCGATCTGTGCCCTGCTCAGCAGACCGATCACCTCAAGCGCTCGCCTGATATTTATCTGGTAGGCGCGCGACACAGCCTCAGCGTCTTCGTTCTTAGCACTCCTTGCCCATCGCGAGAACCTTCGACGCTTCGTTAGATCTGCGAGGTAGTAAGCGTGCTGCATGTCTAACGGAAGGTGCGGCATCCTTGACATCTCACTCGCCGCCATGACTGAGTCTGGAAAGTAAGACAGTCCGCGATTCACCATGAAAGGTGGGTAGTCCGTCTCTCCAGCGTCAAAGAGGTTCTCCTTCTTTTCGGAGACGTCTCGAATCCAGTCAAACGGGTTTGCCAAAGATGACCTCCCAAAAAGTCCTCTTTCGTGACTCTGGAGGACATTGCACGAACCATCGACCCTGTTTGCCACACTCGCATTCGAGACAGCGAACGACCACGCATGACTGAGTAGCCTGCTCACCAGTTACGAGGTACGAGTTGCTATTGTCGTTTAGCTGTGGAGCGTGACAGTAGCCTCGATTGTGGAACTGGCAGTCCTTGCAAAACACAGTCATGACACGAACTCACACATGACCATGATCTCGGCCATGCACGCCGCAAGGTTGATCTGAGGGTCAACAGAGAACGCGCCCTGGTACTGATACTTCCCGAGTGTAAGGATCAGGGCGGGCACGCTCGACGGCGTCACGATCTTCGATGCCTCGTCGTACAGGGCCCGGAAGATGTCAGCCTGGTCAACGTCGTCGTTCTCTCCGATCCACCTCCGAACCGCAGAGAAGTTCTTGTCGCGCATGTGTCTGACGACAGTAGACAGGTCTGTGTCTGTGGTGACCAGGATGCCGTCGTTGATCTCTCCGCCACACTGGGCCGAGTACTTCTGAAGCGCGTTGAGAAGTCGACGAATGTCCGGGAAGAACTTCACGATAAGCGCGGCAACGATCTTTGTCTCGAACCGCACGCTCTCTTGTTTGAGAATGCCAGTGACTCGTGAGAGGACCTCACCCGCGAGCCGCTGCCGTTCGTTCTTGGGCACAGCGAACTTGATCGAAGCGCATCGAGAGTGCAACGGCTCGATCAGCTTGTTGGGGAAGTTGCACGTGAGGATGAAGCCGCAGTTGTCTGCATGCTGATCCATGAACCCCCGAAGCGCAGGCTGTGTAGACTGCGGGTTGAGGTTGTCGGCCTCGTCAAGGATGACGAACTTGCGAGCGCCTGTGAGAGACACCGTTTGAGCAAAGTTAGCGATGTCCACCCGCAGCGTGTCGATGTTACGAGCCTCGAGAGATCCGTTCTTGAAGAGGTACTCAATACCCATCTCGTCGAGCATCGCTCGCGCGACAGTCGTCTTGCCCATGCCCGGTCCACCGGAGAGTATCAGGTGAGGGACGCTGCCGGAGTCGACGAAGTTCTGGAACGTCTGCTTCACGTCCTTGGGGAGGATGGTGTCGGCGACTCGCTTAGGCCGATACTTCTCACACCAAAGGTTCTGATGGATGTCAGTCATAACAAAAGTCTCCTGTTACGGAATCACGCTGCGCTTGTCTAGCGCAACGTAGTACTCAGCGACTGCTCCCTTCCATCGAGACAGTCGCTTGCTCGAGAGCTGCACGGTGTAGTTGTCGCGAAGAAAGAGAAGGTTCGCCTTGTCAAAGACCGCCTTGAACTCGCACGGCGAGCTCGACGAGATGCCCGTGCTGCTCTTGTCAGAGCTCGGGTTGTCGAGCTGTATCGCGGTGATGCGAACGCCGAAGTCGCCTCCCTCGATGACGAGGTTCGGAAGACCGAGAACGTCTGACGTCTTGACGATGTCACGAAGCACGTCCGCTTCAACCACGAACTCGACGCCGAAGTCGGGAAAGTTCGGCTCCTTGTCGGGAGGCAGAGTGAGCATGCTTCGATCTGACGGCGTGTACGAGATGGTCTTTGACCCGCCAGATATCGTCACTGCTCCTGTGCCTGTCCACGACACGTCTGCGTCCTGGCCGACGAGAGACAGCGCTTGTAAGAGCCTCGGCAGCTCGTGAACGGCGAAGTCGAAGTCTAAGTCTTGATCGAGTTTAGCGCGCGCAAGCACCGTCTTCGAGTCTGCAATGGTAGACTGAAGAGGCCCCTTACGGAATCCCATGTGCGGGCTGATGGAGGCGAAGTTCTTCAGCACGGCTAGAGTTACGGGTGACAGTACCAACTCATTTCTCCTTTGGCAACGGTGGAGACACATGAAGTCGTCTCCACATCAACGGCTTCCATCTGTAGGTCTCGAGACAAGACTGTATCTCGTCGCTGTACCAGCCAGCCACCGGGTTCCACCAGCAGCCGTAGAACGCGCGCTCACACTTTGTCCCGTCATGCCTTGCATAGACGACACAGTCAGATGTCGGACTCGACGGCGGGTCCGTGTTCCACAGACCAACCTCGTAAGCGCGGATCACCTCCGACATCACGATCTTCATCGCTTCAAAGACTGCAGGGTCTGGGGAAGTCATCTCCGAGACCTCAACGAACCTTCGCGTCGCTATCTCAAGCGCCTTGTTGTCGATCATGTCATGCTCCGATTATCGTCTAGTATATCATGAACCCGCCGAGGGAGCAACGCTTGTTTTCCCAAAACAATAAACGTTCGTTCCCTGGGAGTACCTGTAGTCAGGAATGTGTGGCCTGAACCGTACGTAGGCGTCTAGCTCTTTTGGAAAGTCCCACGCGAAGTAGTCCATGTTATCGTAGCCCCAGATGTCTGTCTGAAAAGCTACGAGAGCGTCTGCACCTCGTAAAGGCTCTAAAAGAGTCGCTCGGTCCTCTACTGGACACTCTGAGAGGCTCCACGTAGCTACTAAGAGCGTGTCACCAGGAACGACGTCGACCTCTGAGGTCGACTCGACGTATCGCGCTCGGCCCTCTAGGTAGAGGTTAGATATCGCAGCCGTCTCAGGAAAGTCATATATGAAGTACTCTGCGCCGTCGCAGTTGTCGAGCACGAGCTTCGCGAGCTCGCCGATTCCAGCTCCGATCTCGACGTACCTCTTGTAGGACCATATCGGCCGGCGCGTGACGCTCTCAAAGACGAGAGCGTGATGAAGAGCTTGGACGTACCAGGGAGTCGTTGACATCTCTGCGCCTCCAAGCGTCACGCGACGAGCGGCTGCGTCCCGGCTCTCGTCGGTGTGTCCATGAAGGCTCTCGCCGCGGCGAATGATCCCGGGCCACTCTGGGCCCAACGAAGCCAGCCTTGACACCGCGTCCCACTGAGCCTGCCACTGGTCCTCGAGATGCGAGTAGAGCGGTATCGACCGAACCGACGGCCAGTTCTTGAACTCGTCATGCGACAGCTTCGCATAGTCATCGGCGAGTCGCTTTCTCGTCTCGCCCCACCAGTCAGACTGCGGCATCTCTCTCATCGTGACTTCACCTTAGGCCTGGCCGCTCGCCTGGCCTCCTTTCGAGTCATTGGCTGCTTAGAAGCTCTCTGCACGCCTGGCTTCATGAGCATCTCTGGCGAAGCGGTCATCGGCGCGCCGATGTTCGCCAGGTCTTGGATCGAGCCGCCAAACGAGTACGTTCCAACGTGCGCCAGCTTCACCCACGGACACAACCAGGTCTTGAGACCGACAGCTCGCGCCTTTTGACAGAACCAGTAATCTTCGGACAGATATCGGCGAGTGGCCTTCTCCTGCGCCTCTTTGTAACGACGAATAGCAGCTGCAGCCTCAGCCTTCGCGTTAAACTGTTCAGTGCCAGCAGCGATCCGTTCAAGCGCGCCAGAGAACTCGTTGTACGGGTCTGGCTGGTCAATCTCCGCTTGAAAGAACTGCGTGATCAACCTCTTGCCGTCAAAGTGCTGTGTACGAACGTGGTCTGGACGGATGCGATAGTTGGGATAGGCCTCTGCGAACTTCAAGAGCGTCTCGCGACGTATGAGCATGAAGCCCGTGCCCAACTCAAGAACTTCAGCCGGCTTTTGTACGTCGAAGTTCGTCTTACCATGCGCGAGGTTGAACACGTAGTCGCCGACGAAGTTCGAGAGGATGTCAGGGTTCTGTAGGTCAGGCACTGGGTTGTTGGGGTCGCCGTATCCCTTGTCTACTGCGAGACGTATCTTCTCCCACGAGATGCAGTTATGAACGACGTAGCCAGAAACTATAAAATTGTGATTGTCCTCAACGCCTATGTCGTACTGGTCTCCCTGATCAGACGCCTCTTCGATCGCTCTTACTCGAGCGATCGAGTATGGCAGCCGCTGTATAGAAGAGTAGTCAAACCTATCAGGCGACCTCAAGCTCTCTGGTATTTTATAGAGCATGCAGTCTGGAGCGTAGCGAGATACAATGTTAAGGAGACGGTCACTGTCGACTCGCTTAAATCGTAACCTCGTACCCCCATTATACGAGAAGGTTGACGGATCGAACCCCATACCTCTCAACTTAGAGATCAATAAGTCGATGTCAGAGCTAGAGAAACACTCTGTGCATAGGTGCGCTATGCCGTTAGAGCTCCTCGTGAAGCCGTCGTCCATGTACCAAAACGAAAGAGCGGCTTCATCTATCAAGTCTACTATGCTTGATATCTCTTTCTTTCCGTTCTTGTAGAGAAGTGACCTCAAGAGCTTTGTTTGAGCGTTAACCGGCGTATAGAAGCCACTCGCTTTGAACTTGCCGCCAAAAGACTCAATGACTCTGTCGCGAACTTCGCCGCCAAAGATGCTAGCCTTCAGCTCCGCATACTCACGAAACGCAGCCGAATGGACCACTGCGACTTGGCCGTTCTTCTTGACGCTAGCATCTCCTAGCAAGGTACCTACAAGAAAAGATATCTGCTGAGAAGAGTAGGCTAAGTTCTCACTCAAGAACCCGGAGCCGCCTGGCTTCCTAACCACGTAACAGCCGTCTATATTATCCGCTGCCAACCAGTCTAATGTAGGACGAAGAGCGTCTCGCACGATCGCACACTCATGATCGTGCGTCATGGTCTGCTTTCTCTTATTTACCCCTTCTGTAACCAACTTAACCCATCGCTTTGGAGAAGCAGGCCTGAATCGAGAATGACTCACCACCCTCTTAAACTCTAGCTTCGAGCCGTCCTCAGACAGACTCAACACCTTGCCACTATATTTCCCTGAAACTAGTTTTTTAATCGGCTGCTCGCCATCCTCCGTAAGAACAAGAGCGCTCCCAGGCAAGGACTTCTTCGGGTACGGACCACCAAGAATGTCGTACTCGTTTGGTGGCTCCGTCAAGGAGAGCGCGAGCATGCTCAAAACGTCTTTAGGACGAAAGCCGATGTCAGAGTCGATAAAGAGCAGGTGGGTCGCGTTGCTGCGAAGAAACTCGTCCGCGCAGTAGTTACGCGCTCGCGTTATGAGCGACTCATTAAAGAGGTAGTATGACTGGAGCTCGACACCCGCGTTCTTGAGCTCTGTTTGTAAAGCCTGTATCGACTGCACAAACGTCCCGGAGCACTGGCCGCCGTACATCGGCGTAGCTACGAAGATCTTGCACTTCTGAAGCTCCTCTAGTGGTACTCCGATCTTCACGTCTTTGAACTCTCCTCATTGAAGTTCAGAAGCAACAGCGCATAGTGAATGATCTTCATAAGATCAGACCTACGCGTCGTACCCGACTTCTTGCCGAGTCGCGTAGCGTACTTCAAGATGCTGCCGCTAGCGAAGCCTGGAAGGTTGCCAGACGCTTCGATAAGGTCGATGGCCTGAGTCTTGTTGGGATCGCGCGCGTAATATGAGCCGTACGTGCTCGCGACGTAGTCAAGCACCTCGCCCACGAGCTTGCCCTCGTTGTACTTGAACGGCGCTGTAAGGGCCTCTCTAGAGAGCTCGAGACCGTTACTGAAGACGTAGTCCTTGCTGTCTGAGTCTGGGGACGGTAGCAACGTCATGAGAAGATCCCTTCTATGGTTGGCTTGTCATCAATGAGCGACTCGTGCGTCTGGCGATGGTTTGACTGAAACACGTAGTCAGCTCGTATCCTCGGCCGCTCTCCTTCGAGCGCCGCGCGAACCTCCTCCACCATGTCGCTGGCGGTGCCCACGGGCACGTTCTGACAGACGTGGTTGAGGTTGCGCTTGGGACTCAAGAGCTCAAAGTCGTCTGGAAGACCCATGATAGCCATGCACTCCCTGTAGGAGAGGTGACGGTCCTCCACTGGGTGAGCGACGTTCGTCGGCAGGTAGCCGACAAAGGCTCCGATATAGTCCTTCGGCAGGTTTATGGACCTACGCATCATGCCGCTGTCTGTGCCGAACTTCTTTGACACGCGTTCACAGAAAGCGGCTGTTCGTTCCATGTCATGCGCACGAAGCCAGTCAGCTGCGTCCAAGAACGCCTGAGCCGGCTCTTTACCAGGCACGTGACTCTGAACGATGTCCAGTATCTGAGTCGTCTTTTCTAGCCCGGCGACTATGTCTCGATGAGACGCGCCGTCGAGAAGCGCCTCGCGAGCGTACGTGTAGAGTGGGTCGGCTGTTATCTTACCAGGACGCACGGGCTCTGTCTGGAAGTTGCCGTGTGGAGCGCTGATAAGATCTTCGATCTTGACGTGCGGCCGTGCGTAGTAGTTGAGTAGCGGAACGTGATTGCCGCGCCAGAAGAAGTAAAAGGTGCGCTCGCGAATCTGAGGCACCCCGTGAAGCAACGACTTGGTCTTGTAACAAGACATCACGTACCCGTGCTTCTTACCGACCTCTCGAATCTTCTCGCGTACAGGGGTGCCCATCGCTGTAGACAGCGCCGGAGCGTTCTCTCCCCAGTACACCTCTGGGCGCATCTCACCCATGACGTACTCTGCGCACGTCGTCATCCACTCATTTATTGGGTTGAGTGGACTGGCCTTCTTTGAGAGCGTAGACAGACCGGCGCAGGGACAGGTGCTGTGAACCACGTCGATCTTACCAGCCGGGCGCTTGTCTCCGTTATCAACGAGCACGTAAGGAACTTCACCCTCGTAGTAGTTCACCAGGTGCGAGTCGTTTGAGGAGAACGGCGTCCACGACACGAGGTACTCGGGACGATGACCGAGCACCTTGCCGTGAGCGATGTCCATGCCCCCGATGAGCGGGATGATTCCGACGTACTTCATTCGCCTCTTTCTAGTCGAGTGAGTGGTGCTAGAGCAGTTAACTTTACGCGAACAGCTCCTCGAGAGCGTCGTCTCGCTTCTCTTGAGATGATTTCCACGCGGCTTTCCATGATATCTCAGCCGCTAGCTTTGTTATGCCGCCCCACTCTCCCGAGGAGGCTTTCTTCTCGTAGAGCCTAACGAATCGAGGAAACTTCGCCTTTAGCTGGCGCATGCTCTCGTTATGCCGCTCGACGGTTCGTAGGTCAGTGATGCCCCCGGGCGTCTGTGTCGGTGTCGGGCAAGTCCTGTACCTGGTGGCCACTCGGTTTTGGTAGCCCATAGTGAGCAGCTGGAGAACAACGTTGAAGTCCTCTGCTGCCCAGATGTCGTTCCAGTCGAGCTTGTCGAGCGGCAGAGTGCGGCTGTTGTAGAAGTGCGACGCAGACTGACGGAAGTTCTGGTGATACGGTCGCTCATTCGGGGGGTTCCAGCGAACGTCCAGACCACACGTCACGAACTCGTCGAGCCACTCGTCTAGAACAGAGAACATGACGTCGAAGCCCTCTGGCTCAAGACGCGTGTTCCACTGGGGGTACTTGTCCTTCTCGGTGGCGAGTCTCGTGTAGGCGAAGCTGCAGATGTCGTCGTCAAACACGCCGTACTTCTCGACGCCGTTGTCACGAGCGTGGTGGCATATCCACTCTCGCACTATCGCTGGGCCTTGGCCCTGCACGTCACACAACAGCGTGTTGTAGCCAGCAGCCTCGTGCATGTCGCGATCGCGCTCGTCAACCACGAGCCGCGTGATGTCGCGCCACTTTTGAGGAAGCTGCTCTACAGTGTGCTGTGTCGGCCTGCGCCAGGTCGGAACGTAAATGGCTTCAATCATTCAATGCTCTCAACGGTTCGCTCACCTCTAGGTATGCTCGCAAGCCCTCGATCTGAACGGTAACGAAGCATTGGTCGTTCATCTTCCTGTTGCGACCAGAAGGGTGAGGCGCGACGTAGTGATCTACGCCTGCACGCATCAGACAGTAGCTTACAAAGTCACCAAGAGCCACCACTCGCTCGTACCCTGATACGCTACGAGAGAGGTCGCCAAAGTCGACCATGCCTCTTGAGTAGTCGCCTGGAGTCAAGACGACGTTCGTAAAGTCATACGTCGTCTCACCACAATAAGTCATCCACCTATGCACCCTAGCTAGGGTGCTGCCAGCAGTGATAGAGCGAGCAGATGACGGGTTGATGCCGACGACAATCACTCGCCTTCGATCACCGTCTCCACGTACTCTATACCGGCACCCCGGAAGTAGCTCCTGGTTCTCTCGGTACTCTGCTGCCATTCTGTCTTCACCTTGGATCGAGGGTACGCGACAACGACTCGCTTGACACCGACCTGCATGACTCCAAGAGAGCACAGGTGGCACACCTGGCACCCATAGACGTACAGCGTCGAGCCCTTCAGCGACACGCCGTTCTCTGTGGCGTTGTAGATGCCGTTCTTCTCAGCGTGCACCGTCCTAGCAAGCTTCTCGTCGCGGTCGTGATAGAACAAGTCGTTGTCTGGCATGTCCCGTGGAAAGCCGTTGTAGCCGATAGAGAGGAGACGTCTCTCTGGAGAGACGTAAACCGCTCCGACACCGGTCGACGGGTCCTTAGACCACGTCGATACGAGCTTCGCTATCTCTAGAAACCGCTTGTCCCACTTTGACGGCTCGCTCCTGGCAAGCACCGCCTCGATAGGGTCTGAAAAGACGTTAGAAGAGCGTCGTTTAAAGAGACGCTCTAAGACGCGTTTGATGCCCAACTGTCGTCTCCATAGAGCTCGACGTAACGCGCCTTGGTGATGGCGTCTTCGCCGGTCTCGACATAATGACGCAAGAGATAGAACTGATGCTCGTACAGATGGAGACTCGCCGCGTTCCAGTGAATAACGCCGACGTCCACATCCAGGTCTTGCGCTAGCTTCTCTAGGACGTGCCGCTGCCACGCGTGGTCGTTTCGATAGCCGGCCCATGCGTCGTTCGATCGCATCTGAACGACTGCGTCGAGCGCTCCGTCACGGATCAGATAAGACACAGCGTTGGTGCATATGAAGTCGCTTCGACCGTCGCGATTGTAGTCGTACCACATAGACGGGCGTTGGTAGATCATCACTGCTCGTCGAGAAGTGCGTGACCTCTTTAACTCTTTAAAGACGTGCCTGTACTGCTCATAGTTCTCCATAGAGTATATGAGATAGCCGTAGTTCGAGTTGATCAGCGACCGACCGTCTTTGGACGACGCTTCTTTCCAGATCTTAGGAGGACCACCTGGTATGTCGTCAACGCTCAGAGACATTGACTCGTACCACTCGAGCTCCCTACGAACATAGCTCTCGTTTGGAAGACCAAAGATGTGATCTTCGTCAGCGACGAACGACCGGCCGACAACCTCAACCAGGCGTACACCCGTCTTGTCGATCACGAACTCATTGTGCTCAAACTTGCGAGCGAACAGCTCTCTAACGTCTTCTACGTGCGGCTCGAGCACTCGTTACCCTCCACCGGACGATTGAACGCGTCGAGACCCACGTTCAGCTCTTGACCATCCATCTTGCCCCTCATGTAGGATATTGCAAAGGAGAGGTAGTTGATGGCGTCTCGAAACGTGTCTTCAAGAGCTTCGTTAGAGGGAACGAAGCTCGAGTCAGCCTCATACGCCTCTATGATGGACCTGGCCCGAAGCAGCTTCTGCCAGATCATGTCAAAGATCGTTGACACCCCCCGGCGATAGTGCATCGCTTGTCGAACGCTTGAGGCGGCGTTCTGATAGTCATGGTCCTTCTGCACCTGAAGCGCACCGCACTCTGCAAGCACTCGAACAGACTCACGAGCGTAGTCGCCCGTACGAACCATCTCAGCGTATCGAGCGAACCACGGGTCCTCTCTGTTAGGGTCAGCGGCCTCGATCACTTCAAGAAACTCCTTGTGTCTCTCGTTCTTAAGCGCCGTAAGACCTGCTTTGGAAGCAGTGAACTCAGTGGTCCATTCCGTCATGAGTCTTCTCCAGAAAACAGCTCTACGAGTCTGCCAGCGAGCCCGTCGACTCTCGGCGACTCCCAGCCTGGTGGCTTGATAAGGTCGGGCAAACCCAAGGGGTTCGGCCGACCAGGCTTGACGCCAGGCATCTTCGCCATGTTGGCGGCGTGAACCCGGTTCCAGGCCTCGTAAGCCTCGGCGTCGAACAGCACCAACGCGCCGATCGTGAACACAGCGAGGTCAATGAGACCGTCAAGGACGTCTTCGCCCGTTTCAGCGTCACGAATCTCGTCGACCTCTTCCTGGATCATGCGCAGCCGCAGCTGAAAGAACTCTCTCAGCGTTTCACTGTCCATAGATCGAACTCGGTCGAACACCTTAAACTTCTCGGACATCTCAGAGACGTCCGCTACCCAGTCTTTACTCAAGCTCTTTTGCCTCTCCGTTGTCTATGACTATCATAACACGCAAGAACAACACGCGCAACAGAAAGAAGCTGCGGTGCGCGTCAAACCCCTTTCCTACAGGCGGAGAGTACGCCACGTGCACTCTCCACTGATAGGGATTGAGGTCTATCGCGACAGACACGTTGCTGTGCTTAAGATAACTTCCCACTCTGTCTGCTCCTGTCCCACCTTCGCATCGCTCGATCACGATTCATCCTAGAAGCCCTGTCAAAGAACAGCACTCCGCTAAGATGATCTAGCTCGTGCTGAAAGGCTCTCGCAGTCATTCCTGTAAGGAACCTAGACTCAGTCTCGCCGTTGGGCGTCTGGTACCTCACTCTGACGTCTCGTGGCCTGGACACCTTGACTATCAAGCCTGGAAAGCTAAGACAGCCCTCTTCGAGGAGGACCTGCTCAGAGCCCCAGTGCACTACGCGTGGGTTATAACAGACGATGTTAGGCTCTGCAGCGAGTGCGAACACGGCGAAGCGATGCTCGGGAGACGTGTCAAAGTCGCTGGCTGTCTGGTTAGCAGACAGCCCGATGCCGTTGCTGTCGAGCATGAGCTTCGCTAGCTCTTTAGCGTACGCCACGGGATCAAACGGCGGGTCGGCGAAGTTGAAGGGTGCGCACGGCGTACGTAAGACGTCACTGTTCATGCTCAAGAGGCGCATCGCTTGCTCCGTATCGTAGCTCTCTTGAGCAGGTAGTCGTACTGAAGCTCCAGAAGACCGTTTGGCCCCCTAAAGGTGCAGGAGTACACGTCCCACTCCAAGTTCTCGTTCTCGTCGAGATGACCGACGTGTCTCCAATGAGACACGACGCTCTGAATCTCAAAGGTAGAGAGCTCTCGAATCGAGCCGTCAGACTCTTTAACAGTGACTCTCAACGGAGGAACGTACGTCCCCCATCGCTTGAGATACGGCTCTAGAGCTCTAACGAACGCGTAGGTCTCGTCGTCGTCTGTACAGACAGCTGCTGCAAACACCTCTTCAGCGCGACGTTCTAGACTCCGAAGGTCTCTATCGAGCTCATGCGCGTCCACCGGCACCCCACTTATCAAGACCAGACTCGATAGCGTCAGAGATCGCAGCCGCTAGCTCGTCGATGTCAAGAGCCCTCGCGTCAATGACGCGATCAGAGCCGTAATAGTTCATGCAGTTGAACGGAGAGTCGATGCCGCCGATCGGCTCGAACTTGACGTTCGTGTAGTAAGAGATGATGAGGCACTTGTCGAATGCGTAGCCCATCTCCCACGCGGTGCCGTTATCCTCTGCATCCATGCAAGCGACGATCACGTCGGCTTCGTTAATGGCCGATCTCAGCTTGCTGGAGACGAACGCGCCGGTCCGGCCCTCGATGTCAAGGTACTGAGGCAGATACACCTCGTAGCCGAGCTTCACGAGTGCGTCACCGAGAACCATGTTCTGCGTTCGCTCTCCAAAGGTGAAGAGCGGGGCAGCGATGTAGATCTTCGTATTGGTCATTCCGACTCCGTCATCTTAGAAAAACCACTGGTCTTCTCAAAAGAGAGTATCACCGGAAACTTGTCAGTCTCCATCCCGTGCGATATTATGAACGTGTTCGTTCCCTTTGTCAACTGGTTCAGCAACTTAAAAAACTCTTCAGTGCCCTCCTCGTCGAGCGCGCTGTTAAGGATCTCGTCCATTATCAGGAGGTTGGTGTCTGAGCTGCTACGCATCGCAGCCAGTGATCGCCATGTAAAGAGGATAGCGACGTTCATTCTGAACTTCTCACCCTCAGAGAACGAGTTGTACGACTCGCCGTCCTGACCGTTGACGCGGATGCTCTCCCTAAACTCCTCATCGAGGTTAAAGCTGCATACGAACTCTAACGCAGCGAGGTACTTGTTGATCAGCTTGTTGATGACGGGGATGTAGCGTGAGATTATTCGAGCCTTTATGCCTCCGTCGTGAAGCGCCTGCTCAGCGACTGCCTGGGCGCGACGGCGAGTAGACAGCTCTGTTATGCGTCTCTCGTCCTCTCTCAAAGCCGCCTCGATCTCACCGGTACGGTCTTCACCAACCTGAGATAGAATCTGAGCACGGGCCTCTTCTATCTCAGCCCGAATCTCCTCAAGCCTGGCGCGTAGCATCCTCTCCTTCGTCTCTAACGTGGTTATCTGTCTGGAGACAGCTGAAGCTCTTGTCACGAGGCTACTGATCTCGTTCTGTCTCAGAACCAGTCGTGCTATCTCAGCGCGAAGCTTCTCCTGACCAAGCTCTAGCTCTTCGTCATGATCGCCAAGCGCGAGCACCCGTGACTCACGAAACTCGTCGTCGATCTCTTGAGTGCACGTCGGACACGCAGTGCTCTCTGAAAAGAAGGAGATCTTCTTCTTGACGTCTCTCCTCTTCTTTGACATGGAGCGCTCGAGCTCGCCAAACCGTCTGACGTTCTCGGAGACGGCGGTTCCGTCTGCGGTGAGCCTTAAGAGCTCGTCTCGCTCTGAAGACAGCTTCACGCGATCGCCCTCGCTCTCCGCTATCTCGCTCTCTACAGACGCAAGAGCGCTCTCACGAGACGATATGACGCGTTCGATGCTCTCGAACGTCTTGTTAGCGTGCTCCCTAGCTACAGCCAGGCGCTCAGCGTTAATGCGTCGAGAGCTCTCTGCACTAGAGAGCTCTCGCTCAAGCTCTGTTATCGCGCCACGTAGCAGCGCGTTCATGACGCTGAAGATCTCGATGTCAAGGAGGTCCTCGACGACACGTCTGCGATCACCAGCTGGAAGACTCATGAACGGCACGTAACCGGCGCTACCCAGCACCACGACCTGAGAGAACGACTTGTGGTTCATCTTCAAGACGGATCGCTCAAAGACCTGTTGATAGTCTCTCTTGTCGCTGTCTTGATAAACGAGCGCGTCGTTCTTGTAGACCTCGAAGATCGCTGGGTTCATCCCCCGAACCACTAGGTACTTCGCGCCGTTGGTTTCAAGCTCCACCTGGACCTCTAGGCCCTTGCGCGTCACGCGATTCTGCAACTTGCCAAGCTTGACCTTTCGATACGGTCGGCCGTAAAGACCGTACATCAGAGCGTCGAGCATCGTGCTCTTGCCAGAGCCGTTCTTACCTACGATGAGCGTGGTGGGAGCAGCGTCGAGGCGAACCTCCGTCCACGCGTTACCGGTCGAAAGAAAGTTCTTCCAACGTATGGACCTAAAGATGATCATTCACGAGCCGCGATGTTGAGGGCCTCCTCGTACAGCCCAGCTATGATAGACTCGGTGAGTGGCCTGACGTCTTCGTCCATTCTCATGGCGGCGAGATAAGAGTGGATCATCGTCGGTGTGTCTTCCACGTCCTCTGCCAGCTCTCTGTCAGACACCATGTCTGCACCGTGATTGTCTTCAACGACAGACAGAGACTGAGGGTCTTGAGCGAGAATAGCGTCTGTGTAGTTCTCGAACCATATCGGGTTCGTACGGCTCTTCGTCACGACGCGAACGACGCAGTCTTGAAGGTCGCTCGGCACCGGCTCTAGCTCTGCGAGTCGCTTTCCCTTGTCGTCGTAAAAGAGCTTTCTGTGGATCCTGAGTGGGTTCTGAACGTACTCCAGCTCGCGAGTCTCTGTATCGAGTACGTGAAACCCTCGGGCGTCATTGTAGTCAGACCAAGTGAGCTCATAAGGAGCACCAAGGTAATGAATCCCGCCCCTAGAAGACTTGTGATGATAGTGGCCGCTAAGCACGAGATCAAAACGAGAGTATAGAGATGGGTCGACGCCCTCTGGCCTCGAGACCCCCCTGTACATCTCGAACCCGGCGAGCTCGAGGTGGCCGAACACGACCTGCGCATCTGTCTTCTCCAGTAGTTCGTACGTCTCGACGACGTTCTCAGCGCACACCCACGGAACAAGGGCGACCTTGAGTCCGTCGAGGTCAACCTCTGTCGGAGAGGAGTGAATCGCTATGGGGTACGCGCCGAACAGCTCCCGAACTGCGTTGAGCTCGTTGGTGTTCTTGTAGTGAGTGTCGTGATTGCCGACAATGAGGTCTAGAGAGTAGCCGCATCGAAGACACTCGTCTACGAACGTCTCACGAACGTCTCGAAGCGTCTTGAAGTTGATGTACTTCCTACGGTCAACCAGGTCGCCCAGGTGAAATATTCGAGTTATCCCTCGGCGTTTCAGCTCTGGAAAGAAGACCTCTCGATAGAACCTTGAGAAGTACCGAGAGAACGCTGCAGAGTCTCCCCTAGCTCCCCAGTGCGTGTCCGAAAGAAGAGCGATTTTCATTTAGTGCAGTTCTCGAAGCGCCAACGTCGCATGGCTCCAGCTCCACCGACGCGTCCACATCTCGGACACTTAACCTGCTTCACTGGAAGGTCCTTTCGTGAGTTTGGTCTTCCTTTGTTGACCGGCACCAGCTCTCCAGAAAGACACCTGACATCTGTGTTCTTTACAGAGAATGCGAGCTGCATGTTCCTCCGAAGAGAACAATATATCACTATCCGATCTGTCGTGCAACGCTTGTTCGCTTCGATCCTCGCTTACGAGGAATCTTTTTCTCGAAGCTCGAGATGAGTCGGTTAGCGCCGTCGTGATGCGATCGCTCTATAACGACTCGGTCGCTCTCATCTACGCGCATCTCAGCGTCTGTGGCGAAGTGCTCGTAGCTCTTAGCTCGAATGTAAGACTGCTTCCTCTCTTTCTGGATGCGTCTCAGAAACGCGTTCCAAGCTATCTGGGTGAAGTAGCCGAAGGGGTTAGACGTCTTCTGGGGATCAAAGTTGCGAACCGCGGCCATGCAGTTCTCTATAGCGTCACCCACCATCTCGTCTCTGTACGTGAACCTGACAAAGTTGGGTCGACGCGAGAGACGCTCACAGATGAGCATCACGGCCTCACCGACATAAGAGGGAACGCGAGCGTCTTCGTTCTCCTCTATGTCGTGACGATAGTCAATAAGGACTGAATAGAGCTGCTTGTTGTTTACGTAGTGCATATTACCTTGCTAGGCACCTGTGAAGTAAAAGAGGGGTTGACAACCATTCTCGGCCATGATACTCTAGCTCCAGACTTGCTCAACACTAAAGCACCAGTTGCACCGGTTGCTGAAAGCGTGAGTCGCTTAAAGAGCAAGTGACGCGAAGCGATCGCGACGAAGGAGCGATCAAAACGGTGCATGTGTTGCCCTTCGGGCGGAAACGCTTCGCGTTTCCCGTCTAAGCTCTTAGTGTATCGTGTTCGAGCTAGGCGACAAGAAGCGATCTTCAACGTCCATCTTTTGCTGATAGACAGGCTCTGGAGACGACTCTCGCAACACTCGCTCAAGAGTCGTGCTCGCAACGTTGGTTGCGTTACGGAGTGACGGCAGCCATATTCGTCGAAGGTACTTGAGTGAGACCTCGTAGTAGCTCCTCAGACTCTCTTCTGCCAAGTCAGCAAAGAAGACCTGTCTTCCGTCAATGTCGATCTCACGAGACGTGCCGAACTGGTTAAGCGGGGTCAGTACAGTTGACGAGTTCGCGTTTCCGTTCTCGACCCGCTGTAGAACCAGCGGGTCTGTCAGTCTCAGTCGAGTTCCGTCGGGTGTCGCGCTGACCCTGCTTACAAGCTCTTTACCGCTAGTCGTCACCACAACCATTACTGGCTGGGAGCTCAACGGTGACGACGCGATAGTCGAACTTTTCTCTGGCATAGAGCCTTACTCTTTTCTCCATGTGCTTGAGCGCATAGTTCTCATCGCCGTTCCATGAGAGGTCGTCTGCGACGTCGTACAACACGCATCGGGACTTTCCCTCGTTGAGCCTCAAGCCGCGCCCTATGGCTTGAAGTGTCTGGATCTTGGCCTTCGACGGCGCAGAAAAGATCAGTCTCTCTATACTAGGTATGTCTACGCCCTCTTGAAACGTTCCGACAGACGCTACTATGAGAGCGTTCTTTTCGAGCGACACTATCTCTCGAATCTCTTCTCTGACGTCTGCATCTACCGTCCCAGCGACGAAGTACGTCTGCGTGCCTAGACCGGCGATCTTGTCGAACAGTGGCACGCCGTGCTTCTCCACTCGAGAGAACAACAGAAGAGCGTTGCCCTGCGCAGCGCTAGACTCAGCGAGCCTGGCCAAGAACGCGTTGCGCCTCTCATGAGCGTTAAGGAAGTCGATCTCCTCAGCGTACTTCTTTGCGCCTGCAGTCGCCGCTGCTGTGTTGCGTGACACCCGCGCCTTTCTCGACAAGAGCTCTTGTCGATCGACGTCCGAGTACCTAAGAACAACCACGACGATCTCGAGCGGAGACATGTAGCCCCGCTCCATGAGCTCGCTGGTCGTAGCAGCGGCGCCGTCAGACGTCACCGGGACGTATACCGGCCCGAACAGGCCCTCGAGAACCAGCTTGTGCACCTGGGTGTCGTCGAGCGAGCCGGTGAAGCCGTAACGATACTTACAGCCAGGCGCCTTCTCCATGATGCCTGTGAGGCTCTTTGCGGTGAACCTGTGGGCCTCGTCTCCCTCTATGACGTCGAACTGCGACAGCCACTCTGGAGGAAGCTCGTATATCGACTGCCACGTTGAGATGACGATCGGCTTGCGAGTGCTCTTGTCAGCGCCAGCCGAGATGACGTGGATGTCCTGGCTCGAGCTTCCGTACCTCTCGAACGCCTTCTGGGTCTGTGCGATCAAGTTCAGTTTCGGCTCGATGACGAGGGTCCTGCGCTTGTTCTTCTGATGCCAGCGCGCCATGGCCCACTCGACGAGCGTCTTACCCGAAGATGTCGGGAGGAGAACGACACCTCGATCTGCGTTGATCAGGTGCGCGATCGCGTCGAACTGATAGTCGCGCGGCTCAAGTTTCAGTCCCAGGTCTTTTATGATCGCGCCGACGTTCCAGCCAGCAACCTCTGGCTCTGGCTCGACGTACTCGTAGCCGCGAAGTTCACAGAACTCGCGCACCTTGTAGGCGAGGCCCGCGTAGACGAGTCGAGTCCTCTTGTTGAAGAGGTGCACCGTGCCGTCCCAGCGACGCTTCTTGAACGCGTAAGAGTGCTGATAGCCCGGCGGCTGAAACGTGAGCCAGTCATGCAGCTCCTCGGCGGCGGAGTCCTCGCACGAGACGAACGAGTACGTCTCGTTATAACGCTTTAGAGCCAGTACGCCGTTTAATGGTTTCAATGTCCCTGTCATTGTGTCTTCCAACTCACCCAGCCACTTGCTTTCCTTTTGATCCAGACCGCTTTCATTCCATCAGATATTCGTTTTCTTTCGACATTCGACTCTAAAAACTTGCGGCGTTTCAAACTCTGCGCTTTTCGTCTTTCTGGATCGCAGTTGTAAAATTTTATTTTCTCTTTAACGGCTTCTTGATTCATTCCTTTACGAGTGGCTTCACTGATCTGGCGCCGTTTAGCTCTAGTCATCTGTTTACTAACAGAGGCGCTTATTTTTTCACACACCATTTTCGAACCTGGAAAGGCTGTCCAATGACCAGTGCCGCCAAGCTTAAGATTATAATATCGGCGCTTGATCTCTTCAGGCTTGATCATAGAGAGCCAGCGCTCTTCCTCTTTAAGCAGGTCAGCCCTCGTTGATGAAATCCTAGCAATGACTCTTCGCTTAAAATCATCAGGTCGACGCTTGTATGCTTGTGTCATCCAGCTAGAAGAGCAGACGTAGCCGTCATCCTCCCGTCCCCAGTGGGACCCTACGTAGTACCTCTTGTGTTTTCGGTCTCTCCAGACGTAGACGAAGCCGTACTTCTTATCCATAGCTCCTCTCCTTTAAGAGCTATGTATGTATTTCACCCGCCCTGCTTCCACTTCTCGTCTTCGACTGCGTTCTTGATAGCTGCGTGTCGCCAGTTGATCTGGCGAACGATCTCCTCGAGCACCCTAACCTTCTCTGTTTGAAGCGTCACCCTAGCCTCGATGTCCTGCATCTCTTTGTCTGCGGAGAGGTACAGGTCGAGGTCTGCGCGTAACGGCGCTCCCCGCGCCGGGTACCTCCATCCGAGCTCGCGAGACTCCTTGGTCTCGCCGGTAAGGAGCCACTCGTGCTTTTTCAGCTTGAGTCGTGACTGTTGCTGTTTTAACATCGAGAGCAGCAGCTTCTCGTCTGAGTGACGGCGCAGCCATCGGGCGTGAAGCTGAGGTATGTCAGCGCTCTCTCGTCCGAGCTCCGACATGTCGATCTTGCTGTCCTCTGCCCAGGACTCATGTATCTCTTCTATCTTCATTGGCGCTCGTTTCGGTCTTTACGAACAACGATACACTATTGCGGCGCCGTTGTCAACGAGACTATACTCTCGAAGCGTCGAACGTGGTGTACATGAACCTGGCTGTGGCCTCTGCGTACCTCGTCGCGTCGTCGTCTGTTCGAAACTCCATGCCGCTGAGCGCTATGGGGAACGCGTCGTGATAGACGAACGAGAAGTTGAGCACGCGAGAGCTGTCAAGAAGACCGACCACGAGCTCGCTCTTGAGCCCCTCACCGAGCATGCTTCTTGGTACGCTCGCCAGCTCTGCGTACTCTCCGAACTCGTCAGGAAACCCGAGGCCCTTCAACCAGGCGTATACCTCTGTCCAGTTACGGAGGTTCTCGTCAACGAGAAAGCGCACCTCCAACGGCTCGTACGAGACGTGCTCACCAGAGTCGTACACTCGGGTGAGAGGCGTAGGCATAGAGACCTCTTGGATCGAGACTCCAGGAATCGTGATGCCCTTCACGAAGAAGTTCGTCGTCGGCAGCTTCTTTACAAAGAAGCTGAAGTCTACGGGTTGGAGAAAGTTTACGTCTTGCGGCGTTCTGTCTAGTGCGGTCATGAGCTCCTCTTTGTGGTATTTATGAGTTGACCCAGGTCGTGAAAGATGGTATCATGCGTCTCATGAAAGAGTACTTAGACCTTTTAAGACGCGTGCGCGACGAGGGGAGCTGTCGATCAGACAGAACAGGAACCGGCGCGATATCGCTCTTCGGTCCCCAGCTAGAGATCGACATATCAGAGCGGTTTCCACTGCTCACTACGAAGCGCGTCTTCTTCAAAGGAGTCGTTGCAGAGCTTCTCTGGTTCATATCCGGCAACACGAATGTTGGATACCTCAAAGAGAACGGCGTGTCTATCTGGGACGAGTGGGCAGACGGGAACGGTGATCTCGGACGGGTGTACGGCGCGCAATGGAGAGAGTTTCGCGGCTACGACGGGCGCTCTGTTGACCAGCTCTCCGAAGTCATTGAGCGGATCAAGACGTCTCCATATGACAGGAGGCTGATAGTGTCCGCTTGGAACCCAGCAGAGCTGGACGAGATGGCTCTCCCGCCGTGTCATCTCCTTTACCAGTTCTACGTCTCGGGAGACTGGCTCTCGTGTAAGATGTACCAGCGCAGCGCTGATATGTTTCTCGGGGTGCCGTTTAACGTGGCGTCTTATGCGCTGTTGACCGCTCTCGTGGCGCGTCTCGTTGGCCTGAAGCCTGAGAGGCTGATAATTAGCTTCGGAGACGCTCACATCTACCTAAATCACTTGGATCAGGTAGAGCGCCAGCTCTCAAGAGAGCCGAGAGAGCTTCCGAAGCTCTCGATACTTGACAGAGGACAGAGGTCTATAGACGACTTTCGTCTTGAAGACGTTAAACTAGAGGGTTATGACCCGTTGCCAGCGATCCAGGCGCCTATAGCGATATGATAGTCGACAGTCTCATAAAGCTCTTCTACAAGTACTCTCCACTTGTAGAGGTTCTCATGCAGAACACAGAGGACATTCAAGACGTCGTCAAGGCGTCCGAGCCTCTACAGAACGAGGCGAAGAGGCTGTTGGTGACCGCCGCTCCTGTGATCGCTCGACTGTTTGGAGACCTTCGTGCGTCTTTGCAGAAGACCTCTAGCGTTAAAGAGGTCGACTGGTCGAAGAAGCGGGTACAGCTGGCTCTGAAGAAGCTCGGCTACGACCTCGTAGTTGACGGTGACTGGGGACCTCGCACTCGTGCGTGCATCGCTGACTTTCAGACGTCTCACGGCTTGCTGGCAGACGAGTGGCCTGGTCCAAAAACGCTCCTCAAGTTGAGCGTCGAACTCATAGCGAGGAGACGATGGAACGAGACGATGTCGGCGAAGCTCTAGAGACTTCTACGCCTCTAGAGTTCTCTAACTGGTCGGTGCTGCTGCCTCACTGGGTCAGCTTCTCTATTAGAAAGATGCGCTCTAAGAAGCACACTCCGATCGCGATGCTCTTTTTCAGTCCGTTAGGCGCTACCAAGCCAGAGTGCCTGGGGATGCCTGTCGGCGGCGTGTTTGACACCGCCCAGGACGCGTTTGACTGGATCGAAGAGTTCGGTGTTAACCTGTTTCCGTGTCCGGTGGCTATGATCGTTGCGGTGACCGGTGACGACGGAGAGGTGCAGACTTCTTGGAAGATACAGAGGTTCGATGACGAAGAGTAAGACTATTCAGGACCAGGCGGAGGGCATGCTGTCCACGTTCTGGCCAAACGAGTGGAAGCTTACGCCCGATCAACGCGAGCACGTTGCTCGACTCATGGCGGCGTTCGCTTACGCGCAGACCTCGAAGGCGCTCGTGGAGCTGGTTCGCGAGCATAACAACGGGAGACTGAAGCCTTGACTATGAAGCCCTCTATCGCTTGGTGGCTCGACATTCCTGTCAACGCCGCTCCGCACCGTCCGTCTCGCTATCATCGCCGTCCTGGCACAAGCCGGCTTCGTCTGACTGAGTGGTCGGGTGTCAAGAAGCGCGCTCGAGCTCTTCGGCGCGAGGGCGGCCCGCCGGTCGTTGTCAAAGAGCCGGAGCTCTATCTCAACGCGTCTGTGTTTCGTTCGGCGGCGTAACGATGCTGACGTACTCTAAGCTCAGCGCTGGTGACGTGATCGTTGCAGAAGACGGTCACGACTGCCTGGAGCTCGGCGCCAAGGTCGTAGTGAAGTCCAACGAGGGCTTCTTCTACGTTCCATGCGCCCGCGGCCTGCACTTCTTGTCGCCAGACATTGACGACGATCACGTAGCGGGCTTTAGTCATCTTGAGGAGAGAGATGCGAGTCATATGCGTTGACGACAGCTTGTCGGAAGACGGCGCTCCGTCAGGACTCGTCCTTTGGAAGGAGTACTTCGTAAAGGGAACTTGCCACGCCAAGCACCTTAACACCCGTTTGGACGACGTACCAGTCTTGCTGGCTGACTTCGAGCCAGAAGACGCCGGTGTTCAGAGCGTTCATGGCGTTCGTCGTTGCAAGTGCTTCTGGCTCAGTCGATTTCGACCCATCAAGGAGGTCGACGTCTCAGCCATCTTTAAAGTAGAGCTCACTGAGACGAGTGATTGCGAGCTGGAAGATGCATAAAAGAAAAGGGGCCCGTGAGGGCCCCTTTTTAGTTCGTATGGAGCTGTCTTCTTGCGGACCCTTCTCGTAGACGCTGCCGCATCATCGTGCTCCACGTTGGATCTGCCCAACGCTCTGCATGCGTCGTGCTTCGCTTCTTAGGGCCTCTACAGTTGTCGAAGTGCCAGCGCTTCATAGCGAACGACTTCCCAGAGACTCCACAAACTGGGCACGTCACTATGTGTGCGCCGGCGTTTCGTGCTCTTAGTCGAACACCGTTCTCAGCCTTCCATTCAGGTGTGTGTTTTCGTCCGTTCGGTCCTCTAGAAGCTGCTCTAGCTGCAGCGAATCGCTCTGAAATTCTTGAGCCGGTAGCTGCTTCTCTCTCCGCAGCCCTTTTCTGTTTAGCCTCTGATATCTTTCTACCGCGCTCTGCTAGCTGCTCAGGCGTCATCTGCGGCTTTTGACGATCGGTAGACTTTTGTGGTTTTGCTATCTTTTGAAGATTATAGTATTTTATCGATTTTCGAGGGCCGTCACGCGATTTTATTCGAGTGTTCATCTCTTCCGGTTTTATCATCGAGAGCCATCTATTCTCTTCTTCATAAAGATCGAGTCTATTAGAATAAACTCGCTTGACTATACGTCTCTTAAAATCTCTAGGTCTATTGGCGTGTGCGCGTTTCATCCACGGAGAGCTGCATATATACCCGTCATCTTCTCTTCCCCAATGACTACCGACATAGTAGCGATTCTTTTTTGCGTCTCTCCAAACATAAACGAATCCGTAAGTTTCAGACATAAAAATACCTCCAAGTTTCCTCGGAGGTATTTATGCTTAGCAATCCTAAATTTAGGAAGATTACAAAAATGTAATCTCACATCAGGTTCATGACCGCCACGCGGCGGTAGTAGACGTTCGAGTCCTTCACTAGGTTCGCGTAACCTCGCGTGAGTCCCTGAGCGAAGGGGTTCGGGACGACCGCGTATCGGGTCTTGAAGCCGATACGGGGGTGGAAGGTCCCCTGGTCCGTAGCGCGCACCATCTGGAGCGGAACGTACGGGCAGTAGAAGATGCCGGCGTCAAACGGAGACGCGCCTCGGTATCCCATGGTGAAGTACTGACCACCGGCCGAGTACGGGTCGATATAGACCTTGATCCTGCCATTGAGTACGCCAGCGAACGTGTTGCCGGTGTCGTCGACCTGGAGGTTGTTGCCGTTGAGGGCGGGGGTGTAGTCCAGGATGCCAGCCATCTGGAGGGCCGACGCCACGTCGGACGAGCAGATGACGATGTTACCCTTGCCTCGACGGGTGTCCTTCGCGATCTGGTTAGCCTCGCGCTCGAGCAGGAACATCATGCCCTTGAACTTCTCAACGAGCCAGCGGCCGTTGGAGTCGGTGTCGAGGTCGAAGACGCCAGCCGTCGTCGTGTTCGTCTGAGCGCCCTGCTTAGCGCAGACGTTGATCGTGCGGACGAACTCGCGGTTGATCTCAGCAAGGATCTCAGAGGTCAGGATGTCAGAGAGCTCGCTCTCAGCGTCAAGGCCGTGAATGGTCTTGAGGTCCTGGGCCATCTCCATGGTGTAGCCCGCGGCGAGCGCTCGAGAGCCGGCAGTCGCCGAGACCTTCTCGATGCTGAACGCCATCTCAGCGAACGCGGTGTTGGAGTCTGAGCCGAGCGCCTCAGCCTGCGCCGTGCTCATCGCGTCGGCGTAGTTGTAGATGCCCTGTGACGCCAGGTTAGCGTAAGGGAGCGTGTTAGCGCCGGTGGGGTCAAACGGGACCGTACCGGTGTGCTTGTCACCGATGGTGTTGGCGCCACCTACGACGGTTGACCACGCAGTGTTGACCTCGTTGTAGAACGTCTCGTTACCGGCCTGGTTCGCGTAGCGAGATCGCATCGCGAAGATGAGGCTGACCGGGCCCTTCATTGGCTGAACGCCGCCGACGTCGAACGCCATGAGGTTTGGCATGCTTCGCCGAAGCAGACTGATCATGACGGGGTCGAAGATGTCGATGCCGCCAGCGCCTGCCGTAGAGGACGACGCGCCCATGAAGTTCGCGGGAACCGTAGAGCTCGTCTCCGAGATCAGGTTGCGAGCGTCGATCTGGTTCTCGGTGATAGCAACGTGCTCTGTGTTCTCGAGAATCTGAGCGACCACGCGCTTGCGATACGGGTCACGGATGTCACCACCCAGATCGGGGTGCTCGAGGATCGGCCTCCACTTGTTGAGGACGCTTTCCTTGACTACCTGCATTTTTTGGCTCCTCTTTCCCTTCTTCTGGGCGCTGATGAGTTATTTATAAAGCTGCCGAACTTACGCCGGCTGATAGCTGCGCGCGATCTGCTCGGCGTAGCGGCGAACGTTGGCGTCGGTGTACTTGACACCAGCCTCGGGCTGGTCCTCTGTAGCTTCAGTGAGCTGGCGAGTTCCAGTCTTTTGGGACGCTCGAGCCTTCTGTGTGAAGGCGCTCTCTCGAAGAGTGAGAACCTTCTTCTTGAAGGTGTCTTCATCCTCGAAGTCGATGCTCTCTGAGAGACTCCAGAGTTTCTCCGCCTGAGCGAGCGACAGGCTATCTGCACACTCAGATACGATGTCTTCGCGCGTGCGCTGCACCTTCTCCTCGCGAAGCGAGTTTATCTCAGTGATAGCGCTGTCGAGCTGCTCACTGAGACGGTCAACCTTCTGTGAGAGGTTCTCGACGACGTCGACCTTGTCTTCAGGGATCTCGATGTAGTGTTCAGCGAACAGTCCCTTGAGACCCTCAATGAACTCCATCGTCAGCTCGTTTCGAAGCGAGCTCTCAACGGCGACCTCGTTCTCCTTCAGCCACTCCTCGGTCACAACGTTGAGGTAGCTGTCGAGCTTGTCGATCATCGCGACCGTGACGTGCTCGATGAGAGAGTCTGAGTCGGCTGAGACCTGCTCTTCGAGTCGAGCGACCTCTACAGCGACTCGAGCGTCAACCGCCGCCTCAAACAGAGTTGCGGTCTTCTCACGGAACTCCTCAGAGAGGTCCTGCTCCCCACTGAAGAGGTTCTCGACGTCTTCCTTGACCGCAGCCTTGAGGCTGGCGCTGGCCGGAGGAACCGCTGGGTCGATGGTGCTACGGAGCTCTTCAGCACGACCGTCTGGGATAGACGACGCGAACTGCTTGCTGTTCTGTGCGAGCACCTGGTCGTGAAGCTTCGCGAGATCCGAGACCTCTATCTTCGCGAGGTCTCCGAGGATAGCTGCCATGAGTTCGGTTCGAGAACGCGCGTCGTCCGCCGGCGCCGAGTTCGGCGCGAGGGACTGCGCGGCAGCCGTGGTGCCGTCTTCCTCGATCATCTCAGACTCGGGCGTCTTTACCTTCTTCGGCATTGCGTCATAGCTCCTTGGCGTTGTCTCGTTTGATATTTATGGTTTAGAGTGTCTTAAGATAGCGCGCAAACTGAGCGAGCTTCTGCTCCTCGAGCTGACGAACAGACAAGCGTCTCATCTCTTTTCGCTGTTCATGAACGATCTCACGCATCTGCCAGCCGCGAGTAGCGTCTAACACCCACTCCTCGTTCTCCATGATACCTGTCATCCACGCATCAGGCGCTGACGGGTCGGTGACGATGTCTCCGGCCGTTCGTATGTCGAGTCCCTCTTGAACGTACGACACACCGTTCTGCTCTTTGAGAGAGCCGAGAGAGCGCGACGACATGCCGAGAGTTCCCCCGGTCTCGATGATGTTTCGCGCGATCTTGCCGTAGCCCTCGTCCAAGACAAGAGCCCGTCCGATCCAGTTGTTGCCCTCACGAGTCAGACTGACAATGCGATGCGAGATTCGCTCTGGGTTTATAGACGGGGTGTTAGGGTGGCCGAACTCACCGAACGCGTTGCCCCGCTTGACGCGATCAGTCACGTATCGGTTGACGCTCTCTTCCATGACCTCTGGAGGGTAGACGCGACCGTTGCGGTTCTTGATGCCGGCTTGTAGGAATATCCCTTCGAGATAGAGCTGCTTGGGGCGCTCTGCCTCTTCAGTGACAACGACTCGAAGGTCCTCTACGGCCTCTCTTATGAGCTTTAGTCCCATCGTTAGTTCCTGTAGGCTACAGGCGTAGCTACTACGCCAGACGCAGTGTTAGATGAAATGACGTCTGTGGGAGCCTTTTCAAGGAGAACGTCCTTGCTAGCGCCTACGGTCATGGACCCCACAGCCACGTTAGCAGAGCTGACAACGCTGATCGTAGCCACGGTGCCGCCGTTGTAGACGTACAGTAGGCTCGCGTTGGAGAAGCTGCTAGGCGTTGCGTTGACTGACGCTTGTGCTCCTTTTAGTCGTATGATGCTCACTTCTTCACCCTTGGCTCTGCACGAATAGAGGCGTCAACGATGCCGGGATGGATCTTCAAGTCGCTAGCGATCTGCTCGACGCTGTGTCCAGCTCTCGCTCTCGTGATGATGTCCATGTGGCGCTTCTTGAGATAATTGTCAGTGTGCTTCATTATAGCTCTGAAGCGCTTTGAGATGCGCGGGTCGTTCTCGAGTCCCTCTGCGAGCTTCTTCTTTCGCTTTTGCACCTCTGCGTCTGCGCCAGCGAGCGGTCGAGTGCCGCCGACCTTACCCTTGCGGACGGCGTCTCTCTGAGCAGCAGGCCACGCAGCGAGGCTCTTGAGGTTCTGGGCCCTTGAGTACTGCTCTGAGTGCTTCTTTGATCGCTCGCGATCTGCTGGCTTTGGCGGCCACTCTTTGCCGGTCTCGATAGACTGGTTGAAGTGATGCGTTGCGATCGCACCGAGCTTGCCCTTACCGGTCAGCTCGTCAAGCTGCTGCTCCTCTTTGACGGCTTGCTTCTTGCGATACTGGCTCCAAGCGATCTTGTAAGCCGCCTGCTTTGGGAACTTCTTCTTTAGCGCCTTGACCTGGTCTTCTCGTCCTGGAGGTGCAGACTCTGACACGCCCTCGACCTTCTCATCAGAGTTGACGCCCATGCGGTTCTTCTTACGGTCATAGGGTGCGAGCTTCTTCGCCTGCTCAGCGCCCGTGCCTGAGCCGTCGTCATGCACCTCGATGGGGTGGTCCTCTTCGGCCTTCTTGTACGCCTGCTCCTTGCCGGCGAAGCGACCGATAACCTTCTTAAGCGTCTTCGGTTCCGACATCGTCTTCTTGTTCTTCCTCGGGTTGGTCGGGGTCTTCAGCCTCTTCAGGCTCGACCTCGGGGTTAGCAAAGAGCGAAGCCGCGAGCTGCAAGCGCTTGTCACTCACAGCCGCTGAAAGACGTGCTGACATCTCGTCATTGAAGGCTTGTCGAAACGCGTCTGGGTCTGAACCAAGGGCTGCGTCGAGAATGTCTGAAACTGGCATGTCGTTTTACCTCTTTCTTATTTATAGCGCGCGATTTACTACGCGCAGCAGGCGCTTCGCGCTGAGTCGTGACGTGGCCTGTGGCTCTGTCGGTGGCTCTTCGTCTTCTGGATACGGCTGTTGCTGTTGCGTTGGATCCATTGGAAGCCCCTGTTGCTCAGTCGGGTCAACGCCCTGCTCAGGAGCCATCGGCTCGCCGTTCTGGTCAACGGGCATCGGCGGGTTCCATCGTGGGTCAAGAGCCTCTTCAGCGATCTCAGCGTCTATCTCGTCGATCTGGTCGTCCTGCTGCTTGAGGATGTTCCTTCTCACCCAGTTGTTAGAGTACATTCGTCCGATGTAGGGCTCGATCATCTGGAGCGTCGTTAGACGCCCCATCATGATCTCGTTGTCCTTGACCTCAGCATGATAGCTGTCGCGAGCGTACTCGAACTTGATCTTGTCGCGGAACTCGAGCCACTCGTCGTACGTCAAGATGCCCTTGAGCACGAGCTGCCGTTCAAGAGCAGATATGAACAGCGTCGAGAACTTGTTGCGAAGTCGAGCGACGAACTTGCCAAACTTGAGCTCTTCGCGAGTGATCTGGCTCGTCTGGTTACCAGGAAAGATGCTGTTCTCTGAGTCGATGCGACCGACGGGCACGTTGAGCGACTCGTAGAGCTTCTTTTGGAAATACAAGACGTCTTCCATCTCGCCGAGGTTCTGGCCAGCCGGGAGCGTTTCGACGTCGGTGCCCTTGCCGCCCTCTCGTCGTGGTAGCCAGTAGTCCTCTAGCATAGTCATGAACTTACGGTCGTCTCGAATCTCGCCCGTAGCGGAGTCGTAGACGAGCCGGTTCTTGTGTCTGACCATGATCTCTCGAACGTACTGCTCAGCCTTCATCTTTGGAAGGTTGCCGACGTCTATGAACCATACGCGTCTCTCAGGCGCTCTCGCGAGTCGATAGATGACGCTGGCGTCTTCGAGAGTTCGAAGCTGGTTGAGCCTCTTGATCGCCTTGTGGAGGTAAGAGAGCACCATCGTGCGATTGACGTCAGTCAAGCCAGACACGACCTGAATGATCGCGTCTGCCGCGATGCGGATGCCGACAGTCGCCGTGGGGTTCATGCGGTTTTGTACGCTGAATCCCTTCTCCGTATAGACGTAGTACTCGCTCTGTGTCTGAGTAGAGTCGACGTTGACGCTGGACGTCTGTGGGTCTGGGATAAGCTTCTTCTGCGCCACCTCGCGGATCTTACGGATCTTGCGCGGGTCGATGAATCGAAGCTCCTTGATACCTGAAGCGAGGTCGCTCTCGTCGATGATGACGTGATAATAGAGTCTTCCATCGATGTACCACTGACGGTATATGTCGTAGCCGTGGTCGGCGAACTCGAGCAGCTTCAGGACGTTCTCGAACTCGGCTTGAATGGCGTCTTTGAGTGAGTCTGCGCCAGGAACGTCGTCCAACTCGTCGAGCACGATAGCGACGGGCTTTGGCTCGTCCATAGAGATCGACTCGTTTACGATCTCGTCAATCGCGCTGTCCACCTCAGGGTGGAACGCCATGTCTCGATACTTCGAGACGAGCTCTGTCTCTGTACGGACAGTGCCGTCGAGGTCGACGTAGGTGCCGAAGGAGCCGCCCGGCGCGACGACCACCGCGCCGTCGTCTCTCTCCTTCGGGGCGAAACTGGGAGCCTCTTTCTCGAGCTCTCGCTTGCGAGTGATCTCCCAACCAAAAATAGAAAATGCCATCTACGTTCCTATACGAAAAGAGCGGGGTCGATGCCCCGCTCTCTATTTATTAGAGCTGTCGAGGCTAGAGAGCCTCGGTTACTCGATCACGTCACCCTGGGGAAGGCCCTGGGTGCTGTTGAGTATCCAGTAGTCGTAGGACAGGGTGACCGCGAAGGTCTCGATCGCGTTAGTGCGGTCCCAGTCGAGGTTGATGGCCTCGACGTTGTTCGGCCAGCAGCTGATCAGCTTGTACTGCCTAAGGATGACGCCGCTCTTGGAGTACTGCGTGACGAGCGCGTCGCTCGTCGTCTTGTAGGACTCGATGGTGTCGCCCAGTCGCAGGTTGTTCTCGAGCGTGTTGATGCCGTTCGACCACTGCTCCATGATGTCACGAACTGGGAAGTCTTCGTCGTTGATGACGTTGATGGTCCAGTCCGGGAACACTCGATCGCCCGCAACCTTAGCCTTACGGCCGAAGTACGGCACCTCGATGACTCCTACAGTCGCTGGCGGGATCTGAGCCGCCATGCACTGGAAAGAGATCTTTGACGCGTCACCAGTTACGAACTGTGGCGTTGACATGATGACCTCGAAGAGGGCAGGACGAGCGCCGCCGTACGGGATTCCCCGCGCCTTGAAGTCTTCGATCTTAAATGGCACCTTTTTCTCCTGTCCGATCGCTTATTACTGGCTCTGATCTGTCCTATGGCCTAGACGATCACAGAAACCCGGAGTCCTTCATCCACTTAACGGTGCCACTGCTGACGCCCGTCTTCTTCCAATGCGCCGCCCTGGCCTTTTGACGCTGCTCAGGCGTACTCTTTTTAACAGGGGCTGCGCTCTTACTAGAGCTCTTTTTAGCCGCCCCAGCAGCTTTCTTAACTGCTTCGTCGATAGGCCCTGCTGTCTCCTCCTTCATCGATCCCGCCTTTAAGAGACCGCGGTATCGATTAGCTAGCCGTCGAGTGGCTTGCTTCTTCCAGGCTTGAGACTTGTCGTCGTTAGCGTTTCGGCGATTAACTGACTCGATGCCGTCCCTAAGGTCACCGACATCTTTGTTGGCAGCCTTCTTGTAGGAAGCCAGCTTCGTCTGTGACAGCTCGTCGAGCTGTTCGGCAGAGGTGTTCTCTGTGACGTACTCGAGCTCTTCATTAGAGAGCTCTCGCGCCTTTACTTCTGAGTTGTACTTCGAGATGTCCCTCTTTTGGCGACGAAGTCTAGCCTTCGTTGACATTGGGAGGTTGGACTCAACTCTCTTGCCACTCTTGTCTGTGAGAGTCAGACGCTGTCGCTTCTCCTCTGTGACGACTTCAGTCGTAGAAGAGGCGCCACTCAGTGGCGCCAGGTAGGCGCCACTCTGGATGGCCATCATTCGCTCAACAAACGCGTTTCTGGACTTGTTCACCTAGTTTGCTCCTTAGGAGATCCTGGAGCCGCCGACGATCTCCTCGAAGGAGATGCCGGTTGCGACGGCTACGAAGTTAAGGTAGATCCAGTTGATGCTTCGGTTCGGCTTGATGTAGATGTCCGCAACGAAGCTGTTGCTGTCGATGATGTAGGGCGTGTTGTTCGTCTCGTCGCAGACGACCAGGAAGTCCTGGATGCCTCGTCGGCTCTGAACGAACTTCAGGTACGGGTTCACCATGTTCTTGAACTGCTCCCGGGTGAACCGGTCGTTGAACTCGAACAGGAAGTACTTCGAGGCGGTCGAGATGGCCTTCTCGAGAACGATGAAGAGCCGTCGAACGTTGATGCGATCGAACGCGCTCGGCTTCGCCAGGAGCGTCTTGTCGCCCCAGAGCACCGTGCCCTCGTTGTTGAAGCGCACCACGGGGTTGACGCCGTTCTTGTAGAGGATGTCTCGATGAGCCATCCGCGGGTTCCAGGCCAGCGTGACCAGGTTCTTGATGTGGCCACGATTAAGGCCGGCCGGCGACCACCACGGGTCGTTCGTCTGGTCAGTTCGCGCGCACAGACCAGCCATGTCAGCGTTGAGCGGGATCCAGCGATAGACGTCGTTGTACTTGTCGTACTGCTGCTTGTAGCCCGAGTCCATGACGGCGTAGGAGCTCGATCGAGTCGAGTTTCTCCAGTCGACGATGGACAGCGCCTCCTCGTTGTAGTTGTTGAGGCAGGTGTTGATCTCTGGCGAACCGAAGACCACGCAGTCCTTCCTGATCTCACCGATGTTGTCGATCAGGTAGTTGAACAGCTGGAACTCGACAGAGCCGGTGCTCGGGTCGACGCCGCCGCGCGGCTTGCCCTGCAGGACGAGCGAGATGTCAACGTCTTCCGCGCTAGCGAACCTGTCGTAGCCCTGCATGACCAGGCCGACAGAGACGGTGCTCTCTGGCTTGCCGTCGGTGCCGAGCGTAAAGTCGAGGTCGAGCGCTTCTGTGTTGGTGGACGACGCCACCAACCAAGCGTTGGCGCTCGGCGCGTTGCTTCGGTCGTTCGCGAGCCAGACGTACTTGGAGCTCTTGTTAAGGACCTCCTTGTAGTAGATCGACGACCCGTTGTCAGCGGTCGCGTCGGTCGCTCGAGACAGTCCTCGATAGACCTCTAGGACGGTGCCTGGAGTGCCGGAGAACGCGCCGTCGTTGTCTACGACTACGACGTGCAGCTCGTCGTTAGCGGCCGTGTTGCCTCGCTCAGCGACGAAGTTCGACTGGCCGGGCGCGAGCTCGGTGAGACCGTAGAACTCCCAGTATCGAACGATGGAGTCATTCGCCGACCAGTCGTACGACAGTCGGTACGGGTCCTCGAACTCGACGTTAAACGTCGCTACGTTGGTAGAGGTGTTGAGGGTCGGGGTGTTGTCGGTGGAGAGCACCTTCAGGTACTGTCTACCGATCGAGCTGTTACCCACCTCGAGGTAGTCGTTGTTCGCTATAGAGGCGATGATGGTCGTAGCGAGCGTGTTTGCAGCGGCTCCGTTAGTGGGGGCCGTGAAGGTGAACGTGCCGACGTCGGAGCCGATGTCTACAGAGAACGCGCCCTCGACGATGGTGTTGGAGAGTGACAGGCTGGCGTAGTACGCGTCAGCGCTGTCGCATACGGAGATTCGCAGGCTGTTGCCGATCGCGCCGGGGTACTTCGCGAGGTAGTAGAGGTCGAGGTCGAAGGCGTTGTCCTTGGTCTCGTAATGGTCACGGTTCTTGACAACCTGAGCGCCGACGTTGTCGACCTGGCCGCCAGGCGCTATGGCCAGAGCGTTGTAAGACGACACGTTGCTGTAGAAGCCGACGTCAGACGAGCTGTTGACTGTAGCGTTGGTTGAGATAGATACGGCGGTGCTGTTGACAGCGGTGACGACGGCGTCGAGAGGGACTGCTCCAGTGTTGGACGCCCAGAAGACGCGCATGTTGGTCTCGATGCCGAGAGAGACAGGCGTGTAGGTCGCGTTAGCGTCCGTCATGTGAAGGACGTTAGCGACTGAAGTGTTGACGCTGAAGGTCTCAGACGGCGTGTTGGCGCTCGTGTTCGCTACGCGTACGACGTACTCGCGCGTGCCGTAGTCGAGAAAGTTCGCGGCTGTCCACCACGTCTCGTAGTTGAAGTTGCTCGGGGGCCCGAAGCGCTCCTTGAGGTTCATCTGGCTGTCGATCAGCTCTCGCTGGTCTACCGGACCCCAATGGAAGACGCCAGCGATCGCCGCGTCGGTTGTCGCTACCGCGGGTACCGTCGTAGTGAGATCGCTCTCAGTGACAATGATGCTCGGGCTAAGCGCGAATCCCATGACTTAGTATCTCCCTCGGGAAATTATCCTGCTTTCCTCGTATTTATTAGGCAGAGGACCTTACAGCCGCAGCCACGCGTCTACGTCTCCGACTGTCTGGACGACGCCCTCTTTCAGGTCTGTCTCGTCAGTTCCGTCGTCTATGAAGCCGAACGGCGTCAGCTCTGCCTCAAGGGTCTCTTCAGAGAGCTCTCGCATCTTGTTGAGGATGTTCATCTCGGTCATGTCGCGGAAGTAGTTCTGATTCGTCAACCATCCGAAGACGACGAGCGGCATGACCGTGTCGTCGTGCTTGCCCTCTTCGGCCTGGAAGCCCTTCGAGTCCTTCTTCGAGAACGTCGAGAGCTCGTTGATCGTGTCTCGATCTCTGATGAGCAGCTGGTTCTGCTCTATTAAGAGCTTGAGCATGCTACAACCGATGCTCTTTACGGTCTTGCTCATCTTAATGCCCCTGTCGCAACCAGGACCACCAACGAACGAGACCTTCTTTCCAACAGACCCCGCACTGGCTGTGCAGATCAGGTTGTCGTACTCCATCTCGTTCCAGAGATGCTCTGCTACGACTGGTCCGAGGTTCTCGTACTCGATAAGGATGGGAGCGCTGCCGTAGGTGCGCGCGACGCGATGGATGATCTCGGCGAGGTCCGTAGCTGTGGTCACGTTGCTGCGATACGTCGCCACTTGTCGATACGGCGGCTCAGTGACGCTGATGACTTGGAAGGAGCTGTAATCCAGGCTCTTTCCCTCGGCCACATCGACCGTGATGACGTACTTCTCTCCATGAGCCGCCGGCTCGTAAACAGAGAGGCCCTCGATGAGCGCTATTGGCTGAGCGACGTCAGATGCGAGCTCCTTGAGCTTCCATCCAGATATGAGAGTTCCGGACGAGCCCTGAAACTCGTTGCAGTTGTGACTGACTATGCCAGAAGAATAGTACTCGCCGCCATCTACAGCGTAAGGATCGTAGAAAACTTCTTCGCGATCGTTTTCAATGACTAAGGAGTCTATTGTTTCCAAGCCGTTACGAGTGACTACGTGTTTAGCGAGTGCTAGTGGAGCAAATCCAATGGCACCGAGGACTGGGTGATTAAGAGATCCAGAAAGGGTCTTATCTCCAGCTTTAACAGTGACCACTCCTCGCTTGACGACACGATTTATGCCCTTGAAGTCTGCCCATCCACTCGGCGTCAAGATTTGGAAGCGATCGTTTCTTCGAAGATGGGTCTCCATGCGAGGCTCTTTCCTTGTAAGAGGTTCATGCCGTAAGTGATAGACATACCAAATGCCGACGCGTAGTCAAAACAAAATGCTCGTTCATATGACAGTAGTTGACCACTACGCGGACATCGTCCTGGTTGACGACTTGTAGAAGGCCGAGTTGAGTATAGTGAATAGAAGTTACGAATCGATTCTTCTGTGAGTCTTGTCGCTTTCGGACGACCCCTAGTTTTTAACGAATGCTTCTTTCTCATCTTTTCAACTATGTCAGGATGAGCCCTTAACCACGATTGAAGAGCAGTTCCGGCTCCGCGGGCTCGAGATTTTTCGCTCATCTTTTTTCTACTGTTCTCTGAGAACTTGAAATCTGTTGTAGTAAATCGTGAAGAGTTGCTATATCCCTTGCCGTGTTTTGTTAAGTTCAATCCGTTAACAAATGTTCCGTGTTCAGCTATGAATATTGGCTCTAGCAGTTGTGCTTCTTTATAAGAGTCACACTCCATGAGAATTTCAATCTTGAACTCATGGCCCTTGAAGCGATCGCTGTAACGATGCGCATGAGTTCTTCTTTGCAGATTGTTAGTTATGCCTACGTACGCCGCACCGTCGTCTCTAACTATTTTGTATATGACAGATTGTTTCATACTATTATATATAGTTTTAAGGATTCATCAGCCTGAACGACTCTTCTATAGTCGTTTCGATGATTTCACCAGTGATTTTGTCGCGCAGCGTGATCGTGGTGTCGCCGGTGACGCAGTACTCTTGGTCGAACTTGAGCACGTCACCGCCGAGGTCGTCAAGGACCTTCTTCTTCCACGCCTCGTCTCTACCAGGCACAGATGTCCAGTGCACCTCGACGAAGGCGTAGTCGTTCTTTCCCTTCTTCGCGCCGTCCCACGTGTTGTAGAAGTGATTCAGGCCGTTAGGCGTCGAGACCATGGCGAGCTTGGTCGTCTTACCAGACGAGATGGTGGGAAGAACAGACTTGGAGAACTCGTCCCAGTTGTCGATGTGCGCCGCCTCGTCAATGAAGATGAAGGAGAACGACCAGCCACGAATGGCGTCTGACGACGTGGCGTCGGCGATGATCCTCGAGCCGTTCTCGAACGTCACCGAGCCCTTGTTCCACTCCGTCACGCCCACTTGGAGCCAGAACGGCAGGTGCTGATAAGCGAGCTGGATTCGGCCGAGGATCTCTCGAGCTGTCGAGCCCTTGTTAGCGAGGATGGCGATGGACTTGGTCGGGTTGAAGAGGACGTACCAGATCGCGTACCCGACCATAGACGTCGTCTTGCCGCTCTGACGAGCGGTGCAGACGATCACGTTTCGGTTGTCGTGGATCTTCTCAACGATCTCTTTCTGGTACGGGTACATCGTCAACGGTATGAGCCCGTGGTCGACGTGAATGATCTTAAGGTACTTCTCGATGAAGTAGATGGGATCGTTCGCGCAGCGTGCGTACTCTTGAACCCAGGAGGCCGTCCACTCTATCGCAACCCCTGCTCTCTTGAGCATGGGGTTTCCCTGATAGAACCGGTTGTTGAGTATTGCGGGTCCGTGATCTATGCTCATCTGTTACGTCTTTTCACTCGTCGTTACGAGTCTTCATGACCTTCATCGCCTCCAGAAGCTCTGTGGTGCTTCCAACGAAGAGGTTGTTGTTGACGGTGCCTGTATCGGCGCCTCTTCCGGCCGCAGCCTGCTTCTCCTTGAGCTCTACGAGAGCACGGTTAGCCGCCACGACAGAGTCGAGCACCTTGGAGAGCGCCTCGTACGCCTTCGGGTCCTGGGCCTGCGCTGCAAGCTTCACGGCCTCTGAGAGTGCCGCGTGACCCCTCGCTATAGCCACGATGGTGTTCTTTCTTACAAACTCCTCGTCTCCTGAGGGGTCGTGTATCCTCGAAAGGAAGTTGTTGTCTTCCTCTTCTGGGTCTAGCGGTACTGGCAAAAAAGCGTTGTTCATTAGTAGATCTCTGTATCTCTCTTTGACTGTTTAGTTCTTCCAAGTCGCCACTCTTTGCTTGGAGGCGATGTTGAACGAGTGTTAGTCGCGCCGTCAGTCCACCAACGAAGTCCTTTTCGTGAGGAGAGCTGCTTATTACGATACTCTTCCGTTTTCCACATCGCTTTCACGTCTGAGCTCATAGCGATCCTGTGACTTAGCGTACCCCTCTTTCCTCTTCTCTTTATATGAACTCTCGCGGTTCGTACGTCTGCGTATTTTATAGCAAGAGTTTTTCTGATAGTAGAGCTCATCTGCTTTCGGCTGTCTAGAAATTTTTGGCGCGTGACCGGCTTAGCCATAGCTTCGCGTGTAGTTCTGCTTATTTTTTCACGCATGGTTTCAGCGTCTTCACCTGTGCGCCAATGTTTTAAGTTAATGTTTAAGTTGTAGTACTTCGTTTTAAGTTCGCTCGTTTGAATCATTGACAGCCATCTCGCTTCTTCTTTGAAGAGCTCCTCTTTGGTGTCAACGCGTCTTAATATCTTTCGCTTGAAGTCTGCTGGCCTACGTTTATAGGCTTGCGTCATCCAGCTAGAAGAGCAGACGTAGCCGTCATCTTCTCGTCCCCAATGTACTCCTATGTAGTGCCTCTTATGCTTTCGGTCTCTCCAGATGTAAACGAAGCCGTGCTTCAAACTGCTCTCCTTAATACGCGTTTGAAGTGTATATATAGCCGAAGTCGGAGTTTGCGTAGATGACGTTGGGGTCCACGGAGTCGCTGGCAGAGTACGCCGGCTCTCCGTTAGCTGTGAGTCCTGGCTGGGCGTGCGTCGCGTATCCCATTGACGAGTTCGCAACGGCGTCAGCGACCGTCTCGCCCGCGCCGCCAGCCCAGTAGCGCGTCGTCGAGAACTTGATGATCGGCTTCGGCTTCACCGGTCCGAACAGGTACGTCTCGAGGTCGAACGTCAGCGTGTAGATGACGGTCCTTCGCTGTTCTAGAGGTCCCGAGAACGAGTCCTCGTAGGTGACAGGCTCTTTCAACACGACAGCTACGTCGAAGAGCCGATCAATCTCGTCTATGAGCTGAACAGACATCGTAAGGTCTGGCGTGAAGTACGGCACGATCTGCTCAACTATCTTGTTGCCGTCTGAGACGTTTTTTACGGCGACGTACAGCCTGTAGGTCACCGTGATTGGCACAGGGCTGTAAGCGGTGTAGAGCTTGTTAGCGTCGGGAGCGTACATGCTCACGAACCTGTTAAGAGTCGGTAGCCGTCGCGCCTTGTCTACGACGAACCCGTTCTGCTCGAACGCCATTCTCGGAAGCACGATGGCGGCCGGCTTGTCTAGGTCTGGGTCTGCGTAGACGCGCGCGAGCATCTTGTCCTTGTTAGAGTACACGAGTGGCACGCGGACCAGCTGGCTGCCGTTCGCGTCTCCAGAGTCTCTCTGGATGTAGATCTCATTGAAGAGGGTGCCGAACAGCGCAGCGCTGCGTCTTAACGTGTCGTGAAAGTAGAAGCCCTCTCCTAGCACTCGGATCTCCTAGTACGTCTCGCCGTCATTGAACGGGTCAGCCTCGTTGAAGTTGATGTAGGTGTTAGCTGTTTGCTGAATGCTGAAGTTGTCCGCTGTCGGGTCGACGTCGGCCAGGTCGGCTCCCTCTGTTACGACTGGCAAGCCGTTCTCGTCTGTCAGCACCTCTCCGCTCTCGTCGCGCACGGCTCTAGCGAGCACGTCAGTGCTGAGTCTCGTCTGAATCGAGTCGATCTCGTCTATGCCAGTCTCGAATCGTTCGTCAGAGTACTCGTACAGCTCGCACGTCAGTCTGAAGCCTGGCAGGCTGCCGAGCGGGTAGAACGGCGTGGTATAGTCGACGTACTTGATCTCGAAGCACTTGCCGTTCTTACCGAAGTAGAACAGGTCTCCCTCGCGAGGTCTCGAGAAGCCCTCTGGCTGGCCGACCTCTCTCTCGAACATGGCGCGAGATATGATGAGCACTATCTGGTCTCGAATCTCTACACCGAACTTGGATATGAACGTCCGGTCGCCCCTGAAAGAGTCGAAGTTCTCGAGGTACACCGGAACAGTTCGCGCCGTGTCGAAGTATGCGCGCGGGTCCTCGCCGAGTAGCTTGTCGTACGAGCCCTGTCTTCTTGGCAGGTACTCCATGACGTCGCCCATGACCTCTATCGACTCTTCAAAAAGGTCAGAGTAGAGGTTCTGTTCAGGCTCGTTCTCTAACTGGTCGAAGAACGGGTTGTAAGGCAACTCAGTACCATCCCTTCTTGTCTTCTTCCTCGTCGTCTATCGTCGGACGCTCGACGTGAACGCGCCCGCTTGACAGTCGCTTCTTCAGGTCCTCGTGAGCCGCAGCGGCGACCCTCTCGTGCTCGTCTCCCTTGTGGGAGTTCGAGTTGTGGTGAGACCATGCGGCCACTCTTCCGTGGCCTGGATCGCGGTCTACGTAGAAGGAGTGAGTGTCGGAGCTCGGGTCGAACCTCTCGTGACTGCTTCGCTGCAACGTTATCCCGCGCTTCTTCTCTATGCGATTAGCCATCTCGTCATGCGTAGCGTCGTACGCTCGCCACACGAAGGTGCCGTGCTTCTTTGAGTGGATGCCGCGGAGGTCGCCGAGCTTCTTGTGAAGAGCGTTCATCTCAGTGCCGGTCGAGACGTGATACAGCTTGTCCTCTGCGTCGAGGAGCTTCTCGTACAGCTGGAACTCTTTGAAGCCGATCATCGCTAGCCTATAATAGAGAAGGTGTTTCTGTATATTTATTAGCGCGACACTTTGCGGACATGCCCATCTTCATCTTGGCTGTCGCTGAGCGCTTCTGTCTCCTGTTGGATGTTGCGATCTTCTCGACGTGCTCCCTGGTGGGCTTGTAGCTCGAGAGTCGTCCAGAACGCCATCCTATACCAGGCGTTTCTACCTGGAAGGTGTTCTTAGTGCCGTCATTCCACCAGCGTCTGCCTCGAAGCTTGGAAGATGACTTTTCCAACCTAGAAGGGTCTTTCCATGCGAGCTTGCAAGACTCAGACAGCGCTGCTCTGTACTCCTCAGACCCGAATGCTGGCCCGCTAGGCAGAAGGGCCTTGGCGGCTCGAAGCTCTCCATACTTGGCGGCCATAGTAGCCTTCATGGAGGCGGAACGCTTAGCTCTGACTTTTGGGTCACTTGAGTGATTATTACGCTTCGCTAACCCTGCTTCATAGCGTGCACGAACTTCGGGGCGAGCCATGGCTGCTTTAGTGCGTGCACTGATCGTCTCGGATACGTTTTCGCTGGAGACCGACGCTATCCAATGTCCAATTTTTCCTATGTTGATGTTGTAGTAGCGTTTCTTGATCTCCTGTGGCTTTATCATAGAGAGCCATCGTGCTTCTTCTACTAAAAGATCTTTACGGGACAAATCGATTCTAGCTAGAATCTTTCGCTTAAAGTCTTGGGGACGACGTTTATATGCTTGCATCATCCACTTGGAGCTACAGACGTAACCGTCGTCTTCATCGCCCCAGTGGGAACCAATGTAGTAGCGCGCATGCTTTCGATCGCGCCAGATATAGACAAACCCCGACATAGTACCTCCATCAGCTGATGAGGTATATATATACAAAGTATGTCAGTCATCCGATCATGTCTATGGCGGGAAGAGACCAGCTGTTCACCAGTTCGTACTCGAGCTTCTCTATCTCTGCAGTTGCGTCGTTGAATATCTTGTCTGAGTTGAGCATCACGCCGCCCGGCCCTGGCACCTGAGCGTACTTGCTGAGGTTCGTTCCCCATACGCGCTTTATCAGCTGTACAGAGTACTTCTGGAGCCAGTAGTCTGACCAGACCTTACGGCACTCGTTTGGGTCAATCACTCGATACGCCTTAGCTGCGATGATGGTGCCCGTAGTTGTGATTGACCAGTCCATGTCGATGTAGAGTCGGTTACGGTACCGGTTATACCTCAGCGGCTTCTTGCCAACAAGCATCATCTCGAGGAACTGTACGTGCTGCATGGCCATGTAGAACGGCACCATTGAGACAGACGTCAGCGTGTACAGGTCGTTGAGGGCGATCTGGTACCGGATGTTGAAGATGTTGTTTACGCCGGTCTCAGAGCCCATGTCAAACAGGTCAACGACTCCCAGAGCGTTGTCTGGCATGGGCACCCAGCCACCGAGCTCTCCACGGACCACGCCGCCAGTGCCAGCGACGGTGTCTATCGTCGTAGTAGGGTCACTGAAGTAGGAGTCGCCAGAGGCGGTGATCGTCGCGCTCGTGATCTTGCCAGAGCTGTCAGTCGTCACGTAGCCGGCAGCGCCCGAGCCTCGAGGGTCGGAGAAGACAAGCGGCTCGTTGTTGGCGTATCCTGATCCGCCCTCGTCTACGGTGGCGACGTAGACTCGATCGGGCTTGTTGCTCTCCTCTACGAGGTACTTATAGAAGGTGTACTCCGACGCGTCGAAGTGATAGTCGGCGAATCGAGTAAGAGCCATGTCTACACAGTCGTCAACCTGCTCTGGTGACACGTTCACCTTGATGACTCCGTGTCCGAGCTGTCTGAGGCAGAACTTCTTGAACTCGTCTCTAGTTGTTGGTGTCATGTCTTGCTCCGATTTCTATTTAGGCAGAGTGACGCTGCTTCTTGTCGAAGAGCTTCGCGACAAACGCGTTTTGGATGACATAGAGGCTATTAATGCAGCGAACGAGCGCTCTTGCGCAGCTCTTGTGACCTGAGACGTATTGTCACCGTCTATCGCACTCACGCTTTTTGTCGAAGAGCTTTGCGCTAGGCTGGCTTTTGAGGGCGAGGAGGAGGTTAGCGCAGCGAGCGAACGGTCTGACACGACCTCTGTGACGCGAGACGTCTTGTCAGCGCCTATCGTAACTGTGCTTCTGGTGGCCGGCGGAGAGTAAGAGAGCTCCTTTATGATAGGAGCGTCTATGGCCGGTGAGGAGCAGATCGTAGGATCCGCTAAGAGCTCGTGCGTCTGACACACAGACGGCTCGTCGAACGACGGAGTGACGCTGAGAGGGTCAGCGACGACGTAGTAGTTCTGGCCAACAGCAGGGACGCCTATTGCGAGCTCAGACGTAGCGAAGCTCGTAGCAGAGATCGCATGGATCTGAGCGACAGTCGGCTCTTGTATCTGCGGCGCAGCTGTTTCTAACCCAACAGGCTCTATGACAGAGATTGTTACTGGGGCAGCGCTCGTTATCACTGCGCTTTGGACAGAGAGCTCGTCTCCGTAGAGGCTGTGAGTCTGCTTGACGATTGACTCGTCTACGACGACTGAGCCGATCGAGACGCCCGCGCTTACGAGCCCGTTGATCTGGGCAATCGTTGGAGAGCTGACGGAGACAGGCTCGATCGATACAGAGTCAGCGCTAAGGAGCGCTCGACGAATCAGCTCTGCTGCGTCAAGTGCCGGCGACGCTGTAGCGACTGAAGTCGCTTCGAGGTCATGGGTCTGACTGAGATCGCTGTCTTGTATCGACGTTGAAGAGAGCTCTACAGCGCCTGTAGAGAGTGCGTGAGCCTGCTGGATAACGGCGTCCGTGACGGAGGGTTGTCCTGACGCGAGAGCAGACGCCAAGATCGCATGGGTCTGTCTCAGTGACGCGTCTTCACTGACAGGCGAGCTCGTCACGAGCGACTCGCTAGCAAGCTCGTGAGTCTGGGCGATCGTCGCCGTCTCTATTGAGAGCGCCACTATTACCAGTGGGTCGCTTATAAAGTCTCCAGCAGCGGCGACTGTAGCTATTCCAGGCACAGCGCCTGCAGTGGTCAGTGACGTAGCACTGAGGCCGTGCGTCTGTGTCAGTGACGGCGAACCGAGAGCGGGGGACGACGTCGCTACAGATGCACCGCCAGCCACAGCGTACACCACTGCGTCTGCATCTTCGATGGTCGGAGAGCCGGTTGACAGACCGGCTGCAGAGACAGAGTGCGTCTGTGCCACCGTAGCCGAGCCGATGACTGGTGAGCCGATAGTAGAGGCAGTAGTTGCGACAGAGTGAACCTGTCCTACAACTGCTGAGGAGATGACCGGAGAGCCTCTCGAGAGAGACGCGCTCGTAAGTCCATGCGTCTGCGCGATGACTGACGAGCCTATGACCGGTGAACTGGTTGCTAGACCAGTGGCCGCTGCTGTGGCGTATATCGTCGCTGAAGCTGAGCCGAGGACCGGCGCTCCTCTGTCGAGAGAGGCGGCTGACAGCGTTGCATATATCGTTGCTGACGGCGACCCAATAACCGGCGAGCCTCTACTAAGAGACGTGGCCGTGATCGTCGCGTATATTACTGCGCTAGGAGACGCCAGGGTCGGTGACGTCGTAGCGAGGGACGTGCTCGTCAGTCCATGCGTTTGCGCCACCGCAGACGAGCCGATGACCGGCGAGCTCGTAGCGATCGAGGCTCCAGTCAGGCCTTGCACCTGACCAACAGTCGCGGACGCTATCGCAGGAGAGCCTCTCGAGAGAGACGTGCCTGCGAGGGTGTGTACCTGACCCAGAGCTGACGGGCCGATGACAGGCGAGCCCGTAGTTAAAGAGGCTCCAGTGAACGCGTGTACCTGGCCGACAGATGACGCACCGATCGCTGGAGACGAGATGGCCTTGCCGGTCGCAGCTAGAGCGTGAACCTGTCCCACTGACGCGCTGCCGAGTGCCGGGCTAGAAGTCGTCACTCCCGCAGTGGTGAAGTTATAGAACACGATCTCGACTATGGTCGGGTTCGCGTCTTGGTACTCGTAGAAGATCCAGCCGTCGTCAGACAGCGTGAACGGGTCGTAGGCGTCCGCCCAGAACTCAGGACCGACGGTGCCGAGCGACAGCCCCTCAGTCGTCAGTCCGTCAGTAGATACCGCGTGTATCTGCACAAGAGTTGACGAGCCAATAGACGGCGACGATGTCGTAAGAGAGCTAGACGAGAGCGCCACAGAGTCGTCATAGGTGATGACGATCACGGCTTGTGCGCCTACGCCGCCAGTGCCGTTCGAGGACTTGCTGGCGCCGGCACCACCACCGCCGCCGCCGTATCCACCACCAGCGCCACCAGCGTGGCCGGCACCAAAAGAAGAGCCGCCTCCACCGCCGCCGCCGCCGGATCCAGCACTGGAGCCGTCTAGAGTTACGTCTGAGCCACCAGCTCCACCTGCGGCGGCGGCACCACCACCGCCGCCGCCGCCTCCAGAGCTTCCTGAGGCGCCCGATCCGCCCCCTCCTCCGCCGCCGGTGCCTGCTCCACCAGCGCCACCGCTAGAAGATGACGAGCCGTCAGTAGATGACCCTCCGTTAGAGCCACCACCGCCGCCTCCGCCAGTGGAGTTGTTTACTCCGCCGTTCTTTCCTGCGCCAGAGCTACCTGCAGCGCCGCCTCCACCGCCGCCTCCCTGAGACGAGCTGCCGCCGTTTCCACCAGAGCCGCCGGAGTATGTTACGCTGCCTATAGAGTTTGTGTTTAGTCCGCCGACAGCTCTAGTAGAGCTAGTAGCGTTACGACCGTAGTCAGCCAGTACGCCCTGGCTCGAATTGCCCGGCGCGCTACCAGTAGTTGACAGCCATGCGGCGGTTTGAGAGCCGCCAGACGGTATGCTTAGATAGAACGTTCCACCAGGCGTAGCTGAGAGGTTTGTCGTCTTGGCGTAAGCGCCACCGCCACCGCCACCGCCACCGGTGCCTCCGCCGTATCCGGTGCCTCCGACGCCGATGACCTCGACAGAGTTGTTACCGCTGTTCCAGTTGCTGGGTACAGCTGCTGTGTTGCCGCTGGTAAGTACTATGACGTGAAGGGCCATTCGTTACCCTCCCAGCCACGAGCTCTTTACAACTCTGTAGATCTTTAGTCCGTCAGGGCCGTCATCTAGCGTGTAGCTCTTCAAGTACTTGATCAGAGCTAGGCACGCCTTGTTGTCGGAGCTGATATATCCGATCACGCGCTCAGCGTCGGTGTTCTCAAACATCCAGTCGACAACAGATATGGCCTCTAGCTTGTTCTCGACGCCTGAGCCCGTGAAGACGATCGTTATCTTGTACTCGTGGACGTCGCTCTTAACAAAAAGGGCGGGGCCGTGCTCAGTTTTGAGCGCGTACGCCTCACCCCTTTCAAGCTCTGCGTCGATCTTAACACTCTCGCCGAACGCAGCGAGGGTCGTTTCAGCGATCTCCTCTCTCGAGGCCGCTCTGAGCACCATCTCTCATGACCTAGTCTCGCGCGAAGCTTACTGGTTCGGATAGCGGATGTCGAAGGCGCTCAGCGTGAACTGGTTGCCGTTCGTCACTACCTGGGACGCCGTGAGGCTGCCGACAGCGAGGAGTCGCGAGTTGGCAGAGTCTACAACGGCCCAGTTAGTCGCCGTCCCGTTCGCCGTCACAGAGCCGTTAGTCACCGCCACCGAGGTGACCTTGCGACCGTTAGGGGAGCCGGCCGCCGGCGCGCCGAACGTGCTTCCTGCGCCGAAGTTCTTGTTACCAAGCGCATAGGTCGACGTGGCTTGGGCGAACGTCGTAGCTTCAGCGCTGGTGATGTAGATGTGCGACGCCTCGTTGCTAAAGACCGTGAGTCCGTAGTCAAGAGGTCTGGAGTCTGCGATGTTAGCTGCCATTGTGCCCTAGTTCCCGTGTTGTCTGACTTATTTATGAAACGCCGCCCTTGACGGTGACGAGGCCCTCTACGACCCGAGTGCTGGCGCCGGATGGCGCGTACACGCGAACGTCATAGACGTACCTTCCTGGCTCGATAGCTGCGGTGGTCTCAGCGTTCATGCTTACAGTGACGTTCGTGTTCCCGACCGTCACGTCGAAGACCGCGGCGTTGCTCTCTGCGTAGTAGCTGGTCTTCATGGCCGCAGCGCCCTCGTAGCCTGAGAGGCTCGCCGCCTCTCCGTCACGAATGACGTCGAAGACGTGTGAGAACGTGGCTCGTTGGTCAATAGTTAGGTTTCTCTTCTGCGCCATCAGCCGATCTCTCTCCGTAGCCACGCACTCGCGTCTCCGCGATCATCCTCTATAGACCAGAGAAAGTGAGCGCGCAGCCATTCAGGCAGGGGAACGTCCGACACCCAGCCACCATCACGAATGCTCTTGCCAGCTCGTGAGGAGAGGCTCTCGTCTGGGTCACCGCCGAGCAGCAGGGTGTTCGCGGCTTGGGACGCGAGACAGAGCGCGTTGTAGGCGTAGTTTCTAAGAAAGATCAAGGGCGTCATGCGGGCGGGGTCTCTGTCAGTAGGACTGCGTCTGGATTGATGTAGAGCGCGATTGCGATCTCTTCCATTCTCGTAGCTCCGAGTATGGCCGTCATCGCGCCCCAGCCGTCTTTGAACTGTTGGCTAGTTGTGCGGATCTTCCACTCTCCCTGCGCAGTGAGAGAGTCCCACAGAAGGCGCAGAGGAGCTGACGGCTCCTGTTGTGCCGCGATCGCGGCTCTTGCCGCGGTTGACTCGTCCTCGATAGCGATCTGGAGCCTGGCCACGTCGCCAGCCGTGAACTGATAGAACAGGTCACGCGCTAGGAACTCGTCAGCCGGCGGCGGCACGTACGGGAGTATCTCCTCGCCAGACGCTAGTAGAGCTAGGTACGCCGGGTTAGAGTTGTTGACCGCGACGAGCTCGCCAGCGTTTGTTTGTATTATGAGTGGGCTAGACGTGTACTGTGCCATGATGTCTCCTACGACGTAATTAGGGGATACTCTCGAGTTCCAGAATAGAAGTTGGTTCTTGGCGCCAGTCGCGGCACTGCGAACTCAGAGCCGCTGGTGGCTGGCAGGTAGCACTCGAGGGTGGTTCCAGTTAGGCAATCGTTCGTTCCAACACCAGAGACGCTAGCGTAGTAGACGTCCGACAGGTAGCCGCCGTTGTAGCCGCCGAGGACGTATACGTGGTCCTTCGTGGCTATCACTTGCGAGGACATCCTGGCTGCTGGAATGCTGATGCCGCTAGACCACGAGCCTATAGAGCCGTCGCTGTTCAGCGTAGCGTAATACGTGGTTGAATAGTAGTTCGTGCCGTCGTGGCCGCCTACGAGATAGATCTTGTTCTTCAGCACGAGTGCAGCAGAGTACCGTCGCGCACCCGGCAAGCTCAGCTCTGTCTGCCAGGTGCCGATCGTGCCGTCTTCGTTGATTACTGCAGACCTTACGGTAGATATGACACCAGTTCCGTTGGCGCCGCCCAGCATGTACACTCTGCTGCCCAGCGCCACGAACTGCGATCCGTAGCTTCCCTCTGGTAGAGACGCGGCTGTCGTCCAGCTGCCGAGGGTCCCGTCAGAGTTGATCGGAGCCGTGTAGACCGTGGAGCTGGCGCCGCCGTTAGTGTTTACGACGCCGTTTGGAACGGTGTCACCTCCGAACAGGTAGGCTCGATCATGCGTCACCACAGTTTGAAAAGCTCGTCTGGCGCTGGGCAGGCTGGTGCCAGTGGTCCACGTACCGAGCGTGCCGTCTGAGTTGACTGGAGCTGTGTAGACGGTAGAGGTTACCGAGCCCGTGTCGCCTCCGAGAAGGTAGACGCGGTCCTTTGTCATCAGTGAGTTAAAGCTGTAGACGCCTACTGGAAGGCTTCCTCCGGCGGCCCACGTACCGAGCGTGCCGTCTGAGTTGATCGGAGCCGTGTAGACAGAGCTAGATGCGCCTGAGGCGTCATGCCCGACGATGAGATGGACTCGGTCCTTGGTGACGAAGGCTTGCGAGAGTGTCGAGGCTACCGGCAGACTGGTGCCGGTGCTCCATGAGGCTATGTCACCAGAGCCGGTACCAGTGTCCAGGAAGCGATTCTTTGACGGGTGGCCGTTAATGTGAATGTTTGTAGATCGTGTGAATCGGCTGCCGAGAGCTCCGTACAAGCCAGACTTGCTAGACTGTGCGTAGTTGGCTCCGTCGCACAGCACGCCGTTCGTCGTAGAAGACCAGTACACGACTCCAGGGTTTAGAGCTCCACTAGGCGTTGACGAGAACGCGCCGATCTTTTCTATGCTCATTTGAGACTCACATAGGGATAAAGAAGGTGGACTATGCCAGAGTCGTTTATCAGCGGTAGTCTCGGCACTGCGAACTCAGAGCCGCCAGTAGCCGGCAGGTAGCATGAGAGCGTAGTTCCGGTGAGGTAGTCGTTGAGGCCAGCCCCTGAGGCTGCGCCCACGTAGACCGTAGACACCGTGTTAGATCCGTTCCAGCCACCAAGAGTGTAAACGTGATCCTTAGTGATGATTGCTTGCGACACCTCAAGGTTTCCTGGCAAGCTCGTGCCGGTCGTCCAGGCGCCTATAGACCCGTCAGCGTTGATCTGCGCCATGTACACAGTCGACACGCTCGTGCTAGTTATAGAGCCGCCAAGGAGGTACACGTAGTTCTTCACCACCACGGCTTGGCTCATGCGCAGCACGCCAGGGAGGCTGGTGTCGGTGCTCCATGCTCCGAGCGAGCCGTCGTCGTAGACCCTGGCTCGATAGACGGTAGACACGGCGTTGGGCGTGCCTCCGCCGAGCAGGTATACCCAGTTGCCGTTCACTACAGCTTGAGAGAACCTTAATCCGCCTGGCAGGCTCGTCGTCGTGCTCCAGCTGCCAAGCGTGCCGTCTGAGTTGACGGGAGCTGTGTAGACGTTAGAGACGAGTCCAGAGCCGTTGTCTCCACCCATCAGGTAGACGCGGTCCTTCGTGACAACCGCAGATGCTGTGTGCTTGGCAGCTGGCAGGCTGGTGCCAGTCGTCCAGGTGCCTAGAGTCCCGTCTGAGTTGACTGGAGCCGTATAGACCGTGGAGACTGAAGAGCCGTTGTCACCTCCCATGAGATGAACTCGGTCCTTCGTCATCACGGCTTGAGACTGCTTTAAGTTGCCAGGCAAGCTCGTGCCAGTCGTCCAGGTCCCTAGAGTGCCGTCAGAGTTGATCGGAGCCGTGTAGACGGTTGCGAGGTAGCTGGAGTCGTTAGACCCGCCAAGAAGGTACACTCTGTTCTTGGTGACTACGGCCTGTGAGTCCTTCAGCACGCCTGGCAGGCTCGTACCCGTAGTCCATGAGGTTATTGTGCCAGAAGCGGTTGGGCTGCTCTTCCACGGCTTGCCGTTTACGTGGACGTTAGTCGAACGCGAGAACCGATCACCCAGCGCTGCGTAGCTCTTAGGAAAGAGCGCTTGAGAGTAGTTGGCTCCGTCGCACAGCGCTATCCCAGTCGGGAGCGCTGTGCGCGCTCCCGCGTAGTAGCCGACGCCTACGTCAGTTCCTTGTGTGCTGTCTGGTGATGATCGCACGTAGAATGCGTTGTCGCTCACTGTGTCTACTCGTCTATATAGACCGGCATCCTGCCGCCGTCTAGCGTGTACTCGTACGGATAACGCGGCACGGCGAACTCAGAGCCGCCGGTGGCTGGCAGGTAGCACTCGAGTGTGGTTCCAGTGAGATAGTCATTAGCTCCCAAGTTAGAGATAGTAGCTGTGTAGACAGTAGACGTTACAGAGCCGTTATTTCCACCGAGCAGATAAACATGGCCGTTAGTTACTATGACTTGAGTGCTAGTTAGTCCTCCTGGAAGACTCGTACCAGTCGTCCAGGTGCCCAGAGTGCCGTCTGAGTTGATCGGAGCCGTATAGACCGTGGAGACTGGAGAGCCGTTTTCGCCTCCTAGAAGATATACGCGACTATTTGTGACTATAGCTTGGGAGTTGCACAGCGCTCCTGGAAGACTCGTTCCTGTCGTCCAGGTGCCTAGAGTACCGTCTGAGTTGATCGGAGCCGTATAGACCGTGGAGACTGGAGAGCCGTTATATCCTCCGAGAAGGTAGACGCGATCTTTGGTCATGATCGATTGAGATCGACCTATACTATCTGGTACGCTCGTGCCAGTCGTCCAGGTGCCCAGAGTGCCGTCAGAGTTGATCGGAGCCGTGTAGACGGTTGCTGTGTAGCTAGAGCCGTTATATCCTCCAAGAAGATATACGCGACTATTTGTGACTATAGCTTGAGAGCTGGTCCACCCGGCTGGAAGACTCGTGCCAGTCGTCCAGGTCCCTAGAGTGCCGTCAGAGTTTATAGGGGCTGTGTAGACCGTGGAGACTATAGAGCTGTTCCATCCTCCAAGAAGATATACACGATCTTTAGTCATGATCGGTTGAGATCGACCTATACTATCTGGCAAGCTGGTGCCAGTCGTCCAGCTGCCAAGCGTGCCGTCCGAGTTGATCGGAGCGGTGTAGACGGTTGCTATGTAGCTAGAGCCGTTATATCCTCCAAGAAGATATACGCGACTCTTTGTGACTATAGCCTGAGAGTAATTCAACGCGCCTGGCAGGCTCGTGCCTGTTGTCCAGCTGCCTAGCGTGCTCGTTCCAGCATTCATGTCTAAAAAGCGATTCTTCCACGGCTTGCCGTTCACGTGGACGTTGGTTGACCTAGAGTACGCACCACCAATCTTCTGATAGAGACCGCTGTACTGTGACTGGGAGTAGTTGGCGCCGTTGCAAGGCAGACGCAGCCGATCGACCGTTCCCGTGGGGTTGCGCGTCGCCCTCACTGCGCCGGTAACAGACGCTGTCCCAGAAGAGTGGGACAGAGATCGTATGCTCTCCAGTATCTGCATAGATCAGGTGATCTCTAGGTAGCTCAGCGTCGCGTCAACGCTTGACGCTGTGTTAGACGACACCCACAGCTTGTTGTTAGCCGCCATGACGATCTTCTGTAGAGCTAGCGACTCTCCGGCCGCTACTGGTGCGTTGGTTATCAGGGTCGTGTTAGCCGTAGCGTTGTAGTGCCAGGCGCTGACAGTTATGTCGCTCGTGAGCTTGTTGCTCAGAATCAAGCTGAGGACGACGGTCTTGACGCCAGCACCGGGGGTGTAGGAGCCGACCTGGACGGCGCTGGTGCCGATGCTCACAGAGCCGGTTACGTTGAAGTTTGAGGCCATTTATCTTTCTCCTAGCCCATGGCTACCGATATCGCGATCAGGTCGCCGACGGCGCTCCCTCCGAGATATGACGCGTTGTTAGCGTTTGTAGAGTTCGTAGCGCTCGCGGCGCTGTTGACGTTTAGAGCGGCCTCTCCCTTGCCGTACGCGTAGGTGGAGTTGTTGGCCGTGGTGGCTGTTACGGCGCTGTTGACGTTAAGAGCGGCCTCTCCCTTGCCGTACGCGTATGTGGAGTTGTTCGCGTACGCGGCAGAGTTGACGTTTAGAGCGGCCTCTCCCTTGCCGTACGCGTATGTGGAGTTGTTCGCGTACGCGGCAGTGCCGCTGAATGAAGTGCTGTTAACGCTTACGTTGACGCTGCTGTTGCCGACGCTGACGCCAGAGACGGTGACCTCGCCGTTGCCGTACGCCCTGAAAGCTCCGTTGGATAGAGAGAAGACGCTTGCTGGGTTGATGTAGAACGACGTTGGGGTGCAGTTCACCCACGTGGCTGTAGAGTTCGAGAGGAACTGAGCCACGTTCGCGCCGAGGTATGACTGGAACACCGCGTTCGAAGATATGGGAAGGGTGTTTGGTGACGCGACGGTGCCGCCACGAAGGGTGCCAGCACTCAGAACTGTAGAGTAAAAGTAGCCGTTGACCTGACCGTTACCGGTGTTGACCGCCCCAGAGGCTCCCTGGTCGAGCGTGACGACGTTGCTCGAGAGCATGCCCAACAGCAGGTTTAGTCGCTCGGTGAGTGTGCCGAACGTCTGGTTATTAGCTAGTCTGGATATCTGTATCGTCATGGTCGAGCCTATTTATCACGCAGCTTGTCCGGGTACGCGCTCTCTTAGGAGCTTGAACTTGTCGAAGCCCATCTCTTTGTATCTCTCTATCGGGTATCGCGTCATGCCGCCGGTGGGCGTGGTGGCTTTAGAGAGCCTCTCGATGCTCTGTGAGCATGGCGGTCCCAGGTCGACTCCGTCGCGTGGGTTCTTGTTAACTCTTGAGAAGTACGCGTAGCATATGCGAGCGGGACAGGCTCTCTCGCACGAGACGTTGGCGAACAGTCGCGTCTTGTCTCTCGGTAGCTTGTCAAGTAGGTCGAGGTCCTCGTGAGCCTCGAACGCTGGAACTACGGAGTCGTACGTCTCGAGTGCTCGCTCTATGGAGCTGACTGTTCGGAGGTCGCGTATCACGCTCGCCTCGATCTTGAGCCACGGATAGTCGCGCCGTATAGCCCTAGCGAGCTCGTCGCGCGCGACGAGCGCTGTGGGCGAGTAGACGGTCTTGAGCCTCTCAAAGAACGGGGCGCTGTTCTCGTACTCTTTCTCGGTCACGAACAGACTCGTCAGAGGCACTCGTAACCCGATCTTCAGCTCTTTAAGAGCCTCTACGTCTCTCGCAGAGAGCTCAGGGACACGCTTCCTAGTCACCCACGGGTTGACGTAGTAGTTCCTGCCTCCATAGAGCGGCGTGCTCTCTATGAGGAACCCGAAGACGCTGTCGATGTCAGAGATGGGCGTCTCGGGATACGAGTCCGTAAGGAACAGCTTGATCGGGTCTTTAAGTGTTTTTCCACGCACTGACACTGAGAAGCTCACGGCACTACCCCCTCCTCGTCAGGCCTTCCCCAAAGGTCAGCTCGATCTTCTGGAAGACTGCCCTCGAGCGGCTCTATCCTGAACGGAAGGTAGCCTGTCAGCCGCTCGATCGCTACCGCGAAGAACGGCACGTGGTCTGAGTAAGAGGAGTCGCACGACCTCTTGAACAGCTCGTCTTCAAGGAACATGCAGCTGCCCTTGCAGAGCTGCAGCATCGGGCACGTGGGGCAGCCTGGTCGCTCGCTCCAGTGAGTAGACGTTCTCAGAGCCACGCGATCCATCCTAGACACGTGGCCTATCTTGTGCCCTCGGCCGTTCGGGGCCACCGCTGCGGCTGACACGTTCTGGCACGTGATCACGTTCCCCTTGAGGTCTACGGCCAGCGTGTCAAGTCGATCCATGCCGCACTTCTGCCAGAGAGAGGACGACGGTCGCTGAGTGGATATAGAGTTGACCCACTCAGCGACCCTGCGATTGACGATCTCGAGTCGGTCGTTCTGGCCAGCTCTCGTCTGCGCGAGGGTGAGTCGTCGAAAGCCGAGGTGCTCCTCGCGGCTCTGCATAGAGCACGCCGAGCCGCCCTCGTCGTATGCGTCTATGAAGTCTCCCTCTCCGAGCAAGAACTCGTCGGTGCCGAGGAGCTCGCGAAAGAACTCCTGGATCTTGCCGCGGTCCATGTTCAGCCGGTTAGTCATCGGGTTGAACGAGATCTTACCGACGGGAGACAGACGTCTCCACAGGTCGATCACCCAGCGCCTCTTCTCTGGGTCCTCGAGCGGGTCTGGGCCTCGCACGTGCTGTCCTGGGCCGTCGTGACTCACGCCGACGCAGACGCCGAGCCGCTCTATCCAGTCATTGATCTCTTCGTTGAGGAGAGAGCCGTTCGTGATCACCATGATCTGTGCGTCTGGAAAACGTTCACGAAGAGCCTCTCCTAGAGGCCTCAGCGTCTTCCAGTAGACGAACGGCTCGCCGCCCCAGAGCTCTATCTTCTCGGGCGAGCCGTCTAGCCAGGTGTCGAGGTTGTTCATGAAGACCTCTGCCTGAGACGGGCCGCCGGTCTCAGCTCGCTCGACGAACCGTTGACTACAATACGTGCAAGAGTAGTTGCACTGGAGCCCGAGCTGGATCTTGAGGTCTCTCACTCTCGTCAGCTTTCCGAGCGGGCTCTGCTCGCTCGTAGCCTCGGCGACTCCCCAGGACGCGCATCCGATCTTCGCTCGCGCTGCGTCGTCTACGATGAGCACGCCGTTTCGATCGCGAAGCTCTGACGTGTCGTTGTCGTACGTGAACTCTGCGAGCTTCGGGCTGCCGAGCACGTGTTTAACTGCTAGCACCTTAAACTTCATTCTACTTTCCGAGGATGGCAGACATCGCTGAACGCAGCTCTTCTACCTGCGCACGAAGGTCTTCGATAGTCTTCGCAGTCTCTCTCTGCTCTGAGGCGAGCTCGCGGGCTCGCTTCCTACGAGCCCTGTACTGTCGCAGCGCTCTCTCGTCAGTGGAGAGAACCGCCTTGCTGTTCATGTCGCGCGCGAGGCCGGGGTGGTCCCTCACCTTTACCAGGTTCATGCTGCCTCTCTACAGTTGTTGAAGTGATAGCGCCGCATGGCGTTGTCTCCACCGATCTTACCGCAGTGCGGACACGTTGCGACTGGTCGCTTACCAGTGTTCTTTCCAGCCATTGACAGGGACCTCTTTGCTAGAGCCTCTACGGTCCTAGACATCTCCCTAGTTTTTTCAGTGATCACGCTACGCGTGCCGTTGCGTCTTCTCGTTTCTAGCATCTTTTCTATGCTCTCTGGAGACGCCTTTGATCCGCGTCGCGCTTGACCAGTCGCTCTCGCCCTCTCCACGTTTGCGGGGTTGCTTTTCCAGGCAGCGATCTGTCGATCTTTGCGCTCCTGGGAGTGCTTTCTACCACGATTAGCTTCTATTGCCCAGAAGGGAGTCATCCCTTTGTGAGAGGCCTTGTTAGCAGCGCTGATCTTCTCGCGAATGCTCCTGGTGTCTGGAAACGCGACCCAGTGACCAGCGCCCTTTATGTTGAGGTTATAGTAACGGCTCTTTGAGCCCTGCTTTATCTCTTCAGGCTTGATCATGGAGAGCCATCTACGCTCTTCTGCATATAGAGCGGCTCTGTCGATGAATCCTCGCTTGATCACGCGTCGCTTAAAGTCGTTCGGACGTCGATTGATTGCGGCTAGCATCCATCGAGAGCTACAGACGTAGCCGTCATCCTCCCGTCCCCAGTGGGACCCTACGTAGTACCTCTTGTGCTTTCTGTCTCTCCAGACGTAGACGAAGCCGTACTTGGTTTGCATATGTTAGTCCTCCATGTGGAACTATATATGCGCAAAACGTGCTAGTCACTGTTGAAGAGCCATGCCCCTCATGTCTTGCAGCCTTGGCACGACGGCTGAGTCGCTCGAGAGAAGCACGATCTTTACAGCGAAGACCTTGTAGCCCTCATAGACCTGACCGTCTGCACCCTCGTACTGCACTATGCCGTAGTTGCTCGGGTTGCACCACGCAGAGCCGTCGCCTGGGTCGACTGTCGGGAAGCCGTACTCGTACTCGATGAAGTCCTGAGCGTTAGCTCGACTAGACACGAGAGTGGTGCCGGTCTCCAGGAGCGTCCACGGCTTCTCGGTGAACAGGTCTGGATCGGCGTAGTGCTGGATACGAGCATAGACGAGCACCTTGGAGCTCGCCGGCTGGTAAGCCGCGACAAGTATCTTGATGTCCTCGGCGTCTTGACCGTCAGCCAAGACGACCGCCCTAGAGATGTACCTGTCGATGGCGTAGCCGCCGTTTCCCTTCTCAGAATCGCGGATGTAGTTGTTAGCTGCGTCTGCGTTGATTATGTTACGAACAGTGTGCATTCCACACTTGTTCATGTCAATGGCCGGGCTCGTCTTCTCAGAGTTCGAGTAGTAGTGAGCGTACAGCCTTAGCGACTTGCCGTAAGAGCCCGCGAGCTCGTTCGAGCGCGACAGGACTAGGCGTTCGTAGTCTCGAAGCTCTCTGTCGTTAGCGAACTCGAGCGCAGTCTCAGCGGTGTCATAGACGTAGGTGTTTGACGAGCCCTTGAACGAGAACGTCAGCGCCGTCTGGTGAGGGACGCTCGTGGCGAGCTTGGGCATCACCACGTTGTACGGCAGGTCGTCTACGAGAGCGACGTTGGCGCTCGCGTTAGACATGGCGCCGATGACACGGGTGTTGGCTATGACGTAGCTCGCGCCCGTAGCGGTCGAGTTAGCCACGGTCATCTCGCCCGTCACCGGAACCCACTCATAGAGGCTGCCGTACAGCTGTCCCGAGTTTCTCAGGTGACCGATCTCGCAGTCTGCGTCTGAGAAGTCAGGCGTCGCGTTGACGGTGATGGTGTTTGATCCGACGGACACGACGTTGGCCACGAACGCTGAGACGTTCGTGTTGGAGAGCACGTAGATCTTGTCGTTGGCGGAGAAGCCGGCGTTGCTTGAGAGGCCGATCGTCGTGTTACCAGACTCGACGTAGACGCCGTTTGAGTAGTCGGCGGTGTTAGCGAAGTACACCTGCTCGCCAACCATGAACGTGCCGAGCTGGCTGTTAAGCTTCAAGAACTCCCAGTCCTCGTTGACGAAGCTTGCGACTGCGTCCAGGGTGGTGAACGTCAGTCGATAGATCGCGATCTTCAGGTCCTCTTGCTGGTACGCGGTCCAGCCGGTGTCCGTCGAGCTCGTAAAGAAGTTTCCTACGAAGCTGTTGTGATAGACGGGCACGTTGAGAGTGACGTCGGGATCACCGCCGAGAGCAGCGGTCCACATGGCGTAGTCAGGATTGAAGCCGTCGGCCTTGACGACTATGCAGTACTCCTTCTTGCTCTCGAGGAACACCGGCGCCTCGAAGACCACCGTGGTGGCCAGCGTAGCGTCGTCAGAGAGCAGGACGTCGTCGGACGTCAGGTGCTTAGAGCCGTACGGGAGGATCCTAGGCGCCGGGTAGCCGTTCTCCATCTCACGGATCATGACCGTGAGGCCTAGCGTCTCGTGCTTCTTCGAGAAGAACAGGTCCATGGCCGCGATGTAGACGCCAGAGATGTCGTTCTCTCCGAGCTTCTCCTCGGGCATTATGAAGCTCTGAGCGCACGGCGATCCGTAGCACTTGCAGTTCACGACGGCCGTAGACACCTGGCCGCCGGTCGTCGTGCTCACGCTAGAGACGACAGTTCGAGACTCCTGGATGTCTTTCTGATAGACCGTCGCGTCTTTGATCTCGAGGTTGATGTTGTTCTTGGCGTACGAGAGGTTCGTGCCGTAGAAGGTGGCCTCTGCGCTCGAGCGCAAGATTGTCGTCTCTGTGACGAGGTCCGAGATGTCAAGTATGCGGAACTTGCGCTCTCCCGTCCTGAAGGTGCTCGAGGGAAGGAAGAACCAGCCCTCGATAGACCCGAGCTCGTCTGTGACGAACGGTCCGCCCAGCGGGCCGAGCACGCCGTTTGTGAGCTGTGCGCAGTACTGCGAGATCGCGTCGTCGTCGAAGAACATCCACATGCGGGTGGACGGCTTCAAGCCGACGGCTCCGAAGTAGATCGCCTGGGCCTTGATGAACGGCTGAAGCGCGACGTCTGTTACGTACGAGCCGAGACTGTACGTCGTAGTGTTCTCTTGAACGTTTGACTGTATTCCAGTTCGCGTCTGGTCAACGCTCGTGGTGACTGTCGTGGTGGTGCTAGCAGCCGTCTTCGTGACGAACTGAACGGTCTGGTCACCGGTCTCCTTCCAACCGAAGTTGAGCCCGCCAGCGTTCGGGCCCATGGAGATGTCAGCGACATACACCTTCTGACCGGTAGCTGGATCGACGTAGTACCATCCAACGCTGTCAACGTGAACGCTGTATTGCGGGCTGTACGTGGTGCTGCCGGGAGTCGTGCTTGTGTCGGTGGTCGACGTGGTGCCTGTCTCTCTCCACGTGCCGTACTGCGTCACCCATGCTCCCTGGCCGATGCCGCCGTCAGCGAGGTTGAGACGGTCGTAGAGGTACTTGAAGTTGGAGTACAAGTCGAGACCGACAGTCACGTCTGGGTTGACCGTGACGTCGGGGGTGTAGTCGCCCTCTGGCGTCAGGTTGACTGTGCCGACCCAGCGGTACGCGATGTCCTGGCTGGGATTGCGCAGCTGCGTGGCGTACATCTGGAAGAGGTACGGGTTCTCGACGCGTTCGCAGCCGAGAATCACGAGCTTCCCGTTGTCGCTGACGTAGATGCTGCTCGAAGTTGGCGTGGCGGAGTCGTACTTCATCTGTACGAGCTTCTGCGTGACGATCGGGCGAGCCTCTGACGTCGCAGAGTCCATAGCTATGTTATAGTCAGGGTCGGTCACGTTGCCGATGTCGTGACCGTTAAACGGGTCAGCGATGATGCCGTTCTTGAACCTGTCACCACCCGTCTCTGACTCTAGCAGTAGCGACTTAGTCGACTGCTCGAGAAGGCTCAGAGAGGTGTAGTACTCTACGACTGAGATGCGGTCGTCGAGCTTGCCGATGTCGCTCATGGTGTAGCGACGGTTCTTGATAGGCGTGAACTGGATCGTGTCAACGCCGGACTGGTTGTCACGCGCCTCTGTAGAGGTGAGCGACGGGTACGGCGGAACCGTGACGTATGAGAGCGAGATGCCGGATGAGATCTTGTGCGGCTCTATCGGCCTCTCAGACGGGGTGCCCTCGACGACCACGACAGAGCCCTCTGGGGTCAGTCCGACGACGTCTTTCCTTCCGAGGTAGTACTGAACGTCCGACTCGAACGTGGAGTCGACTACGGGGAAGAAGCTAGACGTGACAGAGAGGCTGTTGTTGCCGTTGGGGTTCGTGGTGGCAGAGCTGGCGTTGGCGGCGTACGCCGCGGTTGCTACGGCGTACTGTCTGAAGTCCACCGAGTCACGGAACGAGTAGCTCTTGCCGGAGCTAGCAGAGGTGTAGCTCGGCACGTACTGCGTCGAGATGCTGTTAGAGCTGCTGTTACCGGAGTCGTCGATGTCGAACGAGTCCACGGAGAAGTAGCCGACACCCTGTGACGTGTCAGGAGCGAAGCACATGACTTCGACGAGCAGTGATGCGTTGGCCGGAAGCGCGTACGTCGGGCTCTTGGTCAGGCGAGAGAGTCCGTAGTAGGTGTCCTTTTGTCCAGGATCTACAGAGAACAGAGACGTCCTGTCCGGGTTGGTGTTGGCGTAGGTGCCAGAGCCGACATAGACGTGCTTGAGTAGGAACGTGTCTGGCAGCCCGAGGCTCCACGGGCCGGTTGTCCCGTTGGTGTGGGTGTCAGTGTTGATCTTGACAAAGACGCTTGTGTTAAGGGTCTTCGCTGCTGGCACGGCGTTCGTTCGTCGTACGTTGTAGTAGATCCTGGAGTTGAAGGACCCAGTAAAGGTCTCACCGAGGGCCAGAGAGGCGCTCGTCGCAGAGCTTATAGTGATAGATCGTCCCGAGCTCGAGCTGAACGGTATGGTGTAGCCGACAGGGTAGTACTTGGCGTGCGCCGAGTTTGACCAGGCGTAGGTGAGGTTGTTGGCTAGAGAGATGCTCGAGCTCGTAACCGCGGTTACTCGTCCCACCTCTGACGCCGTAGCGTTAAGGAACAGGACGTGCTCGCCAACAGAGTACTGGGAGGTGAAGTCTGACGACTGTCCTATCGTCCACCCAACAGTGTTAGCGCTGGTGTTGCTGACTCGACCCGCCAGGTTAGCCGTGGCCGCGTTGCTCGTGACGACGACCATGAAGTCGTTCTCGGACGTAGAGTCTAGCGCGCCTACGCCGTAAGGGAACTTGTTAGTGCCGCCTACGTGGCTGGGCACGCTAAGCGTAGCCGTGCCGCCAACTGCGAACGTGACGTTAGACGCCGTACGGAAGTCGAACTGCGCGTTGATGGTGTTGGCGCTGCTTATGAGCGCTCGAGTGTGATCGGTGCCGAGGTCGTAGATGAGTGGGGTTAGAGACGAGTCCTTGAGGATCGCGTTGTTAGACTCGAGAACGAGGTCTGCGAAGCCCTTCGCCCCTCCCGAGACGCTGTACAGAGACCGAACGCTCGAGAAGCTCGTGTTCGGCGCCATGACGATGTCAGTGAGGTACATGCGATAGGTCGTGCTCGGCAGACCAACAGAGCCTGAGTCGTGATACGCGCCGATGATCTTCGCCGTGCCGATCTCAGAGCCGGGAGCAGAGACGCTGTCAACGCTGGCTCCAGTCGCTAGAGCGGTCGTGACGACCTGAGCGTTGGCGCTTCGGAGTGACACCGACGCTATCGTCGGAAAGTCGAACAGGCCTGCATACTCTGTCGCGTAGACGTAGCTGCCAACGGTGGCAGACACGACTTGGTCCTCTATCTGTCTGATGTCGTCAGACTTCCTGATCGAGCTGACCAGCTTGCCAACGGTCTTGACACGATAGCCCTTGATGTAGGCCAGGCCAGGGTCTAGCTCGAGCTTCAGGTGCGTGTTGTTGCCAGATATCGGCAGCGCTCGCATGTTGAACGGCTCGATTATGTAGTCGCCAGACTCCTCGTTAGTCCTCTTAGCCAGCTCGTCGCCGAGCGCTGCGTAGGCCGGGTCAACGCCAGCGGCTCTTGACGGGGCGCCCTCGACGAAGTCTGCGAGGGCGAAGAAGACCTCAGTGTTGCTGTTAGTCGTGTTGGAGGTGTCGCGAACGACCAGGGTCGGTGTGAGGCGAAGTCGGTGCGCGCCTGGAGCTCCGTAGTTCTCAGATCCGGCAGCGTTGTCAAGGAGGCTCGGGTCCTCCTCTGGCGTTACGATAGACTCTACGGTGTGAAAGCCCACAGACAGCTTGTCAGGGCGGTTGTGGTACTTCGTGACGACGATAGACTGCGGCTCGACGCCGATGAAGAAGCCCTTCTGGAAGACGGTTCCGCCCGACACTGCCATCTTGTAGGCGTAGCCCACGTAGGCGCTGTTGCCCGACACAGCGGCGTTAGCGGTGGAGACCTGACCGATGGCTACGTTGCTAGTCGTGTAGACAGTAAGGACCTCGTCCTCGGCGAACGTCTTAGTGACGTAGTCGTTTCCAGAGTTGAGGTAGTCGATGTAGACGGTGTTGAGGTCTGGAGAGCTGGTCGTCGCGCCCTGTGCAGAGTCTGTCACGAGCGCTCGAAGGCCGGAAGCGTCACTACGAAGCTGCTTACCAACCAGGTCAGCGACGGTTAGCGAGTAGCCGTTGGCGTACGTGTCACCGAGCTTGACGTACTGCAGGCCAGGCTCGTAGTAAAGCTCGCACTTCTCGACGATGGAGCCGTCCTTGAAGATGTGCCGACCGAACCGTTCGATCTGGTCTTGCATGATCGTCTGGGACGTCGTGAGCTCTCTAGCCTGCACAGGAATTGCCGGCCTGACGAGCACCCTATGAAAGTGCTTGTCTGGGCTGTAGTCGTCGTAGTAGGGACTCTTCGAGAGGTCGATTTCGAGTGCCAAGTGACTGTGTCCTAGTACTTCAGAACGAGCTTTACCTGCTCGCGGGTGTTTTTACCTCTCGTGAATGGCGACTGGTGCGAGACGTAAGTCACGACACCCGTGTCTCTCACTAGAGAGGGGTTGCTTATGGAGTTGGCGTGAGCTGCCCTCGCTATGCTGCCGCTCTCGTCGCCGACTATGTTATAAGAGCCCTCGAGCATCGTCCCGCGCGAGTCTGTAAGACACAGCGCCGGATAAGCCGCTTCTATGAGAGCTTCTATCCCGACGTTATTTATGGCGTAGTTTCCTGGTACCCAGTCTCCAGTTACAGAAGACAGCTTCAGATGCGTAGTATTTCCGACTCCGACGACGACAGCGGTTGCTCCGTTATTCGAGGACAGCTCGTTTCCTCTATAGAACGATCCGGTAGCGCCAGAGACTATGAGGTCTACGTCAGAGTCGAGCGAGATGATGACGCCAGAGGCGTTGCTCGTGTCCTGAATCACTCGCTCGTACACGGAGAACGAGCCCGTGTTGGTGGTCATGGCGACGCGTTGCGTCTGCGTGAACCTTGCTCCGAAGGTGGCCGACACGTCGCGTCCCGACTCGGTTATAGACACCACGTTGGCTGTCGCGTTCCCCTCTACGGCAGAGACCGCGTAAGAGTTCGCGATGCGACCGGTGACACCGGTGACGTCTATGTAGGGGCCGGCTGGGTCGACGTCGTACAGCGTCATAGACGCAGAGGTGACGTCTTGAGTCACTGTGAGGTCCACGCCGTCTACAGAGAACTCTATGTTCGCTGCAGACGTCACGTTAGCCGTGGCCCCTGATGAGAGGCCGACGACTGCGCTGCCTGAAGCGAAGTCACCAGACCTGTGAGACAGCTCTACGTAGTTCGTGTTAGACCACTCCACCGTACCGCCTGCGCCCGTGTTGGCCTGGTACGCGACCTCTCCGACAACGAACGAGCCAGACGTGCCAGCAACTTCTAGTCCGACTCGCGTGGGTTCTGACAGGCCGAGCCTGACGCTGGAGTACTGTGGGTCTCTTAGCAAGCCGATCGTTCGATAAGAGCCGTATGTTGGCAGGTCGTAGAGCTCGTTCTCGAAGGTGTCGAACTCTACAGAGACGCTGACGTAGCGAGCGTCAAGCTCAGAGTAAGCGTCAGCGCCGTGCCCGCCGTGAGGCGCTATGATGGCTCTAAACACAGCAGAGTTACCGAAGGCCGTGTTGTCAGACACGTACACGTTGGCGTAGGTGTAGCCGGCGCCGTGATCCAAGACCGTAACGCTAGCCACGGAGTTCACTAGGCCGACCTCGTCGCTCACGGTGGCGTACGCTGTTGCTCCGTAACCGTCGCCCTCGATGACTATCTGTGGGCCGACGACGTACTCTGAGAGCTCGCCTGGAAACGGCGTCGCTGTGACGACTTGAGCGTTGCCGGTCTGTGCTCCGCTAGACGCGCTGACTGCTCTAGCCGGCCACCCCGCTCTAAAGTCCGAGTGAGAGGCGAGCACGCCAACGGACGGGTACGAGTCGAGCTCTACGATCTGAGCTCTCTGGGCGCTTGACGAGCCGAGAAGGTACAAGCCAGTCGTCAGTGACCCAGATATAGAAGAGAGTATGAGGTGGCTGGCGTTGGCGTAGTCGACCACGCCAGTGACGCTTTGTGAGTCACCAGCGCCGTTGACCTCGACGACGGTCTCACCAGGAACGAAAGCTACTCCCTCGACGAGAACGTTAGCGAACTCTACTATTTGACCGTCTACGTTGACGTAGTCGATTGTGCCGTTAGCGCTTGAGAGCGTCACGGCCGTCGGCGTGAACGCGCTCGAGACTAAGTAGTGCGAGTTGCCTGTGAGTGACTGACTGAACGCAGGCGTGACAGACATGTGGGTGGCGTTAGCGATGGACGTCACTCGTCTTATCTGAGTGTTTGCAACGGGTCCAACGCGAACGTACTGACCAACTGTGTAGTCAGTGGTGAAGGCGGTGCCGGCGCCGACGACGTTAGCAGAGCCAGACGTAGTCGTCACAGTGCCGGTCTGTAGTGATCCAGAGTCGGTCGTGTTGTATATCGGGGTGGTCGCTTCGAACGCGGTGTTGGTGGTGGGATAAACGACGACGACTGTCGAGTTAGACGATTGCACGACGCCGGCCGCGGCGCTGTCTGACTGCTGAACAACCGAGCCGTAGCTCGCGTCGCCTCTAAGAGTAGACGTACCGATCGAGTAGACCTCTTGAATCATCACGTCGGCGATAGCGAAGGTGCCCTGTATGTTGTTGAGCACCAGGGTCTCGTGTACGCTCAGCGGCGGATCTACGATTGCGAGACGACTCGTGCCGCCTACGTAGTTCGTTATTCGCGCGAGCTGGCTGCCACCAGGACTGCTATGAAGGTAGATCCCCGCACCGGTGTAAGCGCCAGGCGTGGTGCTGGCGTCTGTAGACAGGCCTATCGCAGACGTGTTGACGACAGAGCCAAGGAACCCTCGAGCGTGAGCAGTGAAGTTCTGACCAGCGCTCTCAACCTCGACGAAGTCTATCGACCCGTCAACTGCAGCTGCTGCTACAGCAGAGTTGGGCACGACCGGAACGTAGGAGGCGCTGTAGTGCTTGGAGTTCGTTGTCGGACTGATGCTGTAGAGGTACTTCCAGACGTAGCCGTCACTCGTCTGAAAGAAGCCGTCTGTGGAGAACACCGCTGGCTTGATAGTGCTCGGCTCTCCACCAGCGTTGTGCAGACACTTGAAGACCGCTAGGTCGTCCGTGACCACATAGAAGTCCTTAGAGTACAGGTCTTCGTCAGCGTGGTCGTACGCCGCGTAGACCGTGTTGCTCGTCCACTGCACTCGTCGAGCCATCAACACAGAGTCAGCGGAGCTTACGCGCTTTCCGTAGGCTATCGTTGGATAGACGACGAGGTTCGTAGACTCGACTGAGAGGTTAGCTGTCGGAGGCGACTGGTCATCTGTCCACGGCGTTGGCCGGCCAACGAACACGTAGGTGCTGGAGCTCGTAGACGCGAGGTCGTTGTAAAACGACTTAGCGGAGTCGACGCCGTAGTTCTTAGTGAGGATGCCCATATCGGTCCTATTTATTCGTCTTTAAGACACGACCTCTGTCGTGAACGCCTCTTCAACGAGTGTAGGCGGCGTTTCAAGAGACTCTATCTTGCTGAACTTCCCGAACAGCGCGTACCCTGTCGGGTGCGCGAGAGCTCTCAAGTCGTCTTCGTAGCTCTCTAGAACGCGAGGCGCTTGCACCTCGTACGAGAACCTCTGCCAGTAATAGCTGTCTTGAATGTACTGGTCGCTGTTACAGAAGCCCTTGTTGTTCCGCCAGTAGCCGTCAAACTTGCCGTGCTGATCAACGACCGCTCGTCCAGACACGAGAGCCCCGTCAGCTCTCAGCATGGACAACGTCTCGTTCGGCTCGTACCCAAAGCCAGAGTCGACGACGCGCACAGAGCTGACTATGCCCGTGCCGTAAGAGCCGTTCGCTGTGATTATGGCGTTGTTACCCACGACGCCTCCCTGACCGTCAGACAGACCTATAGACGCGACGTCTGTCTGTGTCACCGTAACAACTGGGTTAGAGCTGTAGCCAGAGCCGTGAGCTACAGATATCAAGGAGCCTATAGAGCCGACGAGCTTGCTCTCCAACGAGAAGGAGTCAGACATCGGTGTGTCAAGGTTGTCTGGCACGTCGTTCCACGGATTGTAAGGGTCAGAGAACCCCCAGTCAGTCTCTCTTTGCACCGAGGATGTCGTAGCCGTCGCACCAGACGTGGAGTCTGTGACCACAGACCTTATGAGAAAGGCCCCTGATGTCAGGAACACGCTTCCGGTAGCGCTAGCGTTCGAGCCGGTAGACGTCACGAACGCGACGTTAGGCGTTGCCGTCCAGCTCGAGCCGGCGTCTTGAATCGCGACGCTCTGAACGGAGCCGTTAGCGTCAGTGGTTATAGCGCCTGAGCCGCCAGAGCCGACTCCTTGAAACGTCACGTAGTCTGTGTTAGAGTATCCGACGCCCCCGGAGGTGACGACGACGTTCCCGAGCTGCCAGTTAGTCGCACCCACGCTCTTTACGTCTCTCACAGACAACTGGCTAGAGTTAGCTGCCGTGACGTAGCCGTTGGCCGTGACTAGTCGGGTGCCGAAGAAGCTGTTTACTGAGACGCTTGCACCAGACGAGTTACCAAGAAGTACAGTTCCTGGGGCGCACGTCGAGCTGGCGCCTACGAGCTCTAAGAACTCTTGGTCAGATCGCGACACTCGTGCAGTGAAGGCCCCGTTAGAGACCAGCTCTCCAGGAGTCAGCTCTCCTGACAAGACGTTTACGTCTAGCGTAGACACGTTGGCTGAGGATGTTACGTAGTGGCCAGCAGAGAACGTTCCGGACGTGCCGGTGATCGACAAGACGAACCCAGAGGTGTCGTTGTCGAGCTGCTTGTCCTGATAGTCGCCTATCACGTCCGTGACGTACGTCAGCGTCTCGGTGTTGACGATGTCGCCGATCTTGAAGGTCGCACCGACTCCGCCGCCACCAGATATCGAGACGACTGCGTCTCGCGTGTATCCCGTGCCGCCGTAGTTAAGAGAGAAGTTGACTATGCCTCTGCTCTCTCTAGTGCTGGTGACGACGCCTGTGCCAGAGTAGCCCCTACCGAGCACAGTGAGCTTGTCTCCAACAGAGAAGTTCGCGCCGCCGTCTGTGACGCTGACTGCGCTCAGTGAGCCTAGAACTCGAGTTACGGGGTACAGAGACAGCTCGTCACAGAAGATAGCGTCACCCTTGTGGAACCCTCCGCTAAGATTAGAGAGAGTCAACACGTTTATGACTTGGCCGCTAGACAGACGTCTTACGAAGCTCTCTACAACTGCCGAGCCGCCGTTCATCTGTGACCGGATCACCCTGCCAGGAAGCGCATCTAGTGAAGCGCTGCCGGCTACCTCGATGTACTTCGGGACCACCCACTTCGCAGCGCTCGGCGTGAACACGTGTTTCCACGGCTCGAACACGACCGCGTCTTCTGCGTACAGAGCGCGAAACAGCACCTTTACAGCGAGCGGCGTGCCCTTCACCCTGTAAAAGTCTAGGGCGTGCTTTATGAAGAAGCGCTTGTCTGTAGCGAGCTCTTCTGGGAAGTCTCCGAGGTACTCCTCCTTGAACCTTGACAGGAGATCGTTAGTCGTATAGTCGACGTCGAACCACTCAGGGAGTGATCGCGCGCCGTATATCGGGTTTGGCTCTCGCGTAGAGCTCCCTACGATCAGCTGTTCACCGAGACTGAAGGCCTGCGCCGTCTTGAGAACGACTGTTGTGGAGCTCGGCGTGTCAGTGGTGGCTGAGACGTCGTCGTATATCGAGACTATCTTCCTGAGCGCCCCGTCGAGCAAGACGTACGAGCCAACAGTCAGCTCTGCGCTGAACCTCGTGCCGTTGCCAGACAAGTACAGTGACGACGCAGAGGATGACAACTGTCCCGTCAGCTCGGTCGGGCCTGACACGACCTCACGAACCACGTCACCTGGTAAGAGAGAGCCTGGGTCTCCGAGTACGAGCGTGCTCGAGTCGTTCGAGCCGAGTACGAGAAAGAGCTGCTCTGGGTCTCTCTCGAGCAGCGCGTAAGAGCCGACCGTGAGAGTCGGGCCACCACCCGCTGCCCGGAGTCGAGTCACGTCACCCTGCTCTAGCCAGGAGTAGTAGGCCTTGAGGAAGTCTGGCAGCAACGAGCCGTTTTCGAGGTACTCAGACGGCAGCTGTCTCGGAACGAGAGGAGATACGTGCTTGTACGGGCGCATTAGTAGCTCGTAGATGAGGAGATGACAGAGCGAGACAGGTCGATCTTGAGCACCTCGTTCTTCTTAGCGTAGACGTTATCCGCCACAGGCGTCGCGAAGAACCTCAGACCGACGTCACCAACGAAAGAGCTGGCCTCTATGGTGGAGACGTCGATGGTTCCGGTTGAGTAGTTTATGGTGCCGACTGTCGAGTAAGAGTCGGATGAATAGAGCGGGTTAACCTCGAGCTTGTAGAGAGCTCCGTTCGGCGACCTTGAGGAGAGCGTGTCTGTGAGGACGTAGCGCTTGCCGAGATACGTGAAGTGAGAAGACCTGACCCCCTTCGCTATTGCGTTCTTGAACTCAAGGGTTACAGTCTTTGGCTCGTTGAGCCCCATGTCTGCAAGCTTCGAGATCGTCGTCGAGAGCTCTACGCTGTCTATGGCCGCGTCTACGGCCTGAATGACGTCAGTGACGCGTGAGTCAAGAAAGTGCTTGTTGAAGCGTCCGAGACTCGAGGCGTTGTACTTTGTAAGGGCCTTAGACACAGCGCCCTCTAGCTGAGCGAGGGTGCCGACCAGTTTAGAGCTGTCTACGTGTAGGGAGACGTTCAAGCCGAGGTACGTCGTCTCTGGCGATATCATGACCGCCTCCATGTTCATGCCAGATCTCGACTCGAGAAACGCTTTGATCTCCTCCTTGCGCGCGTCAATTATCGGAGCGCCGTTTCGGCCGACAACCGCCACGAACGTTCTTCCGTATTGAACAGAGCCGCTTACAGTCTCCCCTCCGTAGGCGAAGCACCCGGCGACGTCTGAGAAGTTCTTGAGCACCATAGACGCGTAGTCGCTAGCTGTTATGGCGGCCTCTTGCGTCTGATAGTGTCGAGGCGCACGGAACTTTATGCTCTCGACCGTCTCTCGCTCGTCACCTCCAGCGGACACGCCGGTCGTCTCGATGACGAACGGGGATAGTATGGTCGTGCCGTTGATCTGGCCGAGGTCGTCGTCCATGACGAAGGTGTCGCAGCCGTTGCCGTTAGCGCCCTCAGTCACCATGTACTCGAGAGTGACTACCGAGCCGTCATCAGGCCTCCTGCCGAACACGCCGTCGCCGAACACGACCTCGAACTTTCCTCCCTCGGCGCCCTGGACGAAGTAGACGTTTGACGTCTCGTCGAGGCCGTAGAGGTTAGTGGCCAGCTTCCAGCTAGCGACGTTGCTTCCGCTGGGCGTTGCTACTGACACAGAGAGGCTGTCGGTGTCCGCTGAGTTAGACTCGAGCGTGAATCGTTGGAGCTCGTCGGTAGAGTCGAACACGTAGGCGTCAGTGACGTACGACCCTTCAAAGACCTCGAGGTTAGACACGAGGAAGGTGTTGCTCGAGGAGTAGTAGACGCCAGAGCTTCTGGTGCAGAACGTGTACGTGCCGTTAGCGTTCTGCGACGAGAACTGGGTGTTCTTTGGAAGGGTGAGGCTCTGAGCTCCTGTCGTCGGTACAGAGAGGTCAAGGCTCGCGACCGCTGATCGAGGACTACGGGGCACGTAGCCGAGCGGCTTGGCGGTCGCCACTACAGAGTCTAGAAGTCTGGCGCTCGACAGTCGCCCCTCAGAGCTCACCATGTTAAGGTAGAAGTTGTAGAGGAACTGGTTATACGCTAGCGCGCCGACGAGCACGGACATATTAGAGCCGTCCCAGTCGTAGTCACGAAAGATGCTCTGACTACGAAGGAACGTCTTTATCGCCGCCTTAGCGTCGTTGAAGTCCAGCCCTGCCAGCGTCTGAATTGTGCTCACGTAACTCCTCCTAAGCCTTATTTATCAGACGCGCTTGACAATGACGTCTACAGACAGTGGCACGCGGTCGTTGACCAGCACGAACGTCACCGACACTCTAAGGTCGTTAGAGTCTGGCGAGGCGACCACCTTGATCTCGAGCACGCTTATCCTCGGCTCTGAGTAGTCAAGAGCCTCTCTGACGTTACAGGCCACGATCTCGTCAGTGAAACCGGTGCTCGGCTCGAACGCTGCGCGTCGTACGTCGCCTCCCACGTGCGGCTCGAACGGCCTCTCGCCTAGATTGGTGAGCAGTATGTTCTTGACGGACTGCTTTACAGACTCCTCGTTGGTCACACGAGCGAGGTCTCCAGACAACGGGTGCTTAGCGAAGCTTCCAAGAAAGTCAGAGTAGAGCTCTCGCTTCTTCTGCGTCTGTGTTAGTCTGTCTGCTCGAGTCGCCATGTCTGCCTCTTAACTGGTGCTGTCGTACGGGTCGTTCTTCGTTACGATCGGCTTGGTTGACCAGCAGCCCTGGTCGTCTACGAAGATGCGATTGTCGTTCTTACGAATGTGAACGTGCTCTTGAGTCACGAGCATGCTCGTAGTCGGGTCGTTGTAGTAGCACATGATGTAGTTAGGCTTTATCTCGACGTAGCAGGACCCGACCTTCAGTCGAATCATGGTGCTAGACTCTATGGTGTAGTCGCTACCTGACTTGTGGTTTGACGTCTTCGAAGCGTTGGTGCTGTACTTGCCCTCGACGACTGTTCCCTTGTTGCCGTTCTGGATGTCTTCGTAACGCTCGCCCTTGTTGACTGTGACGTGCGTCCCTACGTGGTAAGCGACCTTGTCTCCACGCGTCGAGCTGTGCTGGTCGCCGTCCACCATGCCCGTGCTGTCACCGCCAGCGCTAGAAGACGCCGAGACGCTCCACGTCGATCCGAGACTGCCCGCAGCGGCTGGACCGTCCCGCTTAGACACCGTTCCCTTCCCGGTAGCGCTCGTCTGCCACTTCTTCGTCTCGCCGTGTCCAGAGCCGAAGACCCCCGACCGCTCGTTCTCGACGGTCATGCTGTCTCTGCTCTTACCGATAGTGCTAGTAGTTCCTTGTGGCGAGCCTGTGTGACTCGGGCCAAGGTTGAATATCGTCTCGCGATTGTTAGAGCTGGCCAGCCTCTCATGAACGTGTGACCGGCTCTCGGTTCGATGATACTCCGCTCCCTCCTCGTTGCCGTGCACCGTCTGGTGACCAGAGGGGTACTGCTCTGCGTCTACCCAAGGGTAGGTGCCGTAGAACATGGCCTTCTTGTCCATGCGGCTACGACGCTCGTCCGTGTCTTGAATGTTGCTTCTGCTTCTAGCCATCAGCTTGTCGCTCCGTCACTCGCCCCAGGCGGCTTGGGTGTCTGGTTCGGTTGTAGCTTCTGCTTGACGACTTGTCTGAGCTTCTCAGCGACTGCCTGGTTGTAGCTGAACTTGTCTAGAGCGCTCTTTATCTTGCCCTGGTCGACGTCAGACCTCTTGACAAAGCTCTTCATGGTCTGCTCGACCATGCTGCCGACGTCTGGTATGAAAGAGCCGGCGTTGTCAGAGCTAGGTTGTGTCGGGAACAGGTTCTTGTTCTTCTTAGCCTTGCAGCTGTCTACGAGGTACCTGGTGAGGGAGGAGAGCTCTGTGTCTGTGAGTTCCTCTGCTTTCTTCTGATTCGTGACGAGCCAGTTCTCGACGTACTCGATCATCATTCGCTTGGTGCATCCGTCCTCCTCGTCTGTCTCCGCAGGAGCACGAACGGCCGCTTGAAGTCTAGCCGCCGCGTCTACGAGGACCTCTGCCTCGTCGTGTGAGAAGGCTACCATGACAGCTGCCAACTCGTCAGCTACCGGTATCAAGACAGCCGCGCCCTGCAGGTCTACAGAGTCGAACAGGGTTATGTAGGCCAGGGTGAGTCGCGACGTTCCGAAGCCGACAGGTATCAGGCTCCAGGCGAAGTTTAGAGCGAGGAGGAGGTCGCGCATGGAGCGCATCACGTCACCCACGACTCTCCATGGCAGGTTCGTAGGGTTGATGCCGGTCAGCGTGCCGAGAGCGTCCCAGACAGAGATCACCGCGGCCTGAGCCTCTGACGCAGACTCTGTGTTGATGAGCGCGGTGACGCCGGTCGCTACGGTGGCTATTACGCTCTCGACGTGGGCGACGTCCTCAGCTGCCTCAGCCGCCTCAGAGGCTGCGTCGTAGTACTCTCCGTCTGTCTGGTCATCGGCCACTCGTCGCATCGCCTCGGCCACTGTGGAGCTCGCTCCGGAGCTAGCACCACCAGCGAGCCCGGCGCCGACGCCAGAGCCCGAGCTCGCGCCGCCGGCGCCACTCGTCTGCGCCTTAGAGATGATGTCACGCATCTGCTTTACGAGCGACGCGCCGTTCTTGAAGACGCCAGACTTGTTGCCGTCAAGCTTCTGAATCTGCTTAAGAAGGTCGCTCGCGTCGCGTGCGGCGTTTGTCGGGTTGCCGACCGTCTTGAGGTCGCGACCGTGCATCTTCTCAGACAGCTTCTGAAAGACGTGTACCGGCTCTACCTTAGCCATCGCTCAGCCCCGGCGTTTCGAGAAGGACCTCTGGGTCGTCGTGCTTGACGCTGTCTGGCTGCCTGCCAACGAAGTAGTGCTGGACGTCGGTCTCTTCAGAGCCGTGGCACGCTGGCGGCAACGAGTTGTACTTCTGGTCCACCTCTGGGGCGCCGTCTAGCGTCTTTCCTCCCTTGGTGAGGCCAGACGTGTCTACCGAACCGATGACGAGTGGGTTCTCGCCCGAGTCGTTGTACATGACGAGACAGCAGCTTCCCTTGGCCAGTCGAGTCGGCGACTTGCCGAGCTTCTGATGAGACTGAGAGTGCGTCATCTGCCGAAACCACGGCAGGTCCTCGGTCTCCATCCCGTGATGGATGTCTGGTATCCTCATGCGATAGCAGCCGGCCTCGCGCCCGCCGTTCGCCTTCCTGTCGTCTTGCTCTACCACCGCGTAGAACATGCGCGGCGACATGCCGAACTCTGTCTGATTACCCACGGCTCCTCCTAGTAGTTCTGAAGCGCTTCGACCACACAGGTGTACCTCGGCTCGTGACCGAAGTGTAGTATCTCGTGACGAAGCTTAGAGATGAGAAAGTTGCCAGACACGACCTGGTCTGGCTGTTGTGGGCCGGTTAGCGCCACCGGCCTCGGTATGTTGACGTCTATCACCCAGCCCGCTCTGTAGATCGTGTCTCCGTACGTCTGAACGATGACGACGAGCTGCATTATAGCAGCCGCTGCTCCAGCAGCCTCTGGAGCGCTCGTCGGTATGTGACTGGTAGGCATGCGGCCGTTCACAGGCACGGACACAGACCGACCAGCCTTGCCGAAGACAGACACCATGCCCTGAAGCGCGGCGCTGGCCACTTTCGGCACGATGTCTTTTGTGTTGAACTCACGCGTGTCGAAGTTCCACGTGCTCACGTTAGTCTTCAACGCGCCCATCTTGATCGTCTTCTCCACGTTGAGCTTAGAGAGTATCTCGTAGTGGAGGATGTGTCTGTAGAGGCCTAACGGGTCGTCTGGGCCGAAGGTGGCGACGCCGTCACGTCCTGGCTGGAGGTGCTGGGTGAGGGACCTCACAGATCCCTGCTGCTGCATCTTCTCGATGGGCGAGAAGTGGTACCCGTCACGGTTCTCAAAGAACAGCCACTGGTTGCCGTCAGCTCCGTTCGCTCGCTGCGCGAACTCGTTGATAGCAGTGAACGCCTTCTTGTTGCTTATTCTCAGCTCCTGGACGCCTCTCGTCTGATCGGCTTGGAGCGACTTAGCACTGCCTAGGAAGTTTCTAAAGATGTCGCTGGTCGCGGCGGTGACTGTTGACTTCCACTTCTTAGAGATGAGACCCATTCGAGAGTTCTGCACCTCGATCGAGACGCACTCTATCGTGTAGGTCCTGGCGCGACCAGCCTGTGACTCGGAGAGTCGTATGGAGTTGACAGCGAACTCGTAGGTGGCTATCTCGTCCCTTGTCGGTACACGGAACGAGAAGTGCACCCTCTCTGTGCCGTTCATGCGCAGGTCTCCGAGCGCGTCGTCTATGTCGAGCACCTCGAACTCTGCGTAGTTGCCGTTCTTGAAGATGCTCTCGAACACAGAGCAGCGCTGTGCGTAGACGGCCATGTCAAAGTAGCCGTGAGAGCTGGTAAGGGTAAGGGCGAGGATCTCCACCTCGCCTGGTCTCACATCATTGGCCATCAGTCGTCGCTCAGCGCCTTAGAGAGGTCTAGGCTGGCTTGCACCGCCAGTCTCTTGTCCATGACACGCACGCTCTTCTTAGAGGCGTTTCTCTCCTGCTCCTCGTCTAGAGCGGTCACCTCTGACCAATAAGCCTGCTCCTCCGGCTTTATGAGCTCTACAAGAACGGTTGGGGAGGACTCTAGAGCCACGACGGCTCCTGACGAGTAGCCAGTTATCGTGGCGCTCGAGAGCGGCGTCTCGACAGAGTCGACGTAGTAGCCAGACAGGTGCTGGAGCACCAGCTGGTCAGACGCAGCTCTCGCTACGAAGCCCTTTCCTGTGCGGCTGGGTGCAGAGATGACGATCGACACGGCCTCCCCTCGCACGAAGCCAGCGCCGCTAACCGGATAGGAGACTATCCTGTTGGTGTGCCTTCTCCAGTCTCGCCGAGCGCGTCGATAAGACGTGACGGCTCCTCGCTCGTCACGAACGGGCTCCCAGTACTTTATCTCCTCGACGTCTAGAGACGAGAACCTTCCTGGAGTGATGACGCTGTCATCCTCGTACCAGTTACACCTGTAGCCGCGAACCTCACGGGCCGCCTCAGCGAGCGTGCCGTAGCGCTCTGTGACGTACTCCATGAACTCGTCATCTGGCATGTACCAGTCATAGTAGGGGTCATAGACGCCCGCGCTCAGGTACACGAGCCAGGAGAGGTAGGGGTCGTCGTAGTAGCGATCAGACAGCTGGTCGGGTCGCTCGCCGTAAGCTATCTCGTACGGATAGAACACGAACGGGTTCTTGTCAATCGTGTCCAGGAGAGCCACGCCGCGCGTGATGTCTACTGCGTTGAAGTCGCCGTATCGTACTACCGGGAACTTTCTAAAGAACTGCTCAGACACTGACGGGCTCCGAACTTGACCAGCTCCAAGAGTTCTGGACGTCCTCCTTGACCCAGTACTCGATCTCAAGCAGGTTCACCGTTATCTCGACCTCGCTCGGCGCGCCGGTGCCACGATAGAAGCTCGGTCCCATGGGAGCCTGGCGGGCGTAGTTAGCCTGAAAACCCTCGACCACGCACGGCTTGAACTTGTACAGGTACTCGTCTTTGGGATAGAGGGTGACGTAGCACATGTCTGGATAGTCGAATATGAGACCACCAGCTACCCCTCCGGTAAAGTCAGACTTCATGTGATACCGGAACTTAGCTACGATGTTCTTGATGATGGTGCTCTCTTGCTCGTTTCGCGGTGAGAGCACCCACGTGAAGCTGTGCCTCTTGTAGACGGGGCACTGATAGAGGACTACTTGAAACGGGTTGATAGACTTTCCAAAGAGGCCCAGGTAGGCGCTCGAGCCCCCTCGAGTTATCTCTTGCGACGCCTGGATGGCGTTGGCGATCGCAAAGTTAGTCGCCGCTCCAGGGATGGTAGCTGCTATGGACTTGGCGACGTCACCCGTCACGCCGAGCACAGAGCTGAGAGACTCTGTCATGCTCTTGCCGGACGAGAACAGGTCTTGAACCTGTGCAGCTAGTTGGTTGACGTCGAAGGCCGGCAGCCCAGCCTTGGCTTGCATCGCTGCCTCCATGACAGAGCCGATCACCGGGCCAGCCTCCATCGTGCCCCACTTCTCCGCTTCAGCGTCTACGAGGTTAGCAGGTATCGGTAGCCTCACGCCGCCGAGAGCGGCGTAGAACGCCCGGTCGTACAACGACCTACGGACGAACTTGCGAAAGTCGAACGTGATGTGGTACTTGTAGCTCGGCAGGTCGAGCGGAAACGTGAGCTCTTCGGGAGAGTTTGGTCCTCCAGGAAAGTTAGCGAGTGGAGCTCTGCTGTTGGGTGCGTAGTTTGCCATGTCTCGTTATTTATTCTTCTTCCCAAGAGGTCGTCTCGTACCTGCGCTCTTGAATCGTCGAGGCGCCGAACCAGCGCCTCGGGTTTCCACACATGAAGCACGAGCACCCTTTTGGCTGCTCTCTAAAACTGCGAGCCCGCTGACCCTGATCATCGTACGTGTCCCAGATCAGCTGGTGCTGGTTACGGTACTCGCTAGTCCTTCTAGACGAGCACCTCTCTGCGTGGTGCCTTCGAAGCGCTCTTCCTCGCACGTCTCGTCCTCCTTATCGGTATGTCGAGCTCTCGCTCGGTGAGAACCAGAAACTCTATGCCACGCTCGCGCGCGTACGCGCTAGCGGCCTCCCACTTCTTTTGATTGACGGCGTACGTCATGACCTCGGCGACGTACTTGTTCTTTCCGCGAGGCGACTTGGGCTGTTTTGGCGGTCGACACTCCACCATCGGCTTGATCTCGATGATCGCCTCTTGTCCGTCCTTGCGAAGCACCCAGAAGTCGACGAAGTATCGGTGCACCCGACCGTCTTTTGGGGACACGTACGGCACCACGACCTCCTCTGAGGACCAGCGCTCTATCTCTGGGGACGAGTCGAGAAAGCGCATGTACTTAAGCTCGTAGGAGGAGCGGTACACTATCTGCCGCGCGTCGCCCGAGTACCTTTCTGGTCGTGTAGGCTTGAACAGCCCCTTCATCTTAACTCCTAGAAGAGAGCATAAATAGCTCACTCCTATGTATTCTCGAGGAAGATGGCAAAGCTACCAAAACCGCCGACGGGCACTCGCGAGTCGCTGACTAGAGACTCTGTAGCCTGGCTGAGGCGCGAGCTCAAGAAGATATCAACGTTCGTTGCTAGGCCGGATACTGGCAAGATCTCGCTCGTTACGTCGCGAGTTATCGGGTCACTCGTCATGTTCGGCTACGACCCGAAGCTCAAGGCGCGACTTCCGTACTACGACAGGTACCCACTCGTGTTCGTTACAGACATGAGGCGCGACGGTTTCCTTGGCCTTAACGTGCATTACCTGCCACCGGAGCTGCGGTCGAGGCTGATGGACGCCCTCTGGGAGCTGGCCCCCGACAACTCAAAGATAACCGAGCGAACAAGACTGGCGCTGTCTTACAGAGCCCTTAAGGGAGCAGCAGCTAGTCGTTGGTTTCGGCCGTGCGTGAAGCAGTACCTGTCGCGACACGTGACGTCTGAGATCAGGCTCGTGTCGCCGCTAGACTGGAACAGGGTCGTGATGCTGCCGACGCAACGTTTCAAGGGAGCCGACTCCGAGAGGGTCTGGGCAGACTCTAGAGGGAGGATGTAGTGCCTTTCAAGCTATCGGATATGCGGGGAGAGCTGGCTGAGCGCGGCTACCTTAAGCAGCACTCGTTCGAGGTGCAGATAACAGTGCCGCCAGCGCTTTCTGGTCCAGGGAACGCGTTCGGCGCTCCGAGCTCTATCGGCTCTTACTCTGGAAGGGAGATGCTCTCGACTGACGTGTCGCGAATGCTCCTGCTTCGAGCCGACACTTGTCGCCTGCCAGGCACGCTTGTCGGTACGCAGATGGTGCAGAGGTACGGCTTCGGGCCGATAAGGAAGCAGGCTATAAACGCTGTGTTCTCTGACATCGCCGTGAGCTTCATAGTCGATCAGAGCGGACTCGTGCAGAGCTTCTTTTACTCGTGGTTGAACTCCATAGTCAACTTTGGGCAGTCGCTGGGCATCGGCTCTGTGGCCTCTGCTGGAGGAAGGTTGCCGTCTTATGAGATCGACTATCCAGACCAATACACGGCGCCCATAAATATTAGACAGTACGACCCCACGGGCCGTCAGATAGAGCAGATAGACCTCACTCACGCGTTTCCGACCATGGTGGCAGACAGACCAGTTGGGTGGGGCATGATCAACTCTGTACAGAGACTCGTCGTGAGCTTCACGTTCCAGGAGTGGAACATGGTGCTCGGAGCGCAGCAGGCAGTAGTTTAACAGCAGGACAAGTGAATGCTACCAAAGATCGTTCTCCCGATTCATGACATACTCGTGCCCTCTCTCGGCAAGAAGGAGAAGTTTCGGCCGTACACCGTTCGAGAGGAGAAGCTCTTCCTCATGGCCAAGACTTCAGGGTCTCGCTCTGACATGATCAGGGCGATTAAGCAGGTGGTGAACCTGTGCGCTTTGCGTGAGGGCTTTGACGTAGACGACCTTACGGTGCTCGACGTAGAGTGGCTCTTTTTGCAGCTTCGCGCGATCTCTGTAGACGGCGTCATAACCGTGCGATACCTCGATCCCGAGGACCAACAGACGTACCCGTTTGATATCCAGATATCTGACATCAAGGTCAAGAGGCCGGAGACGACGATAGACTCACGCGTTCGCGTGACAGACACCGTCGGCGTAGAGCTGCGATACCCACCGGCTGGCGTGTACGGTGACGAGAGGCTCTCGGAGCTGGACGAGGAGAACGCCGTCTATGAGGTGCTCAAGAGCTGCGTGAAGAGCGTCTGGGACGGCGAGACCGTCTACGATCGATCGAGCATGACAGACGCGGACATAGAGGAGTTCATCGACGGCCTTGACATGCGTAGCCTGCTTAAGATGCGCGAGTACCTTGACTCTGCACCCAGGCTCGAGTACGTCGTAGCTTACAAGAACTCTCTCGGTAGGGATCGGCGCGTGACGCTGAACACGTTAGCGGATTTTTTCGACTTGGGTTGAGTAACTCGACCCTCTCCTCGTATTACAAGACCGTACTCGCTCTAGTAGAAGATCACGGCTGGAGCATAGCCGACATCAACGATCTCGTACCGTTCGAGCGCGACTTGTATGTCGATATGCTCAACGCTCGTCGTGGGGCGACAGACGGGGGGTCTCAAGAGCAGCACCCAACCTCTCTCGACATGAAAGCAGTGTCCAACGACGACATGGCTGACCTCATGCGCGTAGCTGCCCTAAATAAGCGTAGGATGATAGAAGCGCGAGGGGGCGAGGGTGACAGAGAGCGAGATAAGTCGAGCGGCTGACGACATCGAGATCACAGAGAACAGCGCGTTCAAGCGCTGGTGGAGGCCCGCAGCGGCTTGGGTCTATCTGACCATATGCGCGTTCGACTTCATGGTCGCGCCCATCTTTATGCCTTGGTGGTGCTTTTTTCTGGGCGTACCGGTTATTGTCTGGACCCCAATAACCCTTCAAGGCGCGGGGCTCTTTCACCTCTCTTTCGGAGCGATACTCGGCGTCTACGCCTGGTCTCGCGGTCGAGAGAAGCGAGACATCATAGCGCGAGCTGCTAAGGGAGACTGATGAGCACCGGCTCAGGCCCCTGGACGGCAGAGAACGCAGCGTTCCTAAAGAAGCTCGTAGAGCGGGGAACGTCTCGCGACGACGTCTACTCCATCATAAAGCGATACTTTGGCGGGTCGGCGGAGGACGTCGATGAGCAGATGAAGCGCATGGGCTTGACGTTCTCCTCGAGCGGCTATCGAGGAGACGACGTCGGTCCGTGGTCTAAGCAGAACGCAGCGTTCCTCAAGAAGCTCGTTGATCAGGGCTTGTCTCGTGAAGACGTGTACTCGCTCGTCAAGCAGCAGTTTGGCGGCTCTAAGAAAGACGTTGACGCTCAGATGGAGCGCATGGGCCTCTCGTTTCCAGAGGAGCCGAGTGACGCTGAAGACGAGTCTGAGCCAGAAGAGGCTGACGAGACAAAGACGGAGAAGAGGCCGAGAGCGCGGCTAAAGACAAGACGACGTAAGAGAAAGAGTGGCGTAGTAGGCTCTACGTTCGGGGCTCTGACACGTCTCGCTCTCGGCGTTGGTGGCAAGAGCCTGGCGAAGAGTCTCTCAATGTCTGGGCGTACGCCGTCCGGCATGATCAGCGGCGTCGTGAAGTACTCAGCGCTTAACGCCGTCGGACTCAAGCCCAGCATATCAGAGGTTACGCGAAGGCCGCCACAAGCTCGACGTCCTCGCTCTGTTCAGAGTGATCAGCAGTCGTCGAGCTCCGTAGAGCCTCAACAGGTAGAAGCCATCAGGGTGAGCGTGGCAGGCATAGAGGGTCTCGTGAAGACGATGGCCGACGGCCTGAGTGGTATCAAGAGAGGGGCTGCTGCCGGATCAGCCATGCACGGCTCATCAGACCCTTCTGGGTCGTCAGACGGTGGCTGGCTAAAGAAGCTGCTGGGCGGACTGTTGGGTCTTGGCACGTTTAAGCGCATGCTACGAGGAGCAAAGTTGGGCCTCGGAGCGCTCGGTCGCGGCGTACGGACTGGAGCTCGCGTAGCGCTAAAGGGGCTACGAATAGCCGGCACAGCCGGTCTTAAGGGAGCGCGTTGGGCGGGAAGAGGTGGCCTTGCAGCTCTGCGGTGGGCCACGCCGTACGCGCTAAGGTTCGGTCCCGCTGCTATACTCGCGGGCGTGACTGAGTGGAGACGACGAAAGTTCCTTGAAGAGATAGGAAAGCGAGCTGAAGAGCGAAAGAGGACTGAAGAGGCGTCTCCAGAGGACTACGAGCCGTCAACTCTTCTAGACGTACTAACTGGCAAGCAGACGATCGGCGGCTATCTAAACGGCGCCAAGAAGAAGAAGACAGACAAGGGTCTGAGAGAGCAGTCGGACAAGCGGTCTGAGGCGAAGCCTAGGGCTACACCGACCAGCATGTCTGGAAGCTCTGACGAGATACGACTCGACGAGCTCGTGTTTGACGCTAACGAGATCGTGTTCGAGGCTAAAGAGTTGGAGCGCAGAGCGCCTAACGGCCTCGCGACTGGCTCAGGGTCCTACGGCTCGTCGAACGGTTTCGTGGCAGCGTCTTACGGCGGCTCTGGTCCGAGAGCGGCGGTCGGTGCGACTCCGTACGGCGGATCCAGCCCTGGCCGTGACTACTACGCTCCCCCGCCAAGAGATGCCGGTGGCTCTGCTCCGTCTATGGAGATGCCTTCGATTGCTGGCGGGTCTGCTGGTGAGATAGGGGGAGGCGACGTCGCCGCCCCGTCTTTCTCGTCGCCGAGCATAGGCTCGTCTCAACTGAGCGGCTCGCCAAGCTCTGGCAGCTCTGGCTATGACTCTGGGCCGACAACCGGCGGCTCTGAACGGCCCCCGCCTCTCGGCAAGAGCTCTGCACTCGACGAGTCAGGCGCGCACGGCTACCAGCGAGGAGACGTACACGTTCGACCTTGGCTGGTAGAGGCGTCTCGGTTCGCCGCGGAGAAGGGCCTTCCAGAGGGGTATCACGCTCGAGTCATCAGCACCGTAGACGCGCGATCGACAGGCACGCCCTGGCACCCGTCAGGCAGAGCCATTGACTTTCAGATATACGACTCTAACAACAAGAGGGTGCCGTACATAGGCAGCCCTGGCGTTCCGGGCTACGGCGTCTACGAGCGAATGGCGCTGGCAGCTCGTCAGTACCAGGAGAAGTACTACCCAAAGGAGAAGTTCGTCTGGGGTGGACACTTTAACTCGGGAGTGCCGTATGACAGGATGCACTTTCAGTCGGGCGGCGTAAGCGCTCGTAACTTCTCGAGTGAGCAGCTCGCGTCGCCTGTCGTCTCTCCCGATGACATGGACAAGTACCACGCGAACTACGGAAAGCCTGTCACGGACACGGCTGGCCAGGCTCCTATACAGCCTCAGGGATCACCGGCACAGCCGTCTGCGCCTCAACCTCCTGGGTCGCCGCGTGCAGACCGATCGGGGGGCTCTGGTGTCAGCTCTGAGGCCTTCCTGAGCGGTGTCACGACGTCAAGGTCCGCTGCAGAGGCTTCGCTCGCCGCGTCTAGCGCAGCGACGAGCGCTGCTAACGAGACGAGCCTTCGAACTGTGACCAGAACAGTCGTGATAGACTCGAGCAGCTCTCAGCCACAGCGCGGCGTTCCAACGACTCCAAGAGCTCGCAGGTCACCAGGAAGCGATTCAAGTACGGCGGACGAGCTGTCGTCCGCAGCAGACATCGGCTCTTCAGCGAGCATAACGAGTAGGTAGCATGGCAGCGTTTGCAGCGGTAGCAACGAGAGTGGTCGGCGCCCTTGGCACCGTGGGTAAGTACGTAGGAAGACAAGCGCTCGGCATCTCTTCAAGTGGCGGATCAAGGCGCAGAGAGGCGCCGGCAGCGCTTCAGGGACAGAGCTCTCGAGCTGGGTCGACTGAGCCGGGTGACGTGCCAAGCGTCCTTCAAGACATCAGCCTCTCGACTCAGAACATAAGCGAGCACCTTGGAAGGATCAACGCCACCCTCACGGACATGCGACGTGAGAGCGTTGAGGCAGAAGACTCTCGAAAGAAAGAGTCAGGCGTGCTCGCTTCGCTTCTTAAGGGCGCGGCTCTGGCGTCTGTAGCTGCCGGCGCCGCCAGCATGGCAGGCGCGTCAAGCGCTAACGAGAAGGAGGACGAAGCCAGCAGCCTCGCCCCAGCACAGTCTAGAGAGTCGTCTCAGCCGCAAGAGGCCGAGCCGCCTGCGCCGATACCTGGCCCGTCTGCTCCCGACTCTGGCGGCTGGACACCGAAGCCTGACCCTACGAGCTTTCAAATGGTGCCTGGATCCTTTCGAAGGATCGAGAGAGACGGCTCTGAAACGCCACTCGGCGACGACTACGCCTCTTCGTCGTTCGGATCCAACGAGGGCTTCAGACAAGCCAGCTTTGGTGGGCAGCAGTCAAGAAAGCTGACAATAAAGGCGGACAAGATACGGTTCCGTGCGCAGAAGATCATCTTTGACGTTGGTGAGTTCTCTGCTGGGTCTAGCACCGGGTCAGGCGGGTTTCAGAACGCCTCGTACTCAGGTGGCGGATCGAGCGGCGGCTTCACGTCACGATCCGGCATAGGTGGAGGACCAGCTTTTAGTGGCGGGTCGTCGTTCGGCTCTGGAGCTCCGTCGTGGTCTGGTCGGCTCAGCAACGCGCTGCCTGGTCCGTCTGGTGGCGGGTCAAGCTGGGGAGGTCAGGGTTACGGCGGTGACTGGGGCCCGGGATACTCTCAGGGGGCGCCGTCATACGGCCCCGGGGGAGGTTCAGACACGTATGGCCCCGGATCTAGCGGCAGGGGCTCGTACGGCTCAGGGCCGTCTAGTGGGTCTGGTGCGGTCGGTCCCGGATACGGCGACACGGGCTCCCCAGAGCAGCGAGCGCGCGCGTGGAGTGATACGCCGTATGCAGTGAAGATGGGCTCGGGCCCGTCGACCTTCTCTTCTAGCGGACAGACGAGCGACTACAGGTCCGGTTCGTTCTCTCCGCCGGCGCAACTCACTCCGCCGATAACGAGAGCCGGCGAGAAGAACACGTCTGGCCTAGAGCAGGGCACCGGCTTCTTCTCTAAGTCGGGCGCGATGCTCGATCCCAAGATGTCTGGAAAGGGCGGCTTTGAGAGGTACGGTGCGACCCTGTCACCCGCAGACTTCTCCAAGACGCCGATGGACCCGAGGAACCAGGGACGATTCGAGCCCGTTGGTTTCAAGGGTGGCATAGACCGTAGTCGATACGAAGAGCAGATCAAAGACCCTAACCTTCGCATGAAGCTCGCTCAGGCGAGCTGGGGCGAGGTTAGGGGACAGGGCATAAAGAACCATCAGATGTGGCTTGAGCAGCACTTCGATCGCGCTCAGGCTCGAGCGCTGTCAGGTAAGAGCTACGCGAAGCGGTATGACCGGGAAGGGCTGTGGACAGACCTCAAGCCGTCAACGGTGAAGGGCGGCTACTACGAGGGCCTTAACGTCCAACGCAACCCGCCAGCTTGGTGGGTGAAGCAGACTAACGAGCTTCTTGACCAAAAGGTCATGAAGGGCTCGCACATGACAGAAGAGTTTACTGGGATGCCGTCTACCGGTCAGGCCAGTGGCAGCGTCGCTAGGAACGCGTTGGCGCGAAGGACTGGTAGCCCATTCGGCGACTTCGCGGTTGGTAAAACTGCGGGTGACAGCATAAACAGCTCCGAGACGTTCGGGACGCACGCCGCTGACGTAGAGGGAGTAAAGCGACTCCCACGACTGTCTACTGGAGACGAGACCAGTCAGTTCGTACAGACCGGCCCTAGCCCGACCCTCAAGCAGCCGGTGCCTGCTAGCGCTGGTGCGCCGAAGGGCGCCACTGCGAGTGTCGGAGACACGGGGGCAGGAGCTACGCGTCTCTCAAACGGTGATATGTACGGCTTCAAGGGCCTCAACGGCGCTTGGAACCAAGAGGCGTTTGAGAGCTACGCTCGTGCAAGGGGCTATGACCCAGTAACGATCGGCGCGTCCTCTCCAGCTGCAGCTGTTGAAGAGGCTAAGAAGCGCGCGGCCGGTGGCGCTGGACCGAGCGCGATGTACGGCTTCTCTCTTGGAGCCCAGTCGATAAATCGTGCTCTCGGCGACGACGCGTTCAAGGGGGTCAAGGACGTCACGACGCTCGGCGCGTTTAGGTCGGCGAACCTAGAGAACATACAGTCTAGTGGCGTGAGGTGGAACAACTACCCAGACAAGAGCTCTGGAACAGGCACGCTTGCTGGCACGCCGAGCGGTGACGGTCGATTCTTAGACGCCAGGCACATGCAGATACAGCAGCAGCTCGCGTCGCTACACCCCATGCCGTCTCAGCCGTCAACGTCTCAGCCGGTCATGGCTCCTGCAATGACTGGTCCAGGCCCTGTGTGGGGAGCCGGGGGACAGCGCTTTACGGGTGCGGGTGGAGACGTAAGGTTCTCCACCACGCCGCAGTACAGCTCTGGAGGAGACCCGCGACGAGCGGTGATGCTAGACGCGTATCGAGACGCCAGTCGGTACCTTCCTCCTGGATACAGCGCCGAGGCGTACTCTGGTTATAGGCCAGGCAGCACGGGCCACTCGAAGTACGCCGCTGTGGACTATCGCATTCGCGACGAGCATCACAACATACTCGGGAACTACATCCAGGGCGAGCACGAGGGCGCGCACGCGAAGTACGCCGGCAGCCGCAGCAACTGGGGAATGTACGAGCGCTTCAATCAGGACGTTCAGCTCTGGCTGCGAAAGAACAACCCTGCACTGGCTCGTCAGCAGAGTCCCGGAATGTACTTTCCGGGCAGCGGTGGAGCTGTTCGAGGCTACGGCGCGGGCGACATGATGCACAACGACTTCTACGGCTCTCGTGGCATCGTGGGGAGCTGGAAGAACGGTCTTGACAAGCGATACGCAAACGCGTGGGGAATACCCACTGACCAGCTCAGCTCGGGAATAGACCAGCGCATTAGAGAGAGAGCGTTGATAGAGCAGCGCTGGGCAGACCCAAGCGCCAAGCCCACTGGTGCAGAGCCAGACTCTCCACTGTCTCACGCGCCCGAGCCGGAATCAAGTAAGAGGCCGAAGCCGCTCGGCGACCTCGTAAGAGACGCTAGAGACTCAGACGGCAGGGCTACAGGAGCAGATCTCAGCTCTATGGGTCCGCCGGCACCAGACGCAGACTCTAGTCCAGGAAGAGTTGGAAAGGGCACAGAGGACTCGACGACGTCAGACGAGCTCTCAGAGAAGGCGGATCAGGCGCCGCGTCAGAAGGACGAGCCGAGAGAGGCGCCAGAAGCGTCTAAGGGCGGTGGCGAGGAGAAGAGCGAGAGCACGGTAGAGCACGTGCGCTCTGAAAAGAGCGGTGGCGGGGAAGACAAAGAAGAAAAGGGAGGGAAGCCAGACGTGCCTCCCCCCCATGCTAAGGGTCAAGAGAAGATCAACAAGGATACGGACTAGACGTCCTTGTCAACGAGCTTCGCGAAGTAGGACGCGGGGTCCTCGTCCTCAGTTGACCTCTCTTCCCAGGGCTCTACCTCTTCTGAGACAGAGCTCCTAGCGCCAGTTGCGGGCGCTGCCGGGGCAGGGGAAGATCGCCGCGGTGCTGGCTCGCGAGCTGGCGGGTCGTTGTCGTCACGTTCGTAACCTGGAGCAGGCTTCCCACCCATGACGCGCTCGAGCTTCTTCTTGAGCTCGTCGTACGACTTGTAGTTCTTGGGATCGATCAGCGCCGCGAGTGAGTGGCACTGGCTCCAAACGGCCTCCATCTTCGCGTCGTCTTTGAACAACGGCTGTGGCGGCTTGATCCACTCGGATGAGTTGTAGTTGCGCTGTCCGTCCTCGCGACGAATCACGAGCTTGAAGTTGCAGCCGTCCCACAGGTCAAACGGGTTAATGATCGGGTCGTCAGGGAGTACGGGGTGCATGAGGTCGTTGATCTTCGAGAAGATCCTCGGCCCGTACTTGAAGCGGAACACCCTTCCCTCGTTCTCTCGCTTCGCGGGATCAGAGATGATGTAGATGTTGCTCGCCAGGTGCTGGCGACGCTTCGTGCCGAACTCGTTAAGCGAGCCCTTCGGTCCTCCGCCCGACACTCGCTTGCGTCCCTCAGAGCCCTCGCCCTGAGCCCAGAGCATGGAGTTCATCTCCGAGACCGGGTCGTCGAGGCCGATGCTCTGTAGGTTGTTCTCGATGTACCAGCCGCCTGGACCCTTGAAGCCGTGGTCCATCCACTTCACGTGGGTGTCGGTCTCGCCTAGAGGAGCGGGGAGCCATCGAAACACCGCGACGCCGTTTCCGGCCTTGTCTACGGTAGGGACCCACCAGGTCCCGTCGTCTTCGCGACGACGCTTGTCCATGTTGTCGAGCTGCTTGAGCAGCTTCTCTTTGTCGGCGTCTCTAGCCGCCTTCATCTCTGCGAACGAATATGCCATCTGATTTCCTTGCTTTTGCATCTATTTCTCGCTGTGCATCTGTAGTTGGATGTCAGCTATGTATCGTTGTCTGGCACGCTCGCTCTCAGCCTCCTCATGATCTTGTCTCGCATAGCGCTCCTGTCGTACCTGATGAACGGCTCGTATCGACGAGTTAAGAGGATCGCAGCGGCTAGGACTGGGTCGTGTGGGTCTAGAGACCTCTTCCACGCTCGCGTCGCGTCAACGGTCGTTGCGACCGCGGCCATCGTTTCAAGCGACAAGCGCTCTGCTAGGTACTCGCGAAGGATGAGTGGGTGTCGACCCGAGACAGGAACGAGAGCGTCGGTCAGGCTCGTTCCAAGAGCGTCTAGCTCTTTGTCTACGAGGTAGCTCAGCGACTGAACCCTGCCGAGCCGAGCGTCGTGATAAGCGGCTACGAGAGGGTCTCGCACGACGTCACGCACGTAAATCCTAGAGTTGACTAGGACCCCAGAGAGCATGAGCTCCTCGGGGTCCGGGTTAGCAGCTATCTTTTCATAGAATCGAGCGTCAGCGCTCTTCTCAAACTTCGCTACGCTCGCGCGCACCTTGCCGTTGTACTTGAAGAAGTCAAACTTGCCTGCGAAGTGCGCCTTTAGAGCTAGGAGCCTGACGTAGCACTCAAACGGCGTCATCAGTGCTCCACGAGAGAGTTGACGATAGGCACCCATCGAAAGCGCTTCTCGCAGTCAGGGTGTGCGCACCTGACGTCTGCGAACAGGGCCTCCGATCGCTCTACGTAAAAGAGCTCGCTGCCGCAAGACGGACACTGTACAGTCATGCGCCTTGAAAGCTCTTCCAGCAGCTCGTTCCACATAGAGCGAACTCGCTCTAGCCAAGAGTTTTTCTGTTGATGCACTTACAGTCCTCCAAAGACAGCCAGCCCCTCGCTACGGCCACTCCTTGAACGTAGCCGAGCCACCTGTTAAGCTTGTCTTCAGACATGTCGGAGGTGAGACGCGCGCACATGCCGAAAATGTAAGACAGTGTGTCTACCTCGTCATTAGTCTCGAGGTCTTTTAGCGTCGCCGGTCCAAGCGTTGGATCAAGCGCGACGATTGCGCACTCAGTAACGGTTCGATACATGGCCGTGATGATCGCGAGACGTCGAGAGCTGTCGCCCTCGAACACGTCCACGAGTGAGTCACGCACGCCTCGAGCTTGAGCTGGACTGAGGTACCACGTCTCGTCACGAGTGACTGTCTTGTCTGCATTGATGACCTCTACACGAAGCTTCACTTGATCGACTGAGTCGTCTTCGTGATTGAGGTCGCTCGACACTGAGAAGCGAGTCGTTCCTGCTCGTGCGTTCATTGCGGGCGCTTTCCAGCCTCGAGGATCGGCAGACCGGCCTCAGTCGGCACGTAGATCACTGACGGCGCGTGCTTGCCGGACTGCGTCAGCTCGTTGATCCAGAGCCACCGAAGATACGCCTCGTTGTCCTTGAGGCTGTCACCGATGATCTTGTTGGCCTGAGCCACGCCCTCGGCGCGGCGAATCTCGACCTGTGCAAGCATGCTTGCAGCGTCGAGCTTGCCCTGAGCGTCCTTGACCTGGACCTGCCTCTCGTACTCAGCCTTGGCGAGCTCTGCCTCGCCGTCAAGCCTCTTGGTATAGACGTTGTACTGCGGGCAGCCGTACAAGCTGCCACACAAGAGGATGATAAGGAACATGCTCACTGCAGAGCCTGCACCGAAGCCAAAACCAGTTTCACTCATCTCATAGTCTCCAGTTAGTAAGTCGCTGACTCATCGATCTCGAACGCTACGGAGGAGCTCGTCGGTGGCCTCGATCTGCTCGAGCACCTCGTCGATCTTGACGACCATGTCGCTCCTGCCCTTCGAGAGCTCGAGCTTCTTCGCTCCGACAGCCCGCATGAACGCTGTACGCGAGACGCCGTGCGCCTCCTCCACAGTCGCAGCCTCGTCCTTCACCTTGTCAGAGAGCTCGCACACTCTCTTCTGTACGCCCTGCGCCCTGGCCATGAGCCATCGGCAGCCCTCCTCTGCGTCTTCGGGAGCGTCGGTGTAAGACACCCGTGAGTTTGCGAGCGACTCTTCGAGAGACTTCGTAACGCGAACGCCGACGGGCGACTTCGGCTCGAACGTGACGCCAAGATCGTTCAAGTAGCGCTCGAACTGACTGGCTCCAACAAGCCGGAGAACAGCGAGCGTCTCTACAAGACCATGCGCGAGCGTCTGATATCGTGGAGGGGTGTCCGCTGACGGCCAGCCACCTTGGTAGTATATCACGTTGCTGGCGTTCTTGAACGCTCGACGCGTATGAGCCGTGAGTCCTTTGAACGCCTCGCCTAGGTCGCGGAACTCGAGTTGTAAGTTTTCGATGTCGAGACGCGTCTCCGCGCACTCGCTAACGCTGTTAAGCACCTCTTCTTTCATACAATCCTCCAGGATGACACGATATCACTCATGCTCGCGGCTGTCAACACTTGACCTCTTGTTTGAGCATGTGAAGTCTTAACGCCTCTTCACGAAGCAGTCGCTTGAGCGTCTTGTTCTTCTTTACGAGCCCGGCCGCGTAGTCTACTTCTAGACTGCGAGTCTCGCACCAGTGCAGCACGGCCTCAACGAGACCGAGTCCGTCTACAGTGACTAGACGTTCGATCTCTGACACAAAGACAGACTGGGGATCTACGGATGCTACGGCCATGTGCTCTCAAAGTGACGCTAACGCGCTTAGTGTGCTCTCAAGGCAACAAGGACGTCTAATGCATCATAAGATGAACACTAGACGCCCTTGTGATCATTCTACGCGACAGTACGACCGTAGACGGCTGCGGTGTAGCGCTTGAGGTCGAGCTTCGCCCGCGCGTCGTTGGGATGACGAGCGACGCGTCGCTCGAGCCGCCGCACCTTGTTCTTGCCGCGCTGGTTGCGAGCCCTGTAGGCCTGACACCAGATCTTCATGCGACCGCACTTGCGGCCCTTCTTTGAGGTAGAGCTACCCATGACGATGTTCCTATTTTGGGGTTTTGATTCGAGCGACCCAGATGGGTCTACCGCGAACGACTTCTGGTCTTAGCTCGTGTCTAAGCTGCCAAGATCTCATCACGCGTAACGAGACGTCTCTCCACTCGTCACCGTTAGTCTTGACGAGCCAGTCCGCGCCGTCGTACTCGTCGATCACGACAGAGTCAGCTGGCTCCCACACTAGAGCGCGACCGTCTTCGACGGCTGATAAGAGCTCACTTTGGTTGTTCATAGTCATCTTGCATCTTCCTGTTACGGAGCTCTGTCAAAGGTAGCCCCACAGCCTGAGCCAGTTCCAGTGCTCACTCTTCCACGCCTCAGGACGGCTGCAATCGAAGCCTGTCGGAGGATAAGCTTCGTTAGCAGTGGCGATTAGGCGAGCAACTTGTTGTGCATGCTCGCGACCCCAAGACAGCGCGTCCTGTATCTCATAAAAGGTTGGAGTGTTCTGCATTAGGAGCGTCAGCTCTGATCGCGCGGCGACTCGTCCGTCGGAAAGGCGCGTGGCAGCTTAGAAAGAGCGTCGACTAGGTCGAGGACCCTGTTATCCCTTGAGCCGATCACGCGCTGTGTGATCGTGCCGTGATAGAAGTCGAAGAACGTGTCTCCTGGCGGGAGCCCGAGCTCTTGCACCGGCTGGAGACCGATGATGACGATCACGTCTGCGTCGATCTGGTCCCAAGCGTAGAAGTGGCCTACGATGCGGCCGCAAACGACGAAGTCGGTAGCCATGATGTGCTCCACTAGAGAAATAGGTGGGGGATTCTGTTGCCCAGCTCCCCCGAGCTGCGTCAGGCCGCAAGGGCCATCACGGGTGCGTCGTTGTCGTTGGCGCTTAGTTTACGGACTATCAGGGAGTCACCCGACGACCTCTTCCTCTACCTCATCTCGAGTCGATCCTACATCGCCCCCGCCAAAGTCGTCGAAGACACTTTACACCAACCCGGGCTTAACCGGGACCGACCCGCGATCGATCGGCTCCTTCTCTCTATGCGAGAGGACGTGCAGTTCGTCCGTGCCAGCGGACTCGCGGTGTCTCTTGTCGAGGCGTAACGTCCCTGGCAGGACGACTACTCCTCTATCGACGGCTTTGGTGGAGGCGCCGGGTACTGCCCCCGGGTCCTCTGAGATTGCGTATCGGCCTCACCGATCGTCACGCCTACTTATATCAAAAACGAGTTTGAGAGTCAACCGAAATTGGCCTTATTAGTCGATCTCCAAGAACAACGGCTCGTAGCCGACGAATCCCCTTTGACGACGCTCGTAGGGATAGCCGCACGGGTGACACAGCACGCGAGTGTCTCCGGCCATGTAGTCGTGATCGTCATGGGTGTGCCCGTGAAGCCACAGCTTCGCTCCCATCTCAACAACGAGGTTGTCGAGAGGTGAGGAGAAGAGGTAGTTCATTGGCACGTCGCCGTAGCGCTCGTGAACAGAGCGCATGGTCGGGCCGTTGTGGGTGACTACGACGTCTGCCTCGCCGGCTCGACTTCGCAAGAACGCGAGGTGCTTGTAGTGCAAGTCAAGCGCTGTGTACGGAGTGAAGCCAACGATGTACCGAAAGTCGTTGAGCATGCTCTCTGCTTGAAGTAGAAGCAGCGGGTCAGCGTTACGGAAGTTGCTCCATAGCGTGGCGCCGACGATCCGCTTGCCGCCAATCGTCACGTCGCACGTCTCAAGGCTCTCGTCCCTGTCAACCCACGCTGACCCGTAATAGTCGTGGTTTCCGGTGATCGAGATGACTGGGATCTTGAGAGCCTCGACCGCGTCGTGTATCTTCTTCGTCTCGTAGTCGCCGGCGTCAATGAGAACGTCTGGGCGCTCTCGCTCGCAAGCGCGGACGACGCCGTTGATCAGCTCCTGCTCGAACCGGCTTCCACCCCAGTGGTGACCGTGAGTGTCTGATATGAGTGCTAGTTTCACGCCTGCTCCTTCTCCAAGATCATGTCCAGGCCAGCAACGCTGCCTGAGTAGGTTCGATAGGTGCCGTTGAGCATCCACTGACCCACCCACTCGTCAACAGCTCCGCATGGAAGGAGCCGTCTAGCGACTCCAGCCACGGGATAGCGACTCTTGAGCGAGGCGGTGATGACCGTTACGTCGTCGCCCCTCTTCAACTTGAACGAGTCACCCGGCGACATCTGCTTTAGCCGCTGCTGACCAGCCAGAGTCAAGAACGACTCGAATGGTGTTGACATAGCCGTCTCTTTGATTGCGGCTCGCGTTGACGCGCTCGTTATGAGCAGTGAACGAGAGCTTTCCGTCAATCTCGTAGAGGTTGAAGTAGATCGAGCGAGCCGGCTCTACGCCAAGCATGATGTCGTCAGGCGACTCGTTCATCTGTAGAAGCCTGCCGTCGTCGCGCCACAGCCTCGCTTCGACACCCTCAGCGCCGTAGACGACCCCGAGAACCGGAAGCCGGCCGTTGACGTCTGTGCGCCACACCGTTACCAGCCGGCCGTCGCGAGTGCGATAGTTGCCCTCTTTGAGGGTCTCTCTCATCGGCTCGTGCTCGGAGGGGACGTAGATGGTGGCGTCGGTGCCAAGTCCCCTCTTGAGAGTGAAGTACGCCACGCGCGTAGCCATCGGCAACACCGGCGCGCCTTCGAGTCGAGCCGAGTACGTGACGCCGAGTGAGGTGTAGCCCACGTCGATCGCGACGTGCAGCTCTTGCTCCTCGTTGGAGCGCTCTCGATCGACGTCGAAGCCGGGGTCGGCTGAGTACGCCCTTCCGTCTTCAGTCCAACGCATAAGGTCGAACTGAGCATCGTTCTTTTCTGGAACGTAGACGACGCCGCTGGCAACGCCGCTACCGACGACGTCAACCGTGCAGACCCTCTCGTTCTTCAAGAGGTACTTTTTTCCTGACTCGAGCTTCATCGTGCAACCCTCTTGTCCCAGCCAGCCTCGAGGTGAACCTCAAGGATCTCGACCACCTCGCCGCTGGACCGCAGTACGTTAAGAGCGACCTCCTCCGCCTCCTCCCTGTTGTCACGGAAGACGACCTCGCCGCTCTCATAAAACAGGAACCACAGCGTCTGCTCCGGCGAGGTGTATGGCAGCACAAGAGCCGGGCCGCCAGCGGTCTCTGCCTTGCCGTGCCGGTCCCACCGACACGTTAGCGGCTCCATGGTTACAGTCATCACGCCGAGGTAGGTGTACGGCTCCTCCATTCCCTCGTAAAGTATCTTGGCCTGCTTGTAGCCAAGCAGGTTCACCGTGACCGCATAGGTCTCATTGACCTCGATCTTCGTGGCGTTGCCTCTAACGACGAACGGCTCGTTAATTTCCGTGTTCTTTTCGACGTAGACGTCGATGACCTTGTAGCCGGTATCCCAGAAGTCCTCGTTCGCCGGCCGCGTGAAGAGCCTGGTGCCGGCGAACGAGGAGTCGATGACGATCTTGCACTTGAGGTCTCGAGAGCGGACCTGGGTGATCAGGTCTCGGTCGCTCTGTGAGACGTAGTACCGTCCGTCATCTCCCCACTCGCACGTAAAGAACTCTCCATCGCCGTCGTCAACGAGCCCGACGACCTTGTAGTACTCTCGACTCCCGATGCCGGTCTTGAGCACCTCGGCTCGATGTCCGTCACGGGTGAGGTAGAATCGTCCCTTCTGGAGTAGCATTCTCAGCTCCTTGTTCTCTTGATAACACGAATGAACACAGACTCGCTGTTGGTTCTTGGAGACAGTCTGGTCTCCTTCAAGCCGGCAGCGATCTTCTTAAGCGTCCCTTTCGGGGCCGTTGATATTGCGCGGACCGTGTCGGCTCGCGTCTTCTTTCTGCCTAAAGAGTAGGCCTTGCTGGTCTCGACGTCGAACTCAAAGATGCTCGTTCCGCGAGAGTCAAGGCCGCTCGGCTTTGCAGCACGAAACACTGACACGACGTTGCGTCGTGGGTCGTACACCCACGCTTCGACTGATCCGAGCAGAGCCATAGAGCTGGCTCCGTCAACGCCAGACTCCTCGTCCCTCCTCGACCACCGAAGGCGCTTCGCGCGTCGCTCGATGCTCTCCGGTGGACGCTCCCTCGGCGCAGCGAGAGCGGTCTTCGCCGCCTCCACGACAGAGCGTAGCTTCTCGAGGTGACCCACGATGTCATCTGCAGAGTAGCCCCGAAACTGGAACACGTCCTCCTCGTCAGAGCTCGTCAGCGCTCTTTCGAGCTCGTCGAGCTGAGGAGAGTACTTCTCAAGGAGGTACTGAGCAGTCGCGCGTGAAGTCCCGATAAGCTCCGAGGCTCGGGTCTCCTCACAGTCGTCAAGCCGGCCTTCGATCATGGCCGCAGCCTCTCTGGCTGCGCTTGACGGCTTTCCTGCTTGGAGAGGCCGACGCGCGACTGCCGCCCGCCTCTCTTTTGAGAGGGCCTCCTCGACCCAGCCGGCAGCCCGATCGAGCATTCGAGACGGAAGCAAGACGCCTCTGTCGCGTAACCGAAGGAGCCAGGCAGCCGTTCGAGGCACCCAGTCGTCAGGGACAGCGCGCATCCGCTCTGCTCGAGCTTTATCCAAAGCGGAGTCGAGGAACGCGCGAGCGTGCTCGACGTCGCACGTCATAGAGTACCAGTTCAGTGCGGCGCCGATGTGTGACTCGGACATCGTCGCCTCTACAGACGGCTCCTTGCCGTAGAACTTCGCGTTCAGCGCTACGCTCTCTGCTCGAGAGCGGGCGGACCCTCGCTTCTGCGGAGCCCGCCGCGCCCTACGAGCGATCACTTCTCGCCTCCCATCAGCACCGATGACAGATGGAACAGCAGCCGCTTGTCACCGTGCTGTAGCAGCTTGAGGGTGAGACGAGCCTCTGAGCGATAGACGCGAGCGAAGTCTGGGTCGCGCCTGCTGATGTCGCTGTGATTGTCGAGCAGGTCAGCCAGCTTCAACGTCGCCCCCTCAGCGCTCGCCAGCGCCAGGTGTTCGCGGTCGAGCTTCTTTCGAACCGCGCGATTGCCGTCTTCTGGACGAGATACGTCAGTCACTTGCTCGACCAGCGAGGCGACCTCAGCGCCGAACAGCTCCTCGAGCTCTTCAAGCGTGACGTCCGTGTCCTCCACGACGTCGTGGAGCAGCGCCGCAGAGATCAGCTCGTCACGAGCGCCGACCGCGAACACAGTGAACGCGACACGAACGCAGTGCGTGACGTAGGGCTCGTCGGTGTACTTTCGCTTTTGATCGCCATGGGCGATCTTAGCCACCTCGAGAGCTCTCTCGATGAGAGGCAGGTCGGCGAACGTTTTGAACTCTTCTCTCATGGCGTCACTTCCAGTAGCTCTTGGAGGCGTCATAGAACCACTCGATCTGTTCTTGCATAGCGAGAAGAGCTGCGAGTAACAGAACGAGTGGCAGGAGAAACACTGCGTAAGCCACAACAGCGAGCCGGCGCAAGCCTCGGCTCTTGATATTGCAGATGCGAAGCTTCATGACTCGATCCTCGTTAGGCTCGGCGGTTGCGCTGAGAGAGCTTCCAGCACTCGACAGCTTCGTTTTTCAATCCGAGCAAGATCGCGGTCAACACCATCGTCAGTACGACGGGGGTGGCGGCGACGTAAGCGACGGCGATGACGGTGCGACGCAGCGGGCTGATCTTGGTCTTCATGTTCGCCTCCTTAGTGGGCGTAAGAGAGAAGTCGGTCAGACTCGTCCATGCAGCGCCACACAGTGACCGCTTCGTCTTCGGTGAGCCACGCCTTCACGTACTTGCGTGGAACGGCGATGATGCAGTTGCCCTCGACGTCAAGAGCCGGCTCGCCGTTGCGCGTTACGGGCTCAACGAACTCGAACACGAGGTCACAGTAGTCGCCGTAGATCCAGACAGCGTCGTCGGTGACAAGAAGGACGCCGCACGGACCGCGAAGGCTCGTCTTTTCAACGTCGATCTTGGAGGAGTCAAAGAGCACGTAGTCGTGCTGGTGGATGTCGTGTGTCTGGGAGGTCACGAAGCTACTCCATGGTCCAGATGTTAGCGACGTCATGTGCGACGTCTTTAACTGACTGCGCCAGAGCGACGCTGAGGTCGATGGCGACCTGTCCAACGACCAAGAACGGACCGACGGTCACAAGAGCAAGGCGTCGAAGAGAACGGGTCTTGATGTGGTACAGCATGTCAGTTTCCCTCGTTCATCGTGGGTAGATGGTACGCCTTTTTGACTCTTCTGTCAATAAAAAAATGAGTCCGCGACTAAAAAAGATAGTTACGCGGACTCAATAACTTAGCACCATCGGTGCCCACGTCTTACAAGTTGCACCGTCTGAAAGGCGCACCCAGTCTCGAGCGTAGGGCACCCTGAGACTCGCTTTAAGCGAGTCTGGAACGCTTATGCTCTCTATTGGGTACGTGCAGTTGTAGAACCTGTGCTCTTTATGTCCCTTGGGTGGATGCTCGATCCACAGGCACGTGCGACAGCAGCGGTCCTCTGTCACGCAGCCTCCTTGACTTGGAGGCGCTCGAGGTGGTCGCCGACGCGTGGGCAGATGGCGAGGTAGAAGACCCAGTCACTGACCTCGATCCGATAAGAGTCGTCAACGTACTCGAAGCCGCCGTAGTATCGCAGCGACTTGTCGCGAATCTTTCGCGTAGCAATCGTCTCGTCCGAGACGTAGAGCTTGCCGCAACGCTCGTCGAGACCGAGATCTTGAGGCTCGACCTCTTTCAAGGTGGCGGTGAAGTCGTTCACGAGACGCTCGACGCTCTGACAGAGCTCTGCGAAGGGGGTCACGGCTTTACTCCGGCTGTTCGACAACGAGGCTCTCTGCTCCGAGAGCGACCACGACGCTGCCCGCTGCACGAATGCGCTGAGCCTCGACGATTGCAGCGGCGAGCTCGGCGTTGTCGCTAGCAGCTGCGGCGAGCAGCTCGTTCTCGTCGCCCAGCTTGCCAGCTAGGGCGACATAGATCACGAAGCGATCGACAAAGTCTGGAACGCTCTCGTTGATCGCTTCGATGATCGCTTGAATGGGGTCCATGTTCGCCTCCATGGGAGCGGCCGTTAGGCCGCCTCCGCGAGTTCAACTGCGCGCCGCAGCGCCTTCTGCTTCAGCGTCCGAGCGCCGCCGTACCAGGCGTTGGCGACGCGGGTGTCGGTCGAGCGACCGACGTGATGGTCAACGAGGAACGTGACGCCGTTAAAGAGGTTCCAGAAGGAGCCGGGAGCGACGTCAGCGCCGGGCTGTGTCTCGACGATGTCGGTCGCGACGCGCGCGGTGCGTGACAGCTCGCGCGAGCCGTCCTCGTTGAAGCTGCCACCGGGAAACATCTCCCGGAAGTAGTCGACCATCGTCTCGTCCTTGTAGCGCTTGGAGCCGAGGAACGCAGCAGCCTCTGCGTAGCGATTCAGCTTGTCGTGAGCGATGCCCATGGTCTCCTTGACCTCCTCCGCGTTGAACTGGTTGCGGTGGGAGACGCGAACGACCTTGTCAGCGCCGGTGCCCTTCGAGAGAGCGACGGTGATGGTGTTGTTGCAGACCACGCGGATCGGGGTCAGGCGGACGTCAACGCTCCAGCCGTACTGGTGCGGGTTGGTGAAGAGCATGTAGGGCTCGATAACGTCACGACCCTTGAAGAGCTCGATCGCGGACGACTTCATCTTGGCGAGAGCCCAGACGATCTTGCCGTCACGCAAGCTGCCGGCAGTGTGCATCTCCATGTCACCGGCCATGACCCAGTCATGGAAGAAGCCGAACGCCTCTGCGTTCTGGAGCGGGTGCCAGTCGGACGAGACGACGTCGAGCACGGAGTTGTCGCTCGTGCGAATGAGGGCCGACCGACCAATGTCAACGCGCTCGCCGTTAAGGTCAGCGAAGCCGGGAGCCTTTACGACCTCCCAGTCGAGACCGGCCGCCTGAAGCATCTGTTCGGGCGTGAGGTCGCTCGGAACCTTCTTACCGAGACCGTGCCAGGGAACGTCGCCAGCCCAGGCCATGGAGTAGGTGCCGTCAGCGAGCCGTTCAATCGCATGAGCCATTAGATTTTTCCTTCACATAGTTAAGAAGCTTGAGCGCCTTGTCTAGGTCAGCTCGTGAGAACAACACGACGCGCACCGCTTTGGCTGGGTCGCTGCAACTAGCGCGGCGAATGGCCCACCAGAGTTCATCGGGAGTGGCGTCGATCATGGCAGCATTATATCACAGCTGAGGCAGAAGTAAACCCTCAAAAGCTCGACTAGCCGTCTTTTTTGAGGCTGTAGAGGCCGAAGTTCTGGCAGAGGGGCTGGCTCTTAAAAGAGCAAGCTAGCCATCCCACAACTTCTGCGTTCTTGGCGCTAAAGTTCACTCTGAAGTGATCGCCGGTCCAGTAGACCGCACGATGATGCTCCTCAGCGTCAGAGTCGACGAGTCTTGAAAAGTAGTAGCCGCGCTCGCTTGGTACGGCGACAGCCGCACTAACTTCGTCTCTCATTCTTAGCAACCTCTGATACGGCCTCGAGCGTGATCGCGTGCAGCGACTTGTCCCAACATATCGCCAGGTGAGCGTCATACACGCCGTGCACCTCGATCTTTGGCCCGTCCTCTTCCGAGAGCATGTCCGCCCTTCCAAAGAAGTCGAAACCGAGGTTCTTGAAATGAATAGCGCGCTTCACTCGAGACGTGAGCGGGTAGCTGGGAGACCAAACGGAGGGGTCGTACCCGACCATGAGAGCGACGTCGCGCTTAAGGCCCTGAGCTATAGCGCCCAGAGCGTTAGCGCCAAGAGAGTAACCGATGACGACGAAGCTCTCGGTGGTGCCGACTTGCTTGTTGATCTCGTCGCGTACTCGTTCATAGTCTTCCCAGTTTCGCGTCTCAACTACGGCTCGAGGGTTCTGTCGAGCGACGTCCTCTGCAAGGAGCTTCATGCCGTAGCTCGTTATGACGCCGCCTTGTCCATAAAGCACGTACACGTGCATGTGTCAGTCTCCCGTAAGAACTTCTGGTCCGTTCGGGCCTATGTATACCATCTCCTCGAACTGGGCTCCGAAGCCTCCGTCGACCGTCCTTATGGTCCAGCCGTCATCGTCGAGTCGCCACGTCGAGCCGCCGGTTACTAGAGCGGGCTCGATAGTGAGCGTCAGACCCTCTACGAGCACCTCGCCTGTACCTGCTCTGCCAAACGACAGCACTGTCGGCTCTGCGTGCAGCCGCCGGCCGATGCCGTGTCCGCCAAACTCTCTAATGAACAAGTGTTCATGGAACCTGGCGTATGACTCTATAGCTGCGCTGATGTCACCCACTCGAGACCCCGCTTTACACGCTGCTATTCCAGCGTCAGTTGCGCCACGCGCGACTTGCACGAGCTTCTCGACGTCTCTAGAGCCGGCTCCTATCACCTTCGTGGCTGCACAGTCGGCGTGCATCCTTCCGAGTTTGAGTGCGAGGTCCACCGTTACGACGTCGCCCCTGCTGAACGGCCGCGCGCTGGGGACCCCATGCAGCACGGCGTCATTCACTGAAACGCATATCGCTGCAGGATACCCGTTGTAGCCCTTTAGGACGGCCCTGGCGCCAGATCGCTTACAGAAGTCTGACGCGAGAGAGTCCAGCTCTTTAGGAGTCACTCCCTCTTGCGTCGCGTAAAGCAGCTCTGTCCTGAGCTGCTTCGCAAGAGCGGCCGCTTCACGAAGCGCGGACAAGTCCTTCGTCGCTATCGGTTCTAGTAGCGGCAGTTTTGGTGGCAAGCTACTCCTCCTCGGTCTCGTCTACGACGACATGGCTCCACATGTCAACTCCTGGCACGAGCCAGTCCTTTTTATACTGATTGAGTATGCGAGCTATGTCCGCCAGGTGGCACACGAGATGCGTCACCTGCTCTTGCTCCGTAAAGAGCGCGGGCACCTCTAGCAGGAACTTGTCCGGCGGAGCGGGTCCTGTGCTGTCATAGGACAGTTTTGGCGACTTGCCACGAGCTCGCGCCTTGAGCTCGATACGCTTGGCTCTGTCGCCCAACAGCAGCGCCGCTGCTGACTTCGCCGCCCGAGCGACTCGTGGAGAGAGAGTCGAGAGGTCCATGTTCATGAGAAGCGATCCCGTACAAGACTGACGTAGTCCTTAACTGGCCGAACGATCTTCTGTGGCCATGCACATCCGTTCATGAGCAAGATCACGACGTTAACGATCGGCATCTGGTACCGCTCCTCCACCATCCACGCGTAAGCGGTGGCTTGGATGAAGTAGTCAAGAATGTCGTCCTCTCGCTTGACGTCCTTAGCCGTCTTGAAGTCAATGACGGCGGGCATGGCGTCCCAGAGGCCTATCAGGTCAGCCGTGCCAGCTGCTCGGAGCTCGTGTGAGTAGAGGAAGTGCTCCGAGCCGTAAACTCGCGTCAACCCTACGTCAAGCGCTCTTCGAGCGGCGCCAACGTCTACCGCTATGTCAGGCATCATGCTCGGCAGGTCGCGATTGAGGACGTACGCCTCGAGCGCCTCGTGAAGCGCCTTGCCCCTCGATCGAGCCACGTGCGAGACCCTGTCAGCTTCTACATCGCCGACTCGAGATCGCCAGCGATCGAGCCACCTCTTGTCTGCAGTTCTCCCGAGCACCGTCGTGACGCTGGGATAGAGACCGCTCGTCCCGTCATCCTTTGGAACTCGATAGAACCTGCCGTCAGGCGTGTCCTCTCGAGTCACGCCGTCGAGCTTCGGTAGGAGCTCGAGTATGAACCTGTCTCTTGGGCTGAACTTTGGCCCGGTCATATGCAGAGGTCCTTGTAAGCTTGGTAGCCGCTCATGATCTTTCTAAGCTCTTTTACGCTGAACACAGCGGTGCATTTGAACCCGTCAGCGCTGAAGTTGATCGTAGCAAGCGCATCTTTCGGTGCTATTGATAGCACCGTGTCCATACGAGTTTCGAGAGCCTCGATTTCACCATCAGTCAACTCCCGCACCTCCCTCTAACGGCTGAGGGTGCTCTATCGGCACGTCTCGCCAGGTCTCAGCGACGACGTGTCCAAAAACGTTCGTCGTCTCCCACAGCTGCTCTAACACGTACCGCGGGCGACTGTCGCCAGGAATCAGCTTCGGTACCCACCTCAGGTGACACGTGGGACTAGACGTCTGCCACTCACCGATTCTAGAGTAAGCGGTGGTGTCTGTAGATACGCAGTTAGCGGTGCTCATTCCACCTCAAAACGTGTTTATGCCGTCGGCGCCGGCGTTTCGCTTCTTTATGTCACGAAGGACGTCTCGGAACCCGTCTTCCGGCTTCTTCATGCCGCGACCGCTGTGAAGCAGCGGTGCACCGCAGAGCCAGTCCATGTGAGGGTTGGCTTTGACGAAGGCCTCAGCGTCAGATATAGACATCGTCATGACGACGTCCTCTCCGGTGCTCTTGTCTCGAAACGTGAAGGTTCCCATTAGAGGTAGTCGCTTCCGTTAGGAACGTCCATGTCTATGGTGAGAACCACGCGCTTGACCGGCTCTCTTCCAGCAAGAATAGAGCCGGCGACCGCGACGTCGATCAGCTTCATGAGAGAGATGTCAGCGACGTCGTCCATCGCGCGAATGAATGACTCTCTAATCTCGAGAGTCAGCGTCTTCTTCTCGGACGACTCTTTTTCTTCTTGCTTCTCTGCGAATCCTGTCCTCACGGCGCGTCCTTCTCTTGTCCTCTTCAGCTTCGTGGTCTTCTTCGAACCTGTGCTTGCTCATGTCACTATCCTGCAAACAGCACGTAGTTACAGCTCTGTCCGGTGTCTGGCTCTTGCACGTTGTCGAGCCCGTCTACCCAGCCTCGATGATTCTCGCACCACTCAGCGACTGCACCGCTGAAGCCGGTTACGACTACTCTCGAGCCGCAGCGTGGACACCTGCGTTCGGTCCACTCTGCATGATCCGTTGGTGGCAGCCACCTGCCCATCTCAAGCTCGCACCTGCGCGTCAAGCAGGTCGTCATGACAGGGACCGAGAAGCTCGAGGTCGTCGCCGCCGAGCTTACGCACCATCTGCCTCCACGTGCCGTCTAGCGTACGACGGTGAATGTTCTGAAGCGGCCTGTTAGCGACCTCGCGCTTCCATTGCACGACTGCCCAGTCAAGAAGGTCGTTAGACACTCTTCTGTCCTCTTCGTCTTCGTTTTGGTGCGGGCTCGTCCTGCCCAAGGAGGCCAGGAAAGGCCGCTCGCACCACTTCGGGAGTGATTCCTGGATATGGAAGCTTCTTGTCTTTAGCGGCGATCATCAGGGCAGCGTCTTCCGTGTTCACCGCTTCGAGGATGTCAATGAAGAGCGACTCTCGTCGAGCCTGACTGAGCGTCTTGTGACCACCCTCAACGAACAAGTACAGACGCCTCAGCTCTTGCCAAAGAGCGCTGTCTTGGTCCGGAAACATATTTGGCCTAAACGGCGGAGATCCTTCCGGTATCAACCACTTGATACCGGGATGCATCGCTCCTTGCAAGAGCGGCGTCAGTGCTGGAACAGCTCTGAGCGCGGCGATGCGTCTGTTTACGTCGGGCTCAGCAGATATCTCTGCTAGAGTAGCGCTCACTGACTTTCGGGGCATCTGTTATCCTTGTTGAGCGGGGCGGGCCTGCGCGGCCCGCCCCGAGTCGTCACTTCATCTTGCAGCCGCGATCGGAGTAGGCGCAGACGATGTCCACGCGCTTGTCGTTCTTGTCGGTCAGGTTGCAGGTCGTGTAACGATCGCCGTCCGAGTCCAGGGCGCTGCAGCCGAGGAAGTTGTAGCCGCCGCGAGCCGCGAAGTCGCGTGCGCCGAGCTCCGCCTGAGCAATTTCGGCTGAGGTGAGGGAGTGCTCGCCACACGCGGCGAGAGAGACAGCGGCGAGCGCGACAGCCAAGCCGAGCAACAGTTTGTTGGAGTTCATCTTTAAGTTCTCACTCTTCGTTAAACGGGCTCTAGCCTGCTCGCGAGGCTCAGAAGTCAGACAGGCTCTCGTAGAGCCGTCTGAGATTGTGGCGCGTAAGATACCTATACGCCTCAGCGCCGTCTTTGTTAGCCTGCGCCGCAAGACATGAGAGAATCGAGTCCTTTATTCGTGCAGGCGTGAAGTTCAAGTCGATGAGCGTCTCGTTCCTACGAAGTCGACTCTCAATCGTCGGGTCGGTGCTTGACAGTGCTGGCGACACGAGAGCCAGTTTTCGTGGCGTGACCCTCGTCTTCTTCGCTGAAGGGTTCACGAACACGTCGTCTTCGGAGAAGACGTTTGGCACGCCGTCGCCAGGGTCGCCGCGAATGACGTGGTCGTGTAGGTAGGTGAATGGGTCGACGTCATACGCGACGCTCTTCTTGTGCACCCAGTCGTACTGTGAGACCCTAGGAAACGCTTGAAGCTGGTAAAAGTCATGGTCGCCCGAGACTATCATGACGCTCTCGGTGCCGTCTATGGCCTCTACGAGAGTGGCGATTACGTCATCGGCCTCAGCGCCCTCGACACGGATGACAGGATAAGCGAAGTACTGCTCGAGGCCCTCGCGCACCTCGTCCATCACGGAGAACAGGACGGTCCAGTCGATGCCGAGACCGTCTTTGTACGCGGAGCGGCTCTTCCGATTAGCCTTGTAGTACGGAAAGACGCCTGATCGCCATGACTTGTTGTGGTCAGCTGCGATAACGAGACGACCGTCTGAGCCACGAAACCGCACGTTTACAGCTCTTATCGTGTTGAGAGCCATGTGACGTAACAGAGACTCATCTGTTCCAGTAGCGCCGGTGATCCTTGAATGAGCGACGGCGGCAGAGATGAACGTCTGGTTATAGTCCAGGATTATCAACGAATCACTCCTACCGGACCGGTTAGTAGAATGGTCTCTCTCGCGCGCTCTATGGCGCTCCACAACGCTAGGTGGAGGTCATAGAGGTCGTCCTTAGCGATCGCCGTCCTAGCGTCGTCTACGTAGCAAGCGATGTCATTGAGGATGCCCAGGGCGGTGTCAGGGTGCTGGATCAACGGTTTCATAGCAACTTTATACAACAAGAGCTAAACAAGGTCAATCGAGACTTACTTTATTAAGCTCGCCGGCATCGCTAGGACGCCGTTCATCCATGGCACGACCCAGTCTTTGGCTAAGCGAGAGAACGTAACGTCTCCGTTGTTCTCATATCTCATAGCACTGACAGCCCTGAAGAGAGATCGAGAACGGATAGACAAGACACGGAGACACCGCTCGAGCTACTGAGGCTTGCTTGTCAGGCTCTACATAGAACAGAAAGAACCCGCCGCCCCCTGCGCCAAGAAGCTTGCCGCCAACAGCGCCCGCTTCCATGGCTCGGTCATAGATCGCGTCAAACCGATCGTCGGTCATGCCGGACACCGACAGCTTCTTGTCTCTCCAGGCGTCGTTCAAGAGCTGACCGACTACGAGCACGTCCCCGTGTTCGAGAGAGTAAGTCGCTTCAAGAGCGCGCTCAGCGTTTCGCTTGATGCGAGACAGCTTGTCGGGGTCAGACAGCGCCTCAGCCGCCTGTCGCCTCAGTATGTCGTCTGCAGATCGAGAGCTGCCTGAGTACACGAGCATGAGGTTCTTTTGAAGCTCCATCGCGCCGTCTATCAGCGCACCTGGAGATCGAATAGTGACCTCTCCGTCTTCTTTGAAGCGGAAGAAGTTGACGCCGCCAAACGCTGCAGCGTACTGGTCCTGCTTACCGATGGCGTATCCGCACCGGTTGATCTCGATGTCTACAGCGCTCTCAGCGAGATAGAACGGGTTGAAGTAGTCGAGGTCTGGGATGAGTGCGCGCTTCACCGCAGCTACGAGGCCTACAGTAAACGTGCTTGACGACCCGAGTCCCGCTCCATGCGCTCGTACGTCTGTAACGCTTGCTACAGTCACCTCTCGAGGCATCTCGTACTTCTTGAGGGTCTCTCGAACGATGACGTTCTTGAGACCCTCAGCGTCTACCGCGTCCTCCGTCTGGTCGTACATCGTACGCACGCCGGTGTACGGAGTGCGATTGATGCTGACATAGACGTACTTGTCAATGGCCATTGAGAGGGCGTTTCCGCCGAACTTTGAGTAGTACCACGGCATGTCGCTGCCTCCACAGAACAGCGACACACGCAAGGGCGTCTTAGAAACGATCATTGAGCCTCCGACGTGTCGTAATAGAACATGGCTTTCGGAGACCTGCGACTCTCCTCTGTCGGATACGCAGCAAGCAGGTTGCGTAACAAGACGTCCCACTGCTTTGTCACGAGGTCAGACGAGTGCTTGGTGTCAGAGTACGCCTTGACAAGAGCCAGCCTAGAGTCTAGGCCGTGAGCGTCGCCCTTCTGCCAAGCAGCGACGTGAGAGACAGCTGCGTCAAGCGCTGAGTGGAACTCTTGAGCGTGGGTGTTAGGGTCAGAGTCACCGTCGTACATGAGGGTCAGTCCGCCCGACGTCTCTGGCAGCGCCCCGAGGTTCGGGTGAACCGGCATGCACAGCCCAGACATGGCCTCGATCAGTACGCGACAGCTGGTCTCTTGCCACGTGCAGGGGTAAGCGAGAATGTGGTACCCCTTAATCGCCTCAGCGAGGTCGTCGTGCGACGTGAGTCCGTGATACGTCACTTGCGGGTGCGCTCGGGCGCGGTCATAGAGCGGCTCGAACGACTTGTCATGGTCCTCCCAGCCGTAGATCTTGAAGCTCGAGTGCACGTGCAGTCTCGCTTGCGGCCACTTCTGTGCAAGACGCTCGAAGACCGCGAGGAGTATCTCTAGCCCTCGATTGGGCGTGGAGGCGTAGTAGAGATGAATCTCCTCGCGGCTCTTCTGGTCGAGACGAGCGTCTATCGTGTCAACGCCAGAAACGATGACTGTAGACGTCCTCGACCACGGCAGCTTGTGCACCACTCGAAACGCTTGGTACTGCCAGTCGCTCACAAACACGAGCTTGTGGAACCTAGATCGCAAGTTGTGATCAGAGAGGAACGCGCACTCCGGGTCACCAGGGAGGTCGTGAGCCCAGTAGATGCGGATCTTTGACTCGTCGAGGTCTCGCACTCGAGAGCTCACGATCTGAAAGTGCTTGAGAAGCTCGGGGTCGAGGCGCTTCTCAAGCATCCTCTTAGCGATCTCCGTGCCACCAGCTGCTGTGACAGACACCTCGTTCTCTTCAAAAGCGGTCATAGATAGAGTCCGGCTTTTCCTGCATCTGTGTAGAACATCTCCGCAGTGACTGCTGCGAACTTGTTCATGTCATCAGCGAATTGAATGGTTGTGTTGACGAGTTTGGAGAGCATGCTCGGCGTCATCGTGACGATGTTTGCTCCAGCCGAAAGGGCCTCGAAGTACGAGTACGGCTGACGCGAGCTGGCCCATAGAGTTTCACACAAGGAAGGAGCAGCTTCACACCTGAAAAGTGGTGCTGGTGGCAAGCTGGCGTCAGCTATCCTTCCAGCAAAGATGGACACTATTGACGGCGTGCCAGTGTCTAGCACGTCGAAGACGCGGCGCACCTGCTCGGCGTTAGTCACGGCGGTGACGTTGACAAAGACCCCTCTACGACTCAGCTCGCCGATCAGCTTGACGTTGTCTTCGGGGTCGAAGCCGGCATAGAACGGAACTTTGACGTACACTTGATAGTTCGTCTCACGCCCGACGTCTCGAAGAGCTATGGCCTCGCCGAAGGCGCGAATCTTGTCTCGAGACGTCACCTCGAACGAGACGCAACCCTCTGGCAAGACAGACCTAAGCGCTCTAGTAAACGCCGTGACATAGTCCATATACACCCCATCAGCGTTATAGGACTCTTTTCGAGAGTCGAGGTACTGCTTAATGAGTGTGGGGTTGGTCGTCACGCCAGAGATGTGGTTGTTGAGAGCCTCCTTTATGCTGTCGCCGTCCTTTGTGGCAGCTATGACGTCTTCTGGGTCTGCGCTGTCTATAAACAGTTTCATGCGGGTACTCCTGCTCTGCGTAACAGCTTGTTAGCTGCGTAAAATGCGCTCTCTGCTCGTATGGCGAACTTGACAAGCGCCGCATCTTCTCTTCCCGAGTCAATGAAGATGGTCGTAAGCCCAGCCCTGTCGCCAGCCTCCATGTCTCGCCAGCTGTCACCCACCATGAATGACTCGCTGACGTTGACGTAGTACCGCTTAACGATCTCCAGTATCATGCCCGGGTTGGGCTTGTAGAACGGAGACCCGCGCTGACTCGCGTACTTGATATCGGTTATAGGCGCGAGACCCTGAAGCAGAGTGTGGAAGTGCATCAGGGTGTCGAGAGCGAGAGTGTCATGAAGGTCTGGCTGGTTAGTGACTACGAAGTTCAAGAAGCCGTTCTCAGCCGTGAGGTGCAACGCACTGATCGCCCCTGGCAGAACTTGAAACTCGTCTCTCTTCCATGGCGCGGTGAACTTACCGTCAGCTCGAAGAACAGGAGCGTTAAGCACGCCGTCTCTGTCCCAGAACACCGCCCTCACCATTTCGTTGAGGTCCTTTGAAGGCTGGGGTCACTGACGACGCAGTGCCATATCAGCGCCTGAAACGCTTCAGAGTACGGAGTGACGAGCGACTTCTCGATCTCCGGCACCACGACGACCTTTCCGTCGCCGTACTTCACAGCGTCTCCGTCATACTTGCCGACGATGCCGGTCACTACAGCGCCTATCCGCCACGCATATAGCACTGCGTTGCTGATGCACTCGGACACCTTCGCTGTACGACTGCCGCCTCCTACAGAGAGAACGAACAGCACGTCAGCTGCGCTGAATCGACTGGTCGTTAGCCATGACACGAACGCGTCGTTGAACCCGTCGTCGTTTATGCGCGCTGTGAGCTCCGACACGTTATCGGTTGGCGAGTACGCCTCTATGCCACACAGCTTTCGTAGGTCGTTGACGAGATGACTTGCGTTGGCCGCGCTCCCGCCCACGCCGATCACGAACACGCGAGCCCCGCGCTGCCGACAGCAATGCAGGACGTCGGTGATGACGTTTATCATGGCGGGAGCGCCGGCAAGCATAGTCGCTATCTCAGCCGCGCCGCGCATGAAGCGCGCAGCGTGACTGTCTTTGGTGTCAAACGTGTTAGTGTCCCAAGTCAATCGCTTACCCCTGACATCTTTGCAGTTACTTTGGAGCTGACCTCTGACTCGAACGCGTCAAGCACCCTGCACCTGAGAGCGCTCGAGCTCCAGTCGTGAAGTCTCGGCACGATTACGGTTTCGACGCCAGCAACTGAACAGGCCTCGACGTGAGAGAGCTTCTCCTGGTGATCGTCGCCGACGAACCGAACGTCAAAGAGCCGAGACCTCAGCATGTTATCGAGGTCTCTCTCGGTGTCGTACGGTATGACCGTGAACACGCCTGTCATAGCAGACAGACGAGTGTATCGCTCAAACGTCGTCTCTACTGGCTTGTTCTTCTCCGGTCTGTCGATGGTCGGGTCTGTCTGGAGCGCAACAAAGAGCGTGCTGCACATCCGAGCGCAGTGCTGTATAAGAAGCACGTGTCCAGGATGTGCCAGGTCAAACGTGCCAGCAACGAGGCCAGAGCCGAAACCCGCTTCTTCACGCATCAGAACGTCTGCACGAACTGAGCGTCTTCTACGCGAGCTACGGTGAGCGTCTTGAAGTCACGCGCGATGATGTCGAAGATGAGAACGTTTGCGACGTCTCGAATCGACTCGTTAGTCGCCTGCTCACGGGCGATGATGGCCTTGGCGCCCTCGGGTACGATTGTGGGATTGAGAGTTCCCTTGATTGTCGCGACCTGATTATCCGGCTTCCTGTAGCGTATCTCAAGCACGCCTGATCGAAGGTCGCTGATGAGCTGCTCTCTTGTGTGGACCAAGTCCTGTCTCCTACTTCTGTTGAAGGTGTTTTCGGCTGATTCGCGCGCCGACGTACGCGTTGTAGTACTTCTCAGGCTTTCTGAGAACGTCTCGGATCACCTGCTCTGTAAGCTCCATGTAAGAGAGCTCACCTCTCGTCTCACAGAAGTGCAACACTTCGCGAGTGAACTGATCAGGCCCGACTCGTTCTACGTCTTGTTGAAGCTCTTTTGAAGATCCCCAGTAGTCGCGCCAGTCGCTCGCTACTCTTGAGCGCCTCTTACGCGTCTTTCCCTTGAGAGGCTTCAACGTCTTGGCTCTAGTAAAGAGCTTCTTTCCGACGTACATCCTGCCGGTGACGACGTTGGTTATAAGGTACACGAAGCCAAGGTGACTCTCAGCCTCTTCGTCTGTCACGGCTGCGCCGTGATATGTCCAGTCCATCGCAGGGTTCTCCTGCGACTATTTAGTCGTAAGAGACGCCCGTTCCCGGCTTGGGAAGCGTTTTACCCTTGTATCGCCACGCAATCACCCTGGCTAGGGTCTCGTAAGACTCTACGAACACGTAGCCGCGCTCTACGAGGTATCGAGCGCGCCACAAGAACTCGTCTCGTTCTATAGGCCCGAGCTCGTCCCAGTACTCACTGATTGGGTCGCTCTTCTGACGCTCTTCTTGCACGCTCAAGCATCTCCCTAAAAGCTCTCTCGTGATCCTCTGCCGTCATGACCGGTGTAGTGTACAGGGTCTCGATCGCTGCACGACCAGACTCAGTGAGTCTTCGAGAGCCGATGCCTGCATAGATGCCAGATGGCTCGTAAACGTCTCGAGCGTCCATGTACACCCAGTCACCGTAGTTCACGTCTGCCGAGAACCACCTGTCCCGATGCTGACAGTAAAAGAACACAGGCACCTGTCCAACAGCCTGAGCTACTCCCCAGGCCGTTCCGCCCTCGACACCACCCTCTTCGTCTAGCCAACCAACAGCGTACACCGTGGATACGGGAGAGACGATGAAGTAGTTGCGCCTGAGCAGAGAGGCTACATACGCCTTCCTTGTCGAGAAGCGTCTTCCGATCTTCTTGGCGATGTCGTGAAGGTATGGGTCGGCTGCAGAGAGGTCGCGCGGGTCATATGCGCGAACTACGCCACGTAAGCCGGGAGCGTGTCTGTGTCCCCTGAACGAACAATGAATCACCGTGTGATTCGCCTTGAAAGCGAACTCGTCAAACGTGGCGTCTGCACCTACAGCTCCGCCGCTTATGCAGGCGTCAATCATGCTACCATCAACTCCACCTGAGCAGCGAGGCCGCTCTTTGCGTTGTCAAGTACAATCGACTCTACCTCTGCGGCGGTCATGCCGGCCAGGATCATGTCGTTGACGTCTTTCTCTTCTATATGTTTCGGCCAGAAGCACACCTCGTGGCCAGAGTTCACCGCCGCTCGCACCTTCTTCATAACCTCTTTGTGTCTCGGCTGGTTGTCGAAGGCGAGAACGATTCGAGCGCTTCGCGCTCCTAGCACCTCGAGGCGAAGCCTGCGCTCGCAGGCGACCAGCTCTGAGCCAGCAGCGGCCACGGCGTTGCTCAAGAAGCTCGCGTCGATCGGCCCCTCGAGCACGATTACCGGCAAGTCCCAACGAACGTGATCGATGTTATAAGCTATCGACCGAGACTTGTCGAGCACTATCATGATGTACCTGGCTCGATTGTCAGACGAGTATGACCTACCTTGAAACGCAACCAACGCGCCGTCACGTGTGAAGGGGATTATTAGCCTCGGGTGATCCCTCTTCAACTGCTCCTCGTTGAACTTGTCAGGTGTCAGAGCGTTAGTCGTTGCGTAGAAGTGCTCAGTGTGTAACCACTCGCTTGCAACCTCTTCTGGTATCTTGCGAGTCGTCACCAGCCGCCATGCGGTGTGGTCTTTTGAAAGACGACTGAGAGGGGTGGCGTCTAGGTCAGACACGAGCTTGCTAGTCGGCGTCGAGAGTCGTGGCAGCTCTGACACCAACGGCTCGTGCTGCTTGTCGTTAACGAGCGTCTCGAGCACCAGCTCGTCATAGAGGCCTGGGTCTATCTGACGAACGAAGCTCTTGATCGACATGCTCTCGCCGCAGTTCTTACAGGAGAACTTGACAGCGTCACCCTTCGTGTAGAAGTAGCCTCTCGCCTTGAAGCGGCTCTTGCGCGAGTCGCCGCAGATGGGACAACGAAAGTTGGCGAGAAACGGCTCAGAGCTCTTTACTTTAAAGAGCTCTAACCTTCCCGCGAGACGCATCGCGTACTTCTTGTCTACCCACGCGCTCATTCTTCATTGACTGCTCGATACACGTTACCAAAGACGCTTCCAACGCTCATGGTGTCTCTGTTGCGCCAGTGGGTCTTGTAGACCGGCTCGAGCCAGGCCCAGCCGCCACCCTCAAGATGCACTGGCAGCCAGGCGAACACCTTGTACCAGCGGTGCTTGTCTCGACCCCATCGAACGCCGACACTCGGGTCAGCGTCTTGTGGCAAGCGGTAACAGGTCCAAAAGATCGACGGCGTGCTGCTGGAGATCTTTCGACTCCAGTAGCTGAGCTTCTCTACAGGGCCACGCCAGTACCAAGTGCCGTCTGTCAAAACCACGGGCAACCAGGCCCACGCCGGACTCCAGTCGTCATTGGGCACTCCCCATCTCATAGCAATCACTCCTTTGTAAGGAGAATCTTACAACAAAGACGCGTCAAGGTCAATAAACGATTGCCGTTTAAGCGGCCTCGACCTCCTCTTTATCGAAGTGAATGGGGCACGCGCCGGTCGAGCAGTCGACGTGGGCGCGGTCCACGTCTTCGTTCAGTGTCTGCGATATGGCGAACGACAGCTCCTCATACTTGGCCTTTGTTATCATCTCCTCTGGCGTGTACTCGTGAGACACGTTCTCCTCTCGAGGCATCACAGAGCAGGCTCTCACTGAGCGCTGGTTATCGAGCAGAGCCCTCTTGAACGCCTTGAAGTCTACTCGCTTGGGATCGTAGTGGAGCGTGTACGAGATCTGGTTTCCGTGATCTGGACCGAGCCAGTACTTCTCACCGAGCCTGAGCCACTCGTACTGCTCTTCGGGCGTCGCGTCGCCTGCGCATACGAGCTTGTCTCCCATCCCGAGAGTTGAGATCGCAGGAGCTGTAGGGAAGCCGACGATGACGGTGTTCTTGTACGTCACGAGCGAGCGCACGGGGTACCCGCTCGCTCGATACCGCTCGACAAGCGGGTCGCCTTCACGGAACTGAACCCAACGGAGATAAAACGCCATTGGTGGGAGGTGCCAGCCCTCCGTGAGACCAAAGAGCTTGCTGGTCGTGCCAGCCGGCTTTATGGTGAGCGACGTGTGCGGCGTGACGAGGCCGAGCGCTTTAGAGTATCGCTCTGCTTCGTCTTCCACAGTGTGCCTGAAACGCTCGAGCGTCTTCCAGAACATGGCCGCTCGGACGCGTGGGTCTCTGTTGCCGGTAGCGTCGTACCAGCTATCATCACTCTCTAAGCGCTCTAGCGACTCAAAGTCTGGGTCGATGAGGTCTCTGAAGCCGACCTCGAAGAACCTCCACGCAAACTCATGGATGCCGGTGATGCCGACGCCGATGCGATTGGTCCTCTTGACCTCTCTGTCATAGACGCTCTTCATAGTGTTGACTCGTATCAGAGCGCGCGTCGCTGCACGGAAAGCCGACTCAGCGTCTTCAAGGCTCGCTGCGTGATACGGAACGACGTCTGCAATGATGCAGAACCCACCGAGCAGATGGATGCGAATCTCGCCACAATTCTTTACGCAGATTCCTGAACTCACAATATAACGCGCATCCTCCGCACTAGTGATGACGTAATAGTTATGGTTATCGTCTACAGTGATGTTATAGACATCTTCGACGCCGTCTGGTTCTACAGAAACGACTTTATGGTTATCCGCTACTTGATTAACAAAGTTTTGAAACGTAGTAAACCTAGCGGTGTTGTCGAGAGTCTGCGGCAGGCCGTTCTTTTTTGCATGTCTTTTCCATATATGAGTGTTGATATATCCATAACGCTCAAAGAGCTTTTTTCCCTCCATGATAAGTTCTTCATTAGAGACGTCTATCCAACGGCCGTTTCTAGATCCTGGATGAGACGCGAACCTTTTCTTTTCCTCAGTAGTAAAGCTGTGATACGGGTTACGGTGTCCCATCATTCTTTTAGCGTGTAGTTTTTTATGCTCTTCGACGGGCATCATTTGAAGATTCTCTATATTGTCATTTTTTGAGTCCAGATCAATGTGATGAATATGCGTGCTCTTGGGATCAACAGACACGTCTGGATGATAGTGCTCAAAAATGAGTCGATACTGTCTTCGGTTACGTCTAGCGCCCCTCATCATACGCTCTCCAACACCACAGACTTGACGATACCCGTTTGAGTTAAAGCTGTTAAAGGGGTGAATTGCGTCTCCCGGTATTAGGTCTTGAAGTCTTCGATAGCTTAAATCTTTCATAAGAACTTCATGGTTCGGTGTAGCGCGAAGAATAGACCCATCGTCAAGAGTAAGTTTCCATATCTCTTTCTTATATCCGGTTTTTCTGGGATTTCGTCCAGTCTTGATTTGCACCTGTCCATCACTAGGATTAGTCGAGTATACAGGAACGTCTCGTCCCTCTTCTGCAAGTTGTCTGATGCTGACGGCGTTTCTACCGTCAGCTACAGCGATCAAAGTATCTCCAGTTAAACAGGGGTTGGTTATGAACTGGTACTTGAGAGCTCGGGCGCGCTTGGCGAGCCGTGAAAGGTACACGGCGGTGTCCTCAAGAACCTGATACTTCTCAGATCCGAGCCACGGGTCTCCGTTGAGCTTCTCGATGCCAGATGTGTCACCATCAATGAGGTCGACGTTGACGACTCCTGGCTCGCCCGTGCCGTCTCCGTACGCGCACTTGGTGAGCGCTCGCCATACAAGACGCGCCCAAACAGCGCTCGGGGTGTCGTACCCCTTGTCGGTCCGCTTGAGGTCTAGCAGGCTCCAGAACTCTGCATCTACGCCAACGCTGTTGTTAGACGACCAGAGGAACGGGATGCGCGCGGGGTCTTCCGTCTTGCGCAGCTCTATGACCGCTTCGAGTGACAGGCCGTCGAACTCCACGGGCCGCTTGACGTGGATGAAGTCGATGATGCTCTTGTCTTTCCAGAACTTCATAGACATTCGAGCCGCTCGACGCGCGCCGCCGACGAGCACGCACTCTCCGAAGTAGTGGTCAACGTACATCGCTTGGCGCCAGCGCTCGAGACCGGCGCCCTTCAGAGCAGCGGCCTTTATGAAAGCGTTCATGAGTGGCACCGGACCGGAAGCCGGGCGCCCCTGCATGCCGTGAATCGGCGCGCCCTTGCCTCTCACGTCAGAGAAGTCCAAGATGAGCATCTTGCCGACGTGGATCTTCTCGAACGCGAGCGTCTCGAGGAGCTCTAAAGCCTGAGCCCACCCCTCTCGAGAGTCCGGAACCTTGAACCACATTACGCGCTTGGACGCTGGTCCGTACTTATGAAGTGCGTCTCGAGTAGACTCGTGAGCGCTCCAGTCGAAGTCCGGGTGTTCGTGAGAGAGAACGCAGCGCACGGTCGGGGCGTTGTCCCAGTCAACCAGCATCAGGGAGTCGTCGTAGCTCCTGCCGACGCCGGAGCCGTTCATCAGGAGATAGAACAGCATGAAGCTCGTGGCAGCTGTAGAGCAGTTCGTAAAGACCTCTAGGTTACGGCGAGGCTGCGTCTCGTCACCGTGTTGAAGGTGACGACCGCTCATCAGAATCGTGCCGGAGCGCAGATGGCTGTAGAGGTCAGAGAACTCTACTGCAGCATGGCTCGGATCCGTCGCGAGCGCGCTGTTACCAACAGCGACGCGGTATGCGACGTCGTCCCAGGTCTCTAGAGAGCCGTCAGCGCGCTTGCGAAGGATGGTACGCGCGGCCACGGCTTCGCCCATTCCGGGATAGAACTGACGCGGAGCTGAGTTGATGTCTGGAAGCACGGGATGTTCAGCTGCGGCGTCGGACCACATCGGTGAGGTGTTCTCCGTTGTTTGGGTTTAATGGGTGCTGCTAGAATGCGCTTCGTATTTATCACGACGCAGATCTGTACATCATATCATGAGCAATCAGTTCGTTCAACACCATTTGACCATAAATAGCAAACGCAGTGACAGGGAGATATAAGTAAGATGCCGCAGGGCACCGACCACGACTTCGAGCCCGCGCTAGTGAGTACGCAAGACAGACTCTTCGAGATCTCTCTTCGCCTTGAAAGGATAGACGAGCGCGCTAAGTCGCTCGACGCGGCTGTCGTGAGCCTAGTGGACTCTGTCAAAGAGGTGAGAAACGACATCAAAGAGTCTTCCAAGTCAAGCAAGGAAGACATGGACAAGAACTACGTCAAGAAGACAGAGTTTGATCCGATAAGACGGCTCGTCTACGGCGTGGTAGGAGCTGCGTTGATCGCGTTTGGCGGAATATTCATATCTATCATAAACAAGAGCATCGATATCAGCTGGGTGAATCCGAGACTGATCGCCACGCAACAGTCGCAACAGCAGCTCAACAATGTAGGAAAGCCGCAGTGAAGTTTAAGTTCCTAGGTGACCTCGCGCTTCTGCCGTTGTACGGCGTCGTAGCCATGTTTCTTTACTGGGCCGTGCAGTCCCTGTACCCGTTGTCGATCATTCACGCAGTTGAGCCGTACTACATCTCAGTAGAGGCCGGTGACACGTTCTCGTTTGCATATAACATTGAATACACGCGAAGCTGCCCTAGCATATCGACGACTCGCAAGCTGGTGCCGATAGACGTTAACGGCAAGCCGCAGGGCAACGTGAGTCACATCTTAGAGTTCGTAGACATCAGTGTGACCAGGAGTGACGGCATCGAGAGCGTCCAACGAAACATCTACGTCCCGCGCTCTGTGCCTCCTGGAAAGTACATGTACGTGACTACGCAGATCTATAACTGTAACCCGTACGACCTGGTGTTCCCTCGATCTACGAACGTCAGCGGCCCAATCGTCACCGTTCTTCCTGGCAAGCACGAGCCCGAGCGACGACGTTAGAGCGTCTCCTCTTTTTTGAGGGCTTGACAGGCTCTGGCATGTCGATGGCGCCTGATCCCGCTACCGTACTAGAAGAGCCCATAGCGTTCGCTGGTACGGCGCTCTCGGTCTCGAGAACGAACTCCTTAAACCGAAGCATTGATCCTTCTCCACATGTCGTTCATGTTAGAGACAGCGAGCTCGACGCCGTCGTCCCTGTCAAGGCTGTTCGTGTCTATGCACGAGCCGTTAGTCTTGACGTTGTGAATGTACCTTGGCAGTGCGTGCATCGCTCTTAAAAAGGGCGCTACGAAGCGCAGGTGGTCACCCATCTTTAGGTAGAGCATCCTAGAGAGGTGTATCGAGCCGAAGACGTTCTTTAGAACTATGAGGTGGTTGAGTATGAGCTTCTCCCGAAGCTCGCCCGTCTGAACATACCGAGTGACGAGCTTCTTGACGTACTTGATTCTCTGTAGGTCTTCGAAGAACTCATCTGAGCTGTGGCACGACTTGTTGTTGTAACAAGAGGCTGCATAGATCAAAAAGTTGTCTGGTACAAGAGTCTCGTTTATCGTCATTTTGCCGACTAGAACGACTCCAGGGCTACCCTCTTCACGGTGTTCGCAGAGGTCGCCACGTACAGGTAAGAGTCGTCACAGAACATTCGCCCGGCGCTTACATCTATCGCAGAGTTAGCCGGCGTAGAGTTAGCTGAGATCAAGGGCACCCCAGACATCGCAGAGCCGGCATAAGCCGCTCGCACGGCCCCGTTAGCGAGGACGACCATGACGCGGTCGTCCTCTACCAACACTGAGACAGAGGCGAGGTTAGAGGCGTTACGATAGTCTTGCATCAGGCGCCGGTGTCAGGGAAGATCGCGTCGTCAGTGTTAGCGGTCGTCGTGACGCCGCCTGCAACGAGCGTCTCGTACATCACCCGTCCAGCTCTGCCGCCAGAACCAACCCTTCTCACTGACCATCCCGTATGCGCCACCTTTCCGGCCTCGGTGTTCGCGCCGGTGTGCTGCAGCCCCATCTCCGTCTTGTCAATAGCGTAGACGCCTATAGTTGCTCCGGTGACGAACCCGTTAGCGGTGGTGTTGCCGTACAGAGCCGCACGCGTAGTGGTGTTTGCTGGCTTGTTGTACTGCTGGACTCCCCAAAGAGGAGAGTTGTTGGCCTGATCCTTAGTTCCCCATTGCGCCATGTTAGTCCCTCCTGGCCTTGAGTATGTTCTTCTTGATAGCCGCTACAGACTCACTGAGTCCGCTTGATCCTCCAGACCCCGCGACTCGACTCGAGTTGATCCTTGACCTGTTTGAGAGAGACCCGCCTCGCTTCTGAACCGACTTACCGGGGTTCTTTGGCTTGACGAGGCTCTTGTTGTCTCCGTCAATGTCTCCCTCAGAGAGGCGGATCACGCCTCTAGCTCTCGCCAACAAGGCGTTGACGTTCTCTTGGAATCGCGAGTTCGAGATAGACGGCGAGAGGTTGATCTCGCCGTTATCGCTCTTCTTCTTCTTTTTCTTCTTCTTGACGTTGTCGCCTTCGTCGTCTATCTCGTCTTCATCGTCCTCGGAGCCGTCGTCCTCAGAGTCTTCATCGTCTCCGTCTTCATCGTCCTCGGAGTCGCCGTATTCATCGTCTTGGTCGTCTCCGTCTTCATCGTCCTCGTCGCCGTCGGACGGAGCCTCTCCGTCTTCGTCTCCGTCAGGCTCCTCATGATCCTGGTCTTCGTCGGCGCCTTCGTCGTCTTCAGAGCCATCGTCAGAGCCGAAGTCGCCACCGTCTTCAGAGCCGTCCTCTCCACCGCTGATGATGTTCTCTATAGCGGTGAGTATGTCTTCTGGAGCGTCATCCTCTGACGCCGCAATGAGCACGTTCTTGATGTCATCGATCACCTTCTTAGCGACCTCGTTACCGAGGTGCATGACCGCGTCGTCGATGCCCTCTCGCAGCTTACGCATTCTTGCCTCCGTTAAGCTTCGCATGAGTTACGGGGCTGCACCTGCGTAGCCAGGCGTTCACCGCGTCTTCTACGATCTTTTGCCTGCGAGCCGCACGTGGATCCGCCCCCTCGCACGTAGCTCTCTTCTTAGAGCTCGCTATCATGGCTCTGCCAACGACCGACTTCGTGGCACGCGAGCGCTCTTCAATTACAGGCTCTGAAGAGGGTTCTGGAGCGGCCTCTTCATGAGTCACGATGGGCTGGTCCGGAACTATGGGAGCAGTGGTCGCTTCAACCGCTCGACTGCCAGCGTCTGCTATGTTTCCGTGATGGGTAGACAGCTCCGAGTGCTTCTTGTGCTCACGTATCCAGTACTCAGCCGCCTCAGTGTTGCCGTCCTTGAGGTTCTGAAGAGCCGTCTGCTCTGCCTGACGAGCGTGCTCAAAGTGTGACGCGTGCAACGCTCTGTGGTGCGAGATCGACTTCTCCACAGACTCCATGTCTTGTGGGTCGACGACCGGCGGTGCGGACTCGCTTAGTGCGACTTCGCTGTGAGAGTGCCGAGCGAGAAGCCTTCTAGCCGTCTCTCCGGGCGTTTCGTATCGATGCGTGCTCATTTGTTCCTATTTATCGATTCTCTTCTGCTATATTACCGCGCCCAGAGAGCCTGGCTCTTACTCGATGAAAGATGTAGTCGTCCCGGACGATCAGGTTACGGAGCTTCTTAAAGATGCTTATCAAGCGTCGCCTAAGAAGCACGTCACGAAGAGCTCCAGACGGTGCAGATATCACTCGTCGGTCTATCGTCAAGAACTGCGGCTCACCGAGTCCGAGCTTGAGGAGGTAGTCTATCGAGGAGTCCGAGATGCCCTCAGTTACGGGAACGAGTTGGTCTGCCTTCCAGCCGCTGTATCGCACCGGATCATGAATCAGGTCATACCTGACTCGGTCGTAGATGTCACGAGACAAGAACACCGCGTCTCTAAAAGCGACGAACATGCGCATGAGCATCGGTCTGTACTGCGTGTCGTAGCTGGCCAGGTTCGGGTCTCTCAGGACGGCTCGGTACATAGAGAGCTCGTTCTTGTCAGCTAGCCCAGATATGAGGAGCAGGTCCATGTTGTTCGTGGCTCGAAGAACAGTCGAGTCGAACGACTCGTGCAGGCCCATGCCGTGTCTGGTCTTATTAAAGATCTCTTCAGCGTCACCACGAAGCTTACTCGGAAGACCCTTCTTGAAAGACGCTATGTCTCCAGACGCAGCGTGAGCGCGCATCTTTGTAGCGCTCATGGCGCTCTCAGATCGCGGAACCTCGTGCATGGTCACCGACTTGAAGTGAAAGTCTTTGCCGTTATACTTGTCTATGAGGTCTTTGTACCTTTGGTGTCGGTCAGTGCCTGCGACGACGTGTAGATGGTCGTGTGTCTTGTTGACGTGCTTGAGCACCCCAATGAGGGTGCTCTCCTCTTTAGGAAGACGCTTCACTACGCCACCAAAAGCCTTCTGAAGGTACCCTACCTTGTCGTCATAGTCTAGAGGGTTCTTCTTCTTGTCTCTAGTGTGGCTGGCGAACAGCATGGGCGTGCCGCCGACGGACTTAGCGACTCTACCGATCTCGCCCACAGCTCGAGCGTGTCCGCTGTGTACCGGTGAGAACCTTCCAAACGTGATGACGGCGTGCTTTTCCATGTGCCAGAAACAGTGAGGGCGCCGGCACTGAGGTGCGCGACGCCCGTCTCGAGAACCTCTCGGCTCTTATTTATTAGGAGTACTTACGTAGCCTGCCCTCCTCGACAAGGAAGAGGTGAAAGCGCACTCGAGGGAATCGAAACCTCAGACGCCGGATCGCTTCAAGGTTTCGCTTGTCGTCGTCATAAAAGTGCACCACAGAGTAGCCCTTCTCACGAATCAGACGAGTCATCACGATCGCCTTGCGAGCTGCGCTTGTCGTGCCGGAGCTGCGAATCGAGCCGACTCGATACACGTGCGTCTTTATGAAGTCGATGCCGAAGCGCCTGAGAGCTCTAGCAAACGTGAGCCTGCAGTCCATGTCACTTCTAGCAGTGACGATGACCGTGTCATGGCCGTCTTGTAAGGCTGACCTGAAGCGTCGTAGGACCCTCCCGTTAGGGAGAGCGCTGTCGGCGAACTTCGCAGCGCTGGTCCACTCGCTCCAGTCGAAGGTGTGTAGTCGCCTGAACTCCTCTCTTTGTGTGAGTTCGAAGAAGGTCATTCGAGCCACCACCTCACCGCTCATGTTGAGAACGTTTACCATGAGCGGCTTGTTCTCGTCGTGGTCGACGAGCGTGTGATCGAGGTCGAAGGCGTGAAGCGTCTTAGTCGTCCGGGAAGCTCTCGACGAGGTCGCGAACGGCGTCTTCCTCCGTACGGCCGTAGCCGTTGTTTTGGGTCTCTTCTTCGCCGTCATAGTAGGCTATCCAGTCCATCGTTCGTATTGGGATCGGAGGGTAGATGAATCGAGTAATTACTCTTTTAGCCATGTGCAATCCTCTTGTGAGAGAATGATATCACAGAGGAGGAGAAGGATCAACCCTCTTTAGAAGAAGTCGTCAAAAGACTTCTTGTTTAACACAGGCTTGCCATGCTCTGTTCCTGGAGAGGAGGTGTCTATCAGCGTCTGGGCCGTCTCCTCGACGTTAAAGAGGCGCTGACGATCTCGGTCACAGCCCACGACGAACCTAGGGATGCGAGTGGTGCTTCCGTATCGGTTCTTCGTGGTCTGCTTGATCATCGCCTGGTTGAGCTTGATCATCTCCTCAGACGCACTCATGATGAGCATCAGGTCAGCCGTGAACGCCGTCGCGATGGACTCTGACGTCTGCCCCATGTTGGGGTCTGAGTCTTTAAGGCCCTCTCTGTTGAGCTGCGTCACGCTCCACATTGCCTGGTTCCGCTCGAAAGCTAGGCCGCGAAGCTCCTCGCCGACGGCCTTGACGTACGAGTAGCTGCCGGCGCTCAAGCCGATGCGACTCGACTGGCAATTCGTTAGCTGGTCAACGATGGTGACTGTCGGGACGAATCCCTTCTTCTCTGCAAGCTCGTCGTACAGGTACCGAAACTGACCGGCGCCAGCTCCAGCAGTTGGGTACTCGTGAATGAGTATTCGTCCCATTCCGGTACGCTCTCGGAGCGCGCCGATCTTACGTCGAAAGTCGGCCTCCCGCATCTCTCGTACGTGCTCGACAGAGACGTCTAGGAGGTTGGCGTCGATCCTCTCCGCCACCTGCTCCTCAGAGAGCTCTAGGGTGATGTAGAGCACGTTGAGGCCGTCGAGCGCGTAGTCTGCTGCCAGAGAGCACAGAGCGAGGCTCTTACCGACACCGGTGCCTCCCATGAGCACGTTGAAGCTCTTACGCCGAACACCGCCGTTAGTGATCTTGTTGAAGTACGACAGTCTGAACGGTATCTTGTTCTGTGGGCTGGTGTACCAGCCCCATCGGTCGTCAGAGTCCTCGAGATAGTCGTGTCCGACCCGCGCGTCGAAGTTGACGCCGAGCGCGTCTCTTACCAGCTGCGGTATAGCCGTCTTAGGCGTCTTGGAGCGCGGCCCCTCCTCCAGGATACGCGCGCTGGCTATGATTGCGTTTCGTAGGGCTCTGTCTTGGCAGAACCTCTCGGCCTCCTCTACGACCCAGTCCGAGTCGTTCGGCTCTCTGTCTTCAAAGATCTCTTGAACGAGGTCATGAGCGCGCTTGTAAACGTCCTCGCTCGGCACCTCTCGCAGGTTGCCGAGGTTTACGAGCGAGGCTGCGAGCGTTGGCGCACGATGGTACTTCGCATGAAAGGCGGATACCAGCCTAAAAACGAGCTCGTCAGCTCGGTCGCTGAAGTACTCCGGCTTCAAGTATGGGAGTATCTTGCGGGCGAGCTCCTCGTTCTTGACTACCGCCTCGAGGATAGCAGTTTCAGACCTCATCAGCGTCGCTGAACCTTGGCTTCATACGGTGCTTCACTCGAATCTTCTCGACCATCTGAACACACCTGCCTAGCTCTCTCTCCGCCTCTGTCAGCATGTCGAGTCCCTGAGACTCTGAGAGGAGGCCGAGACAGACCATCACGCCGCCCAGCTCCTGATGAAGCTGGCCCACCGGGCGCCCGTAGACGTACTTGACTGCTGCCGCCACCGCCTCCCGCGTCAGCCCCATAGCTTGAACGAGCTCTATCGCCTCTTCGATGAAGCGCTCCGCTCGCTCGGTCCTGTCAAACGCCGTTGTGTCGTTAAAGCTCGCTCGACCCCAAGCCATGCATCTCTGTTGAAAGCTCCCAGACATCGTCGCGGGCAGTGTGAACGGCTCGGGGAGGTCATGTACCGTAGCGCCATGGGAAAGAGCGAACGTGCCCAGATTGGAGAGCCTTACATCGTCGTCGCTCATTCCCCGTCCCCTCCCTCCTGTAAGAGCTCTAACTCTCCATGCACGTCTTCGACCTCTGACTCGAGATCAGCCGTCATCGCGTCGATCTCGCCGGCGCCGTACGTGAACTCGTTGTCGGCTGCGACCTCCAGAAGGTCCATGACCGCGTCCTTGAACACCTCTACGGGTCGTTTGTAGATCTCTCGCTCCGTATAGCGCTCGTCGGTTCCAGCGACGAGCCACAGGGGAGCTCGGTTCTTGGTCAACGACTTTCCGTTCTCGTCCAGAGCCTTCGTGAAGACGCCGTACTTCTTGCCGAGATCAAACAGCCCGTAGTACCGGTCAAGGCCGTCGCGATACGTGAGGAGCACGTCGACTCGACGGTTCTCCTGAGACACGCGAGACTTCTTCATGGTGACGTGGATGACGTTGCCGACGACCTCCTCCCCCTCCTTGTACTTTTTCTTGGAGAGGAACGCGATGGCGTCTGCCGCAAACTTGAGCCCGCCGCCGCCAGACATCTCCTGGCCAGCGTATGGGCCGATGCCTGCGTAGGTGTGGTTGGTGACGATCATCGGGACATGGGCTGCAGAGAGCTTCAGCCTGAGCGTCCTAAACGCCCCTCGCAGGAGCTGCTGCCTAGTCATGTCGCGGACGTCGTTGCCCTCGCCGATGTCAGCCACCTCTTTAGCGGTGGACAGGGCACCGAGAGAGTCGAGGCCCATCATGAACGGCGGGCGCTTGGCTGGCGGAATGGCCAGGTACGCGTCGAGGAATCGCATGGCGTCTGTACGGAAGTCTTGTACAGTTAGCGGCTCCTTGATGATCACTCGATCAGCGTCCATGCCGCGATCGCGCATCATAGCGCTAGTAGTAGCTGCCTCGGTGTCGAAGAGCATGAATCCGGCGGTGGGGTCCTTGTCTTGAAAGCACTTCGCTACGCCGAACATGAAGAAGGTCTTGCCGGTAGTGCTCTCTCCGGCCAGGGCGAGCACCTTGTTGTCCGGCCAGCCCCCACCACGAAGCTTGCCGCTGAACAAGCCGTTCAGTATGTAGCTTCCGGTATCGATGTAGCTCGAGAACTCTGCCGACGACTTGCCGGCAGAGACGACAGAGCCGCCGACCGCTTTGGTCAGCGACTTGAAGGGATGGTCGGCCATCAGGTCTCCTTGTTTCTAGGACAGATATAGTATCACCGGCAGCGACTCAACGCAACGCCGCTGTTCTCGCTGAGACGCTAGATTTCTCGAGTAGGGACAGCGCATTCCAGGTGTCTCTTACCCAGCGAGCGTCGTCTAGAGCGTTGTGGACCTTGTCGTTACGCGGCACGTGCCCCTTGACGCCCACTCCTAGTGAGGCTGCTAGCTGCCGAATGTCTCTACAGTGCCAAGGGTAGCCGTAGGGAAGGTCTACCATGCGACCCCAGAGCTGGCAGAGAGCGACCCAGTCGTATGCAGAGTTGTAGCCCCAGATCTTAGGAGACCCTCCGAAGAACTCGAAGAGCTCTTCGCGCACGATGACCCGTGGCTTTAGAGCTCCGTTGAGCTGTGGAAAGACGTTCTCGACAACCCAGGGACTAGCCCGAGACCGATCACACTCCTCGAGCTCTGCGTAGTACTCTCGATTGTCCTCAGCGACGACCCCGATAGACAACAGGTCGATGGTTCTACCGTCTTCGATAAACTCAGTGTCTATCCAAAACCTCATCTCTTCCTCTTTATAGTGTAGTGCGTCTCGCTAGTGAGCTTGATCTGGTCACCTGTTACAGGGTCAGGGAAGACGTCACCAGCGCGAGCGTTGCTAGGCACCTCGCGCCAGTCCATCTCGTCAGATCTCCAGACTCGCTTACTCTTCTCTGAAGCCGACGAGTTCGACCTCTGTTCCAAGCTCGGGCATGAAGCCTCGGTCCGCGAGCGTTTCGCGGACCTCTTTGAGGACGTCGTCGCAACCCGTCTTGCCCTCTTCCCTGATCTTGTCCCAGAACTCGTCGCTGCCTTCACGAATGAAGACCCTTAGGGCATAGGTTCTCGTCACTTACTCTCTCCATAATGTCACACAAGTCACTGAATGTCTGGTCTCTGTCGCACTCAGAGACGAAGAACCACTCGAGGGTCTTCTCCTCAAACTCGAACTTTATTGTGTAGAAGACTATCTGTGGATAGTGAGTGACATGGGACTTCTTGATGAAGAGGCAGAGGTCAAGGTTAATCGGCCATGACTTCTCCACGTGTCCACTGCCCATACGCACCGTCTCTATCGGCGGCTTGATGAATCGCATGTCTTCTCCTATCCAAACAAGGCGCTCTCGACGTCGATCTCGTCGCTAGACTGAAGTCTCCAACCGATGCTCTCTGTGACGGTTCTCAACGGCTCGAGATAGGCCTTGTCGAACTGCGTCTCGCGGTCGAGGTACTCATCCATGCCGAACTCGGCTGGAAGGTTGTGAGTGCAGGCTAGCACGTTGCTCTGTATCGGGTTCGGCGTCTTGAGATAGCAGAACCTGATCTTGTCAGAGTCGTGAACGAGCGGGTACTCTCCGTCGATGCCGTGCTTCTTAAGCAGGTAGTTGTACAGCAAGGCGCCCTTCACTTGGATCGGCGTGCCCTTCTTGTACACCGTGCTCTCCGTGCCGTACTTCCTCATGCCAGACACGGATCGTGGAAACGCCACCTCTTCGAACGGCGACGTCGAGAACTTGGTCCAGAACTCGTCAGTGAACGTCTGCAGCTGGTCTTGCGTGCCTCGCATGACGATCTTGAGCGCGCTCTTGATAGCCTCACGAACGATCTTTGGTGTCGAGCTCTTGATGGCCTCGATGCCCTTCATCTTCAGCTTCGGCTCGTGAAGCAGGATGCCGTCGTCCTCGACGAGGTTGAGGATGTAGTGCTTCGTGGCCTTCCAGATGGCACGATCTGAGAGCGTCTCCATGTTCATGACCATCAGGTTCTTCTGACAACGCATTCGCTTTGCGAGCTCGTCGAGCGCGTTCTTGAAAGCCTTCGCCACGACGTCTCTAGCGAAGCCGCGAACGCCAGCCACCTGCTCGTCACGAGAGAGGTGGGACAAGAACCGCTTATGTACGTCTCCCATGTTGACGTAAACGGAGTCTGTGTCAGCAGCCACCACGTAGTCCACGCCCTCTGTCTCGAGGGTGCGGTTCATCAGTCGGTTCACCGTCGCGATAGCTGTACGAATGACGAGCTGGCCAGTCGACGTGATAGACTCTGCCATGTCGAAGTCGAACCAGCGGTTATAGATGTTAGCCAACGCGCCGTAACCGCTGTTGAGCGTGTCCTTGAGAGCTCGTTGCAGGTTGTGGTACCTGCTCCTCTGGCGATTTCGCTCCTGTGAGTCACCCAGGTCCTCGATCTCACGCTTGACGAGCTTCAGCTTGCCTTGAAACTCTTGACGCGACTCGTAGAGCTGTCGCATCAGTGCTGCCAAGAAGCCCTCGACGTCTGTACGGTAACGCGTGCCGTTAGCTGCGGTGCACGTGTTCGGCCCTGGGTCCTCTGGCACAGCGCCAGAGACGTAACGCGCTATGCTGTCCTCTACTCGAAGTATCGGCGACTCCCGACCAGCTTTGGTCTCTGGAGACACGTTCCACTGTCGTATGACGTGTGGGTACTGTGATCGAAGGTCGAAGCCGACGACCCACTCGTGCAAGCCACGAGACGCCTCCTTGACGTGCCCGCCGATGAGCTTCTTCGTGAGCTCGTGCTCCGTCTGCGGAGGTATGACTACGCCTCGACTAGCGAGGTAGTCATGGATCAGCGCGTCCCACGGCCGTACGGTTCCGAGAGTGTCTGGGTAGTTGACCTTGGAGAGGTACGCTCTCGCCAAGATGAGACTGATAAAGCCAAGAGTGTCCTCAAGACGCTCTACGAGCCGAGCGTCTTGGTCGTTGTAGTCTATGAACTTGGTGAAGTCGTTGTCGTACAACGCTCGAAAGCTCTTGTGCTCACCAAACGAGAGCTTCGAGTCCTTGAGCTCCTCCTCTGCTACGTTCTGTAGCTTGTAGGAGTCCAGGTTGCTGAACGAGAACTTCTTGTAGATTGGAAGGAAGTCAGCCACGAACAGCCCGAAGAAGTCAAAGTACTGACCACCGTCAGAGTGCAGCTTCTCTCGCACTATGCCCCACGGGCTCAGCTTGTCAGCGAGGTCTTGTCCGAGAACGCGAGATATCCGGTTATAGAGGTAGGGCATGTCGAAGAGCTCGATGTGCCACCCGGACACTACGTCGAGGTCCAGGTCGCGCCAGAGCATGAGGAACTTTGAGAGGAGCTCTGCCTCTGAGTCGCACTCGTAGTAGCGAACGTCACTGGCAGCGCCGTTGTACTGCTTTAGTCCGAACGCGTGAGAGATGCCAGCGTGACGCAGCACGAGAGACACCACGGGCGCGTTGGCGTCTCGAGGGTCAGGGAACTCGTTCTTGGCCATCACCTCGATGTCAATGAAGCCGATCCTGATGAGCGACTCTTCGTACTCTATCCTCTCGCCGCCCGACACCTCATAGATGTACAGGTACGGCCAGTTCGTCATGCCGTACACGTCACCACCAGCAGCGCCCTCTCGAGATCGAATGAAGTCCCGAGCAGCGCGAATGGACGAAAAGTCCATTCGCTTTAGCGGAGAGCCGTGGATGTCTGTGTAGGAGGTGGGCTCGCGCACGGACGTGCGAACGAAGCAGTAGGGCTCGAAGTTGACTCGCTCGTGAACGCGCTTGCCGGCGCGTGAGTGGCCTCGCACGAGAAGTCTTCCGCTCCACTCACGCACGTCTGTGTAGAAAAATGACATCAACCCTCCGGCGTCTCGTTACGAGAGGTGTAATTCTATCACGAAACGCCGGTCTTACAAAAACGTGTGTTCCTTTCTAACGACGTCTTTTGCTCGTCGAGAGCAGTCGGCGTGGCTCGTAGAGCGAGCCATATAAGCCTCGACAGGGTCTTGCCCCACGAACCAGTCACGAATGCGTCCAAAGCCTCGCTTTAATAGAGAAGCGAGGTACAGAGACCGATCTCTTCGCGCCTGTGCAATCGCGTTCTCCACGTCGATCACGGGAACGTGTTCAAAGATCTTCTTTGTCAAGATGTTTCTCCATTGCCCGACAAGTCGTCTATGGCGGCGTCGGGCCAAGCGCCGCCGTGCAGATCGTAGGTATTACGAGAAGCACGCTTTTCGCGCGATAGAAAGAAAATGATGAGTCAGCCACTCTTAGTGAGGCGCACGACGATTTGAGTAACGTCCTTGTCAATGAAGAAGGAGCACTTCTTTCCGGCGTCTTCTTGCTTCTTAGCGTAGTCAAGAAGCCACGTGAGTCTCGAAGCGCGATCTCCGAGACGTGACCGAAGGGCCTCGACTATCTGCCTGTCTATCTCGATAAGAGAGCTCTGATCCATCTACGCCTCCCTTCAGTGTAGCTATTATTTAGGTCGAGAGACCATCTTCGACATAAATAAGTTGAGTTCACAACAGAGCAGGGAACAGATCACCCATGAGCTTCAACTGGCTCGACGCGATTCGTCTGGCATTTCAGTACGGGCCCGTCGTCAAGACCATTCTCGACGAAGCGCTAACCAACGCCGACATCGTCACGAAGATCCAAAACGTCGCCGGCCCCGTCACCGGAATGCTTACGAGTATCGGCGCCTCGCTGTTTCCTAGCGCAAGCGAGGAGATCCAGCTGGTCGGCGCGGCCATCGCGTCGTTCGACCCGAACGTCGTCAAGTGGATCCAGAAGACCATCAACACAGTCGCGGCAGCTGGCAAGCTGACAATCGACGCGCCACTCGTAGAAGACGGCGTCTACGGTGCAAAGACCAAGGCAGCTATCGAGGCGTTCCAGACGCAGTTCAACCTGAAGGTCGACGGCGTGGCCGGCACGATTACCCAGGCGGCGATGACTGTGATCCTCAAGGGTCTCAGCAGCTCCGGAACCGTCGCGACCTCGACGAAGGAGCCGGCAGCGAACACGGCTACCGACTAGAGTCTATCAACGACTCTTCCATCGACTATCGCGCGCACGCTGGCAATGGGGTGCGCGCGTTGACACGCCTCCATCTGGGTTCGAACGAATTGAGCGACGTCGTTGCACTGAGAGTACATCACCCACGACACGCCGTTCCAGTACTCGATAGAGACGCCGTCGCTCTCTATGTCTCTCCAAGAGAACCCGAACATAGTCTCCTCCTAGCCGATACGGACGTCGCGACCGATCAAGAAGTAGCCGGGCGCCTGAACATGCACGGGCGGCATCGGCTCGCTGAGCTTCTCTTGCAACAGCTGCTCACTCATCTTCTTGGCGAGCATCTCGTAGCCGATGCGACGAGTGATCTCGTCCGGCTCGGCCATGGCTGAGGTGACGAAAGCGACGGCGAGAAGCGCTCCAAAAATCATTCGCATAGAGTCTCTCCCTCATGATAGGAGAACTATATCACGAGCGCTCTGCTATGTCAAGGGAGCAGAGCGCTCGTGGCTCTTTATGTGCGAGTGTTGCTTTATAGCAACATCTAGCCGATCGCTGGAAACGTCATCACGAACAGCGCGACGACAGCCCATAGCTCTCTCAGAGTACGCATGTCAGACACCCGCTGGTAAGATGCTTGCGGTTTCTGGCAAACCGCTGGTAAAGCAGACGCCGAGCTCCGGCTTGCCGTAAACAGTGAACACCCCGAAGTAGGGGTCGACCCAGGTACAGAGAAGAGGAAGCGACTTCTCATCAAGAATGAGAATGAAGTTCATGTCCCATTCACCGTCGCGAGCCTCGACCATCATGTCCTGGGCATGCTTCTCAGCGCGTAACACGTCCATGTCTCTCTCCAGCTCTCAAGTGATGATAACAACGGGTTGTGCGTCTTCGTCGACCTCGTCTTCGTCTTCAGAAACGACGGGCTGGCTGAAATAGTCAGACCAGAACACGTAGCCCTCTTCAACAGAGTGAACGACTGGGGCGACTTGCGTCCTGGCATGATCGCCGTAGTTGTAGGCGAAGTGGACCTCAGCGTCCTGTGGCGCGTCCATCAAGAGCTCGATCAGCTCTGAAACAGTCATGACTTGCTCCTTTCAAGCTTCGCTCTGGCTAGCATCAGCGCTACGCCGAGCATGTTTGACAATAGCGTCCACAGTCACTGCTCCCTCTGCATGTGCATCTTGCCGTTTTCGAGTATCATCTTTCCTGTACGGAGGTCCCACTCACGGACCTCCTCACCGTGTCCCTCTCGCGGAAGCTTGGGACTTGGAGGGGACGCGCCGTCAAGCTGTAGCTCCGGCTCGACCGGTGTTGCCGGTTTAGGAGCCGGCAACGGCCTGGGCAGAGGAGTGTCACGCGCGACAGGCGTCTGTCTCTTGGGAGCGGCTCGGGGAACGTAGTGTCGAGGCGCAGGGGCGTAGTAGGGCGCCGGTGGCGGAGGAGGAGGTGGTGTGTACCCGCGACCCTCGATGAGCCCTGCAATCATGCGTAGCATGTCGGCGACCATGGCTGCGTTCTGCCCGTTCATATCGAATGCGCCTTAACTGTTTTCAGCGTCTCGCTGAGAGAGTAGAAGTTTGGAGGGTTGTCTCGAAAGACCCTCTCAGAGCGTAAGCGTTCAATAAGAACGACTTGGTCTCGAACGTGAAGGACCCACCGAAGAGCGACGGCGTCATTGACGCCGTGCATGCGCATCTCGTCAATGGCGTTCTTGCAAGCGAACAACACGTCCAAGAGGTCACCGGTTCGTTTGGCTTCGTCATTCATGGTCGCTACTCCGTGATGTCTTTTGGCGGGTATCTGATCTCGCCGTCACAGTCAAGCTGAGCTTGTTCATACGGGGTGTGCTCAAAAGACTCAAGCACCTCCCACTCCAAGACGTACTCCGTACCCATCTGGACGCCTATGAGTCGCTGTCCTAGTTTCGTAAGAACGAGACGGGCGATGCCGTCTGTTCTAAGAGCGATCACTTCATTGGCGCTCAGGCGTGCGACGACGTACTCCTCCGTTCCGACCGGCCGCCAGCACGGATCGTTATCCGTGCCGACGTTTTCGACCATCTGCGTATACGCTACGAGCCGGATGTCGCGGTCATCAAACCGAGGTTCAGCCGGCGAAGGTGTAGAACGTCGCATAGTTTTCGTCCGTCTGAAGGAACGTCTCGTGGCGAGCGCCGAGCGCGTCAATGTAGACGATCGCGTGAGTCACGGAGCCGTAGCTGTCGCCTCGTGTGACGGTGGCAGAGACGAGGTTGATAGCGCTGGGATGGCCGGCGCGCGCAAAGAGACCTTCGAGGTACTTTCGGGAGTCGTTACCCTTCTTGAGTCCGGTGCGCTTAGCAGCGCGGCGGCGCTCGGCGTCCGTGTCGCGACCGATGTAGACGTCGAAGCGCGAAGCGTGCCTGACAGAGATCATGGTCGAGTCGCGTAACGCATAGATCGGCGCGTAGGGGTTGTTCTTGCCGAGACGACCGCGACGGTAGATGCGATAGAGATGACCGTCAGAGTTCTTGTTCAAGGAACGCACGGTGCGACGAATGGCGTCGAGACGAATCTCGGAGGGAGCATCCAGGACGCCGAAGTCTTCGCACGTGAGAGTTGCAACATAAGAGTCAGCGCGGGTCATGTCGTTCCTCGTTTCGTTCATCATGGGTAGATGGTACACCCTCTTAGTCGAGAAGTCAACTAAAAAGTTGAGTCTGGGCTAAAGTACTTCAGAGCTAAGAAAGTGCTTCTTGTCCGTAGCATGCGTCAACATGACGTACCAGCCACCAGGCTCACGCTCGTACCAGGAGCCGCCGGTGGTGACGTTCCAGTAACAGTCATGCACCGCCTCGTCAGTGAGGACGATTACACGCAGAACACGCATTCCGTTAAGGTGCGCGTCCGGAACGAGCTCCGAGTATACGACGCTCGCGTCTTCATCGAAGCACTCAAGGAGACTACGAAGCGACCCACGAGCTGCTTCTTCGTGGGCCTCGACGTATGCTGCTGTCGGTTTCAAGGTCGGCTCCTGTCTGACCCGTGTCCCCTACCGCCAGGGATACCGGCGGTAGAGATACACGTCAAAATATGCAGCGTCTGCCATCAAGACAGATTGCGGTGACCGCGTGTACGAAGTCACGCCGTTCTGATCGGTGACCTGTCTACGAACGCGCGAATATTTTGACGCGTTCGGATTGTTCCGACCAAGTCGCGGTTTCACACAAACGCGAAGTTTGCATCCTGCATCGCGCGACATCGCGGCGACGTCGTCACGAAACGACTGAAGTTTCTTCAGGTCATCGTCACGCATCACACCGAACTGACCGTCAACCGCGTGAAACGTCGTGACGTATCCCGAACTCGTCCGCATGCCGTTCATGATGTCGTCCCTTGTTTCGTTCATCGTGGAAACATAGTACGCCCTCTTAGCCCAGAAGTCAACTAAAAAGTTGAGTCTGGGCTAAAATAATTAAGCAAAGAGTGTCAAGCACTTAGTCCACGTAGAAGACGCCGAGCCTCTCTTGCAACTCCGGATTGTCCGCAACTGCAGTCGCAAGGGTCTGTAGACAGCCGTTGCACGCGGTGAAGCCCTGTCTGGTGTACTTCAGCAGCCTGCGAAGGGTGGAGACGGGATACGTCACGCGGTTGACTGCTAAACGCTTACGCGCAAGGTCCCAGAGCGAGTGCTCGCCGACCCACAGAGAGTAGTCAGCGTCGCCGTTCGGAGCGATCGCGAACTGGCAGACGGTGAAGTCAAAAGAGTTAATGAGCTCTTCGACGTGCTTGTAGTAATCAACTCGAATGAGTTGCACACGAAGCTTGTCACGCACATGGGGCAAGACGAGGTCGCGCTTCGAAAGCGCTGACGGCATGAAGACGTCAAGCGTTATCACGCGATCATCCTCTTTGATGATCTCCGCGCGGCCTCGACCCTTCGCTACGCCTAAACAGCGCTGAAGCGACTCCTCTGATGGAAAGAACAAGTCGTAGTCTGGTGCGTCGTCTTCGAGAAGCAAGAGTCGACGAACGGCGCCGCCGGCGAGCCAGCCGCCGTTAGCCGCTAGGTCAAGAAAACGAGTGACGCGAAGACCGTTGTGACGCTCCCAGTCCTTTGAGGAGTACCTGTTCAGGAATCGTACCAGGTCATACCGATGAGACATTCGTGATCCTCTTTATAAGAGACGACACCTCGCTTGGACGAAGCATCCCGTCTTGTGTGCCCTTCAGGTGCCCGCGCTCCCACTCGTACAAAGAGATGCCCTTTGCCTCTGCAGCGGTGCATGTTATGATCCTAACGCCATCCGCGTCTTGCACGACGAGATGATGCGAGCCGACCACCCAGCGATACTCTTTGTCGTCTACGACAATCTTTCTCCAATGACTCATGAGTCAATTATATCACGTCTTCAAACGGGAGGCAATAAAAAAGGGGCCACGACGGGCCCCCTTTACTCTAAAGACGCTCTGTTTATTGGAGCCCGCGCGGGGAGTCGAACCCCGGTCCCACCCTTACCAAGGGCGTGTAATGACCGCTATACTACGCGGGCGACGCACGAAACTCGTCTCCAAGTCCGGCTTCTATAGAAGCATCTGTGAACGTGGCGCCTCCAAAGGCGCCCCTATTCGACGTGCCGATAAAGCACGCGATCATCTCGCTGCGATCTCCTACGGGTCCAACGGCTGCTATGACTGGTGCGAGCTCGCGAGCAACTGCTAAAGAGGCAGCGCTTCGTCGTCTACGCTCTGCCTTGTTCTCCTCATAAGCGTCAACGTTACGATCTATTCTCAACAGGATCATTCGCCTAGCTTCAGCGAGCAAGGCGTCGAGTTTTCGCTCGACGTCTTCTCGTGAGCTGTGTATCCTCACGCCCTCTCGATAGAGCTCAGACAGCAGCCCGTTTACAGCAGCGCCGGTAGGAAGCATCAGTCTGCAAACTCCCAGTCAACGTGACCCATGCCGTTAACGCCTATCCGCTTTGCGAGAGCTGGCGTCAGGTCGATGCCTGCGAGGTTGGTTCGTCGTCCCTTGTTTGGTCCGTGCGTGACTACGCGCTCCTCAGCGAGCGGACGGCTACCCGTCTCCCAGTATGGGTCGTCTGTGTACCACGGACCGACATCAACCACCGGTCCGACAGCCTCCTTGCCGTTCGCTCGGTTGATGACGCGAACTCTTCTTGAAGAGGACAGTCGAGCCGGAAGCGACACTCCGAGCTCTCCGTCTGTGATGACGTGTCCGTCATAGGCGCTCTTGTTGACGTCTGAAGAGCCGCCAAAGACCGTCGCTACGACGTTCTTCGCACCCGTAACGTCCGGCTTCTTGATGACGCCGGCGTCCTTTGTCTCTTGATCTAGAGCGTCCCACGTGTAGACGCCAACCACTCCGTCAGCTGCGAGCTTGACGCTCTTCTGGAACGCCTTCACCGCTCGCTCTGTTAGCGGACCGAAGGTGCCGTCTATGGCGACTCCAAGCATCTTCTGGAGGTTCCTGACCCACTGGCCAGAAGCGCCCTTTCGAATGACTGGTCGTTCATCCTCGCTATGCAGCGGAGACGTAGGGCTCGAGCCGCCAAGAGCACCGATGTCCCACGCACTGGTGTCGTCGTACAACGACTTGGTCGGTTTCACTGAGATGTGAACGTGGTGGTTGTGTGGGTTTGTGCCCGTGTACCTCCGCCAAGCTGGCGACACCGAGGGGTTCCAGATGCGATAGTTCGAGATGACGTACTTCACTCGAGGGTCGACAACCTCGCGAAGATGGTCTGCAAGGGCGTAGCTGTCAACGCCGTGAGAGGGGTCGTGGGTGATGTCCATCGCAGTGACGACGCCGGTTCCAGCGTCTTTCACCCACGGGTTATGGTCGCTGCTTCGCGACGCGTGAGCCGCGTCGCCGATTGTGCCGTCAGAGGACTTCGACCGAGCGGGAACCGCTGCGTCTACTTGCTCTCTAAGCTTCAGGAGTGACTTTGCTACTCTCCAGGCCATGATAGCTCCGTTGATTGTGTTCGAAGCTATTTATCGACTCTGTGAGTCTCTTTATCGCTGCAAAGTTAGCAGTCGAGACACTGTCAATCGATCGCTTAAGAGCGGCAGCCGTTATCGGCGAGGCGTCGTCGCTCTCCTTACGAGCGTCAAACGCGTCTACGCCAGGCCCTACTACGCTCACCTTCTTAAGTGATATCATCTGCGTCTACCTAATTGGTAGCTCAGGTCGGTGCTGCCCCGACTCGGCGATCCTTATGAGAGATCGCTGTCTGCTGAGACCAGAGCCGTTTCTTATATGGCCCTCTCGGACCTCTCGGATGACTCTTCGTGCTATGGTTTGCACGCATTTTTTCTTTAGTCATTTCAGAATGATGTTTACCCTTCCAATACGAGAGCAATTTATTAGAAGGACCATACCTAGCGTTTGTTACAGCTGCGCCGAGCTTAGCCTTTTTACGTTGACGATCGCTATCTTGATTCAATCTTCTTAAAATAGACGCGCCATGCTTGGCACCAAGTCCGTTAGAGTTCACGTATCCCCATCCGCCCTCGCCGCCTGGACAGAGGTTGTAACTGACCTCTGGGTCCGTACAGACCAAGATCTTCTCGGCTAGGTTCATCTTCCACTCGACGTCGAAGTCGTACAGGACACGAGTGACGAAGTTCTCGGCTCCGTGCTTGGCTATTGCTCTCTTAAGAAGA